TTAGGAGGGAGTTACTGATATTTTTGGTTCTTCGCTTGAAGACCCTGGAAATACTATTCCGTCGTCGGCATACATTACTATATTCTCTTTGTATTTTTCAAATAGTTCTCAGAGATTCATTGTTGACAGACCGCATGATGTTGGGGCTCCTTGAGGAACTCCCCGTGTTCTTTTCATGCTATACCCTTTGGTGGCGCCTCCATCCTGCCTTGGCCTGCCTAGCGAAGCTATGCCTGCCATACTTCGTTAGGCTACGAAGTCAGTGGCAGGCCAAGGAAGGAAGGAAGGAAGGATGGAGGAGGCAGGAGAGAAGTTCCGATGGGTTCTGACTTTTAAGAACCTCTAGTTCTTTCGCTGTTAGGTTTGGATTTGGACTTCCGTCACTGTTGTATAGTACTTGTCTATGATCACTTTCGTCCATTTTGTGCGCAAGCGACTCCTGTTAGTTTTACTATACTTCTGTTTAATTCTGTTAAGTATTCGGATATCCCGGCTGGGATTCCTGATCTTATCATTGCTTCTTTGTTGTAGTTTAGGTCTACTTTGTCAAAGAAACTTGTTAAATCAAATTCGTATGCGTTTTTTTCCTTCAGAAGTTTCGGGTATAAGTTTTTCCATGCTGATATTATGTTTTTCCCTGGTTTATAGGCGTGTTGGTTTTCTACCTCCCCTTCTCTTCATCATACTATCATTGTATTTCACATGTGTAGATAGATTCTTCATGAGATTGTGGGTACTCCTAGTGGCCGGATTTTTCCATTTGCTTTTGGGATATATACTCGTTTATAGTCTATCTTTACCGATTCCTCCTTTATGATTTCTCATAGTGAGTTCATTACCTTATCTAGTCTCTTTTCCGTTCATTCGAGGTGTCAATGAGGTGCTATGTGATTCAAACACATCACTTGGTATCCGGTATTTTTCATTAAGTTTTTTGCTTGATGAAAGTAGTCATGGCTATGTTTCAAGTCTCTTAATCAGCCTAAGTGGTTAAATCTGTATCGTATATGTCTATTTACTACTATATTTCTTCATCCGATTATTCTACCTCCCTGCTTCTCGCTTCTCTTTGTTATTCCAAATATTGCTTCTAATCAGCCCAGTTGATTGTTTTCACCTTCATAACTTGCACAATTCGGTAGGTAATGGACCGGTATGTTGGTGTAATGTTTACATCTTTGTACTGGTTCCAATTTTTGGCGAAGCAGAGAACACACTTTTTACCTTTAACTTCTTGTGTGACATTGAGTTAATATTTTCTAATCTGTCTCCGTTGTCAGGGTTAATCAGGGATAATTCTGGAACTTTTTTTCAGAATATTTCTATAATTCTGTTAGAGTTAGCTTTTTTTTTTTCATTTAAGTCACTAAGGTGGGAGTCACTGGTTAGGATAACTTGTTTCATTTCTATATATGTTCCGAGGTTTCTTAATTTATTTATTTTGATATGCAGAATGGCCTTTTATCACTCCACATATATCAGCATCAACGAACTACAATGGTCTTACTTTACCGTATATCTGATAGACCTCGCAGCTTTCATCTCATTGCTAGTGTTCTGGTCCTGTGCTTACTTTCACAAGCGGCCACCGTTAAATTATGGGTGACTTATGGTTTCCTGTGCCTCTGTCATCTTCTGAACGACGTAATATTTCTTTTATTCTTACTCTTATTCATATATTTCCGTTAACTCATATCCTTGCCATTGGTTTTTAACCTTAAAGACTCCCATACTTCGTCTTACGCTTGATATGCTCATCTAGAGTACCGATAGGAGGGGGGCTAGCCCTCCGTAGGAGCAACCGTACTTTCTGCATGACAGGTCGTAGCCTGAGCAATCTTGCTAGAGCGAAGTGGTAGTTCTTTGCCAATTTGGGCTGGTTCTACAAATAAAGTAAAATCTTGAATTTTTCCTTTGGTTGTTATTCTTTCATTCTGGATTTGAGACTTAGGTACGTTCTCTCCTTTGCTAGATGGCCTCTTGGCGGGGCTGCCCGCTGATTATTTTTTATTTTTTAATAATCACCCTTCTGCCTGCCGTAGGAGTAGTCAGGACTGCCTCCTACGAAGTCAGTCCTTCCGTAGGAGGAAGGAGAAGTCAGTCCTCCTCCTCCTGCCTACTAACGAAGTATGGATCCTATCAGGAAGGAAGGAAGGACTGCCATACTTCGTTAGGCTACGAAGTCAGTGGCAGGCCAAGGATGGAAGCTTGCGCATTCCTGGTGGCGCTGACGCTTTACACAAGATGAAGCTTTTGATATGAATTTTTACTTTCGTATCTATTCCCTTTTCTAGCCTGAGGTATCCATAGACTTATTCGGGGGCGCAAGCTCCTCGATTAATCGTGTGTTTTATTTCACATTTATTCTCTACCGGCGCCTTACAACTGGCGTCCTGTCTTGTTTAAGGACAGCAACAGATTACTTTTCTTCGCAGTAGGGTTTTATCTCCATCTCTGGTACGATCTCTCACATATTTGTACAGGGTGGACCCTTTTTCACGTGTTGTTACGAGCATTTCTGCTTGTTTCAAGCCGGGTCTTTATTTTGTTGTTTTATTCAATGTTGTTGCAAACATATGCCTGTATACACTTAGTTCTCTGATATTTTAGGCCTTACTTGCACTGACCGACGCTTTGGTAAAGTACAGTAATATAAAAATCAGTCCTCCTACGGAAGGAGCGCCTCCTACGAAGTCAGTCCTTCCGTAGGAGGAAGGAGCGCATAAACCTCGCTTCGCTTAATCTGACTACATTACCCTCCGAAGGCGAAACGACTTGAACGTCCACGATTATTCATCAACAATACTTTACCTTCCCTTTTTTTCTGTTAGACTTTACCTCATCCCTTGCTGCAGCAGCGCCATAAATAAAAAATTTGGGTAATCTTATTATATTTATAACTATAAAATAAAAGAAAACCACTTAGATTTCCATACTTAGGGTTTATATATAAAAAGCTTATACGATAAAAAACCAAAATATAATACGAATGAGTACGTGATCGTATATATTAGATCATTCGAAAGAGAATAAAGAACAAAATAAATCCAAATTGCTGCTGCTGCTGCAACTAGCTAAATTAGGTGTCACAAAAGAGAATAAAGAACACATAACTTAATAAATAAATATAAATTCACTATTAACATATAAAGAGTAAAATCTAAAATATATAAACAATAAAGCCTAGTATCCGAAAAAGGACTCGAACCTTCACGGCTGCTAACCGACAAAACTTAAGCTTGTTGTGTATACCAATTTCACCATTCGGATTAAGGCTAAAGTGACTTGAACACTTATATTGACCGTTATGAGCAGTACACTTTACCAATTAAGCTATAGCCTCTTTTAGTGCGAAGCGCGAAGCGCGAAGCGCGAAGCGCGAAGCGCGAAGCGCGAAGCGCGAAGCGCGAAGCGCGAAGCGCGAAGCGCGAAGCGCGAAGCGCGAAGCGCGAAGCCAAACATGTGAAAACTTATATAAATATTATCAAAATTTTTGATAACCTTATAAAAATATAGAATGTATATTTGAACTTTCCAATATATATCTTAGATAGTCCTTATTATATTTTTTTACAAGTTCAGACGCGTACACAGGATTTGCACCTATATCATTTGATCATGAGTCAAATATGTTACTGTTACACTAATACGCATATTTATTATTTAGTAAGCACCAACACTACCACTAAGAATTTTATAGAAATTTTCATATATTTAGAGCATGCTGACCCTCCTCCTGGCCGACTGGCTGGCTGGCTGGCTGGCTGGCTAGCTGGCTGGCTGGCTGGCTGGCTTCGCAGCAGCAGCTGCAGCTGCTGCTGCTGCTGCAGAAGTCAGGACTCCTGATGTTTCATTATTACCTAGTAAAACCAGGGGCTGCGAAGCCATAAATATAGATTTAAACACCTATTTTCTTAACCCTAATCCTAATCCGGAGGATAAGGATATGGATATGCAGCTTATCTTTATCCTTATCCTTCTCCTGCCTGCCATACTTCGTTAGGCTACGAAGTCAGTGGCAGGCCAAGGAGGAGAAGTCAGGATTAGCAAGCGGTGTCCTATTGTATATATTATAGTTCATTAGATTAGACGGGGATCGAACCCGCGATAGTGGCTTCGAAAGAGCCACGTCGTACCACTTGACTACTAATCCTGTAACAGCCCAGTGGCAGTATCGCACTGCCTTCTATTGATTACAAAACAATTGCATTTACTATTTATGCTAACCAGGCTTAAACTTAAATAAGATTTAAATTAATTATATATAACCTTAACTAAATCTATAGTTTATTTATTTTATAGATAAAAATTATACCCTTCTTTTTTTTTAGTGCTTCCTTCCTGGTAGGATCCTTACTTCGTTAGGAGGACTGCCTTGGCCTGCCACTGCCTTGGCCTGCCACTGCCTTCTAACGAAGTATGGCAGGCATAGCTTCGCTAGGCAGGCCAAGGAGAAGCCAGCCAAAAAAGATGAAAGAATGTTTTTATGTTTTATAAGTATACAAAACTACATCTCTATTGTACAGGCTCCCCCTTAATGGTTACCGGACCGAGAAAAACACCTATTCTTTTTATGCGCGCCTCCTAACGAAGTAAGGCAGGAGCGACATATTTATCGGCAAATATTTCCGTCCGTAGGACAAACGGTGAATCTGCAGACGGGGAAAATTTGTTTAACAAAACATATCTTGAAACCCCTATTATAGAAGCACAATCTTATAAACTATTAGCTAAAATAACTTCACCTGAATCACTATTAACAATTTCAAACACCGATCCTCCTTTAATGCTACTATCTAATTTTTGAGTTATTAGATTTAGTAATCTTCCGTCACTTAATGGTATAGTCATAGGATCTGCATTTAATAACATTTTTATTTCTTCCGAAGGACTCCTGCCTCCTCCTGCCTTATAACGAAGTATGGCAGGCAGGATGGCAGGACTCCTTCCTCCTACGAAGTCAGGAAGGACTACGTAGTCAGGATGGCAGGCAGCAGTAATAATATCTTTTGCTCCTATATAGCTTGATAATCTAAAATTATTCATATTATTACTTAATTTTAGAGGCACGCCCCTAAATCTTTAATAGTATCATCCCTATATATTTTATGATAAATTATATAACAAATTAGTATTAAATCATTAAAATCATGGAATTTTTTAGTTAGGAAAGGTAAACCTTTAAAAAAAGGTAGCAGATAATTATACAAAATTCTAACATTTTCAATACCTATAAAAACCTGGGGGGTGGCGCCTCCTCCTAACGAAGTATGGCAGGAGCAAGCTCTGAATTACCCTTAGGAGGTACATAATTTATACTTATTAATTCAGAATTGTTCAATTTAAAAAGAGAATGTTCATCAAAAGCTAATCTATCTGTTAAATACCTTTTTATTGCTTTCATAAGTGGTTCTTGATCTGAAACCATTTTTATAGCAAATACAGGCACTAATCTTGATCTTATTAAATGGAATGATCCTTCACCTTCAATTAAACCTAATAATCAATAATCAGTTATATCAATTTTTTCTTGCCATACTTCGTTAGGACTACGAAGTCAGTCCTTCCTCCTGCCGTAGGAGGCAGGAGGAAGGACTACGAAGTCAGGCAAAACAAGCTATTATTATTTAAAACCGATCCAGAATCTAAGGCGTATAATTGCGATATCTTATTCTTTGATGTCGAAGCTAAGTTCAATTGGTTAAAATTTCATATTTTAATTGTTTATTAAATTAAAGGGGCTTAACCTAGCCTCCGCAGGAGAGGGAGGACCACTATTTAAATGAGCTTACTGTCCTAAACTTTATAAAGGAACCGACACAGACCATTATCTCTAGACTTTAGGCTAAGGTTGAGAAAACACAATGCCTTTCTAAGGCTATTTCACCAGTCCCCCATCATCTAAGGTACTTTATCCTTCTGCCGCCTTTTCCATTTACTATACATTTATTTCCGAAGAGGCTCTGGACTATCTGTAATTATAAAAAAGTAGTATAGTTTAGAATTTAGAGGGAGTATTTGTTTACCCCCCGATAATAATTTAAACCCACATAACCCATACTTAAAGCGAACCGTCTTTAATAAATAATACAAAAGTGCGGTGGTGCTCATACACACTCAGGTTCAGAAGCATAAAATATATACTTATTAGCGTAGCTATCCTAACGAAGTATTCACGCTTATAATTTGGTTTTTTTTTTGAGATAGTTAACCGTTCCCCTGGGAGGGGCCCCCTCCCTCCTTCCTCCTGCCTCCTACGGCAGGAGGAAGGACTGCCTCCTGCCGTAGGAGGCAGGAGGAGGAAGAGGGGTGCTACGCCAGAAAAATAAGGTAGATTTCTAGACTTTTACATAAAAAACTACTTTTTTCATCTTAAGAAAAAGTATCTCACTATAAATTATTGGTATAACCTTTTAGCTTAAATAATACACTTTAATTTAAAGGTATGATTGGCTAATGTTACCTATTATGTTGAAAATGCTAACCAGGTAAAAAAAATGTAAGATATATAATTATTTAGTGTTTTACAAAATTAGTACTTTATTCCTTAAAATCTCTAGATTCTTACAAATAAAGCCTATTCTAATAATATTATAAAACTGAAGATTTATAATATTAAGATCGTAATGTTATTTTACGTATATAAGAAATATCTTAAGATAAGCTTCGTGCCTATATGCTTTCAGCACTTATCTTTGACTAACATAGCTTTCCTGCCGTGCCTATACTATATAACTACTCAAGTGAAAGTAGGATAGTCCTATATAATTTACATTAATATTTAGACATATAAACAACAGGTAAACCAGAGATTAATAATTATGCTATTTCAATATTAATATTAATATATTAATATACCAAGTTCCTTGCGTACATAGGTTATTCCTTATTATATTCTAATTCCCTCTAGAAGATAGAAACCATACTGTCTCACGACGTATTTACAACTTGTTATCATAATATTGAAAACAATATTATTTCCGTGTTTCTCAACACGGTTCAGACTATGTAACTACTACCTTTAATAAGCGTTCTCCTACGGACATCTACGTTAATACTAATTATTGAACTGCAATAAAAAAAAAGCAGAATTTGCTACAATTATTTACCATAAATATCGTTGTAATTCACACAATCAGGACCAAATTCATTTAGTTCAGGTATGTTATAATTAAATAAATCTAAATCCTTATGCTCCAAATCTATTTTGTAATACATAGAAGGATGCATATGTGACTTAATAAGTTCTTGTACTAAAGATAGTTGACTTTTACTAATTGTTATCATATATTGATTATTTCTATCGTGAACTACTTTAGTTAATATTCCTAATTTACTCCGAAGGCGTAATAGCTAAAGCTAGTAAATTTACTTCTGTTTGAGTAAAACTATTTGTATAAATACGTATAATTTTATCAGGTTGCTTTAAATTCCCGCCGTAGGACTCCCATAAGAAGATGCGCTAATACTACAGGAGACATAAATTCTCCAATATTTAAGGGGATAACTTTGGTAAATTTACCTTCTGTGCGCAAGCGACAGCTTTATAAAATAATTCATAATAATCTCACAATTGTGGTAAACTTACAGTTTTAAGTCTTACTACTTCATTGTTAGTTTTAGTCTGCTTATTATATACACTAATTGTTGTTGGGTTTGTATTTGTGTATGGTTCAAATAGGTTAAATAAGTGCATTAAATATGCCGAATGCTTAGCACCAAAACTAATAGTAAGACGAACTCCACTTGTAGGTGAAGATTTTTCGAAATACCCGTCACTTAAAAGTAGACCCATAAGAACATCATTTAAATATAACGAGAATTTGGACTTATTACGAAACTCCTTTTTTTTTTTACTTTCCAACTTTTCAGAGCTTGCGCCAGAATTTAAAAACCTAATCATAGTTGTTTTATTCATTTTTTTTTAATATACGAGCTTGCATACTTCGTAAGAAATTTCACTTAATAACTTATTAATTGGGTAGTATTGGATATCTAAGTAGTCGTTGAACGTTTTTATCTATTAATATATCATCAGCTGGTATATTAATAGATAAACTTCGCTGCAAATTACTTTAATTTAAAATTAAGTGTTCTTGCAATTAATCCAATTTTTTCATAAAAAATGTGCTCTATAAATTAACACAATAATTAAGGGGCTAACACCCAGCTCATGTAACTTTTTAATCGACGAACAGTCGTACCCTACATAGTTCCTGCGTCCATGAGGATAAGTTAAGCCGACCAAGTCTCACGGCGTATAGCTGTGATCTTTTAAATATTCACAACTCCGATTACACCTGTCAAATTTATTTATAGAGACCCCGACTGTACATTAAGCAGCATTTCAGCTACCCCTGAGTGGACCAGTCTGTAGCGATATATTTAAATACCGACGGTCTTAACTACGGAATGTCTTGACCGTTTTCACCCAAGTAGATTGGAACTCTAAACGTATAGAATCCCCCATACTTTAGAAATATATTTGATTAAATTCTTGCTATATTCTTACCCTCTAAAATAAATTAAAAGTTAGTATGGTTCTAAGATTAACCTTTCCTCCTTGAGGGGAGCCCTCACGAAGTAAGGAGTAAATAGATTTATATTCCATTTATCTTTTGCGACTTTTATGGCATCGCTTTATTAACAAATCCTCCCTATGCAAATCAATCGGAAATATCGTAATTAGAATATTCTTCTATATCAAACATTTTTTTTTTTTTATTCCAGCACAAATGAAGGGACGCCTCACGTCTTCGAAGTGCGAGAGGTTAAACCTTCTCTTTTACCTCGTGCAACTCGAATTTATAAATACCACGGTAAGGATTACCTGACTTGGATTTTAAATTATCTCTTATTGAACCTTTCGGAAAGCCAAGTAAATTTTCAGCTTGGCTAATTGAAGTATAATTAACCTCCTCTTTAGTTGCTAGATTTAATACAGTAATTCCCTTACTATTTTTCTTGGCAAGTGAAAGATTAGCTTTATGTTCTTCAGTAAATTTTCGCCCAGTCATGGCTTTACTTATTTTGGCCTTGGTCTCGCTAGATAAAATTGACGCTATCTTAGAATCTACCATTTTTAATTTGGCTTCTTCAGAATGAATTTGACCATAAAAATGGTTATTTTCCCCTGTATTTGTATTTAACTTTGATTCACTTATTCTTTCTTTAGCTTCTTCGCTATGTAGTCTTCCTAAAGTAGAACCCGCAGTGGTACATATGTTATATACAGGTTGTAATAGATCAAAATAATATTGCTCTCTTTGTATTAAAATTTCATTGTCACAATATTCTATTATATAAAGTCTAAAAGCTGAATAACCCGCTTTTAATAGAGCATTATTAATATATCTAGTAGGATACTTGGCAAGGTGGTTTAAATTATAATAAGAAGTTAATCTCCGGCTAAGGTCAATAGAACTTCCTATATAAAATTTTCCATCCTCCTTATTTTCTCATAAATATATTCCAGACTGTCCTTTATTATCCTTAATAACAGTTAATTTATCTTTATCCGCGTCAAAGTAAATCTTCTCATATTTAATTTTATTTAATAATCCATCTTTGTACGAAGCGGCTACGTCCCTAGAATAGAAACACTTTGGAGAGTAATTAAATCCTAAACTATCGCAAAAAATTGGCAACTTATAACTTTTAAGGGAATATATCCCCTGGAATTTCAAGATTATTTTCATATATTAATTTAAATTATTACAACGCGATTTATTAAGTACTAGTAATTTCAATCGTTTACCATAGAACCATGATGTACCTACAAACTATGGCATTTACTGGTTTATTAAGAACTTTCTTTCCCCTTTCTTCTCCCCTCCGGGTACTTCCCATACGTTTATTTTAAATCCCAGGGCTTAGTGGATTTGTACAAATTAGATATGAATACATCTATCCGTGAGGATAAGTATCCATATCACTATAAATTTTTTGTCCTGTGGGATGATAAAAACTCTCCTTAGTGTTTATACTCTTATGCTATGGAAGGCGAACCTTCTACTTTGAATTTATTAATCCTTAAGTTACCTTAAGGTTTAGACCATATCTTAACCCAGTAATATAAAATTACCTAGGGTTGTAGGCGTCTGGCCGTTGAAGGGTTAAGAAAAATCCTTTTCTTAACTCCCTGCTGATTTTCCATTCACTAAGATGGGTGTTCCAGCATATAGCCTACTTCTTAATTTATATTACTATAAACTCACCCCAATGTCGTATTTAAGAGGTGCCAAACCGCGCACTCATTTTGTACACTCTTGCGCAAATTAGCCTGTTCAACTTGTTATCATAAAATTATTATTTCCATTTTTCACAAAATGGTTCAGACTATTTCTTCATTTTTTTTTCCTTATGTTAATAGAACGTTATGATTAAATTTAATATTATTTACCGCTAAATCAACCTTTAACTGCAAAAGCTCCAATTCTACGTTGAGAACTTAATAAACTTTTTTCTACATTAGAATCTAGATATCCTCTGTATACCACAGAAGATAATCCTTTAAAGGCAGAATCTATATTTTTCAATCCTCCTTTTATTCTCAATTTAAATATAGCTCTATCTGCTCTATAACGTCTAGTTAACCTACCTTTAACCCTTAATTTTACACCTCCTATAATTTTATATTTTATATTATCAAGTACAATATCTCGTATATGATCTTGATTAGGTAACACAGTTAATTTACTTTCTTTTTTGAGGCACGCCCCTGTATTTTCATAATATATGTTATATATTAATTTGTTTAAACTATAATTAAACGAATTATTATTATGAAGTATAGAACTTACATTAAGATTTTTATACTTATTATCTATTAGCTTTAAATCTACAGTCTTTTCTAATCTACCTCTTTCTATAACGCTATTTAAGTAAGGTAACCTTACTTTCTTTAATATAGAATTTAAAGGTATACTAGGATTTTTTTTGGTTTTGTTTTTTATTTTATTTGTTAAAATTTCAGTAAAGATATCTCCATTAAAAGTTATAGACTTCTGATTTACAATATTAAATTCTACCTTTTTACCATAATATTTACTTATTAATTTACTTAATCTTTTTAAAAAGATTTCTTCAAATTTATATTTATTTAAGCTTAATCTTAATTTATATCCTCTAATTATAACCAAAATTTCGTATAATATCTTAGCTAAACGTCTCATTCTAATATCTAAAGTACTATCCACTTTATTATAATTATCCTTTACGGCTAATCCTAATCCTAATCCGGAGGATAAGGATATGGATAAGAAGCCGCCATAATTAGCTAATCTTCATAAAACACTAGAATCTTTTCAATTTTTACTTTTAATTATTCAAGGTAAAGATAAAAACTTCATTAACTTATTTTTATTTAGAGATAAAATCATAAGTTTAGTAAATATATTTTTTTTGAGTTTTCTTATTATTTTTGATAAAATAAATCCCTCCCTATTATATACATAAATTGTTACTATTGCTTTAGAGTTTGTATGTTTTATTTCAGCTTTACTTACGTATATTTTATTGTAAGATTTACTTTTTTTTTTACGAGATATATATTTATTATTTAAAAATTTAGGGTTAAAATATAAATTAAAATAACTTTTAATTAATGAATTTATTTTTAAATCATTAACAGGGTAGTTAACTAAAATATTAGAGTTATAGTTATAAACACTATTTTTTCATTCTTTAGATACAGGAGGTAGATATTTCGTTCTACCTATATCATTAACAGATACCTTAAAAGGTACTAACTTATAATCACTATTTATTTTTTTGCTAAAAATAAAAGAGTTTACATTATTATACAAATACTTTATAAAAACTACTAAATTTTTTTTGACATAATTCAAAAAATGTTGGGTGTCTATAGTCGTTGAACGATTTTATGAGCTTCCCTCAAATTTGAGGAGCCATAAATTTCGCTTCAAATCTACTTACAACTAGGTATAAGTAATTTTTGAAATTAACCCAATTAAATAACAATGGTTTTAAACATTGAAGGACAAACATCCCTAGCGTAGCTTTTCCAATAATCCAAGACCTTTCCTTTTTGTGTCTTGTGATCCTATGCCCCGCTTACGCGACTGTAAGACTTGTTGGTGGTCAAACAGTAAGGCAGGATTAAGCCATTAAACTTGATAAGTATTCTACATAACCATTATATACTAATATATAATAGCTAATAAAATATTAGAAGAGCTTTCCTTAATCCGGAGGATATGAAGCACTGACTTCTCCTCCTGCCGTAGGAGCCATCATAATATTTTAACTACGACTAATTCCACTTTAATCAAAATCCTACCTAATAAAAAAATTTGCTCCTCATTAAAGTTTTGTAAATCCACACCGAAAAAGTATTTAGATACAAAAAAGCAATAATAATTAAACACATAATGTGTTTAGGCTTGTACATCTATACATAAATAAGATAGAATATAGCGTATTGCTATCTACTATTACAAACAAAAAAAATTTTGACGAGCTTGCGCCAAAATTTTATTTAGTGATACATCCCGACTTTGTCGTTAAAAAAAAAAACAATAGGCGTAAAACATAGTTGGACACTCCCATTTACTCTTTGTGGGGTCTGTGCCCCGCATAACAACACTAATTAACTGAGAGTACATTATCCCTTTCATTACTAAAAAAAGGTAATTAATTTAAAGGGTATTATCCTTACTAATTAATCATACCATTCTCCCTATAAGAAGTTATAATTCTTATTATAGTGTCCGACTGTACATTCGCGAGCATTTCAGCTCTACGTAGGCGATCCAGTCTGTAGCGATATTTACAAATACCGACGGTCTTGAATATGGCATTATTCTTTAACCGTTTTCACCTAATTTGACTAAAGCGAAAGAACTATTCAGTTGTAACTTTGTCTGAGTTCTCCTTCTTAATTTAACATTATAACTATCTTCTAAACAACTTTTACTTAACCCTGACTACGTAGGCCTAGCACAGGCGCTAGTCCTGGGCGAAAGGTAAGAAATAAATTTTAACAAATTTTATGCTAAGCAAGCATAAGGTAATACAAAAGGTAATACAAAAGAGAGTGCTATCCATCCACATTATAAAAGCAAACTTAACCGTTAAAAACTGGAACTCTTTTTATAGTATAATTATTAAGTTTTACTTCATTAGACTCTATATAATCTAAGGATTTCCTGAATTTACTATAGTGAACGCCTACTATTTTCGATGCTTCTTTTAAACTATCTACTAAAAATTCTGTTTCTGTGTCGGCTACTAAACTTGATCCCTCTAATTCAATTACCCTAATAAGATATATCACGTCCTTGACCAAAATCAAAGATGTCTCCTCCGTGCTTTGCAAGGAAGCAGCTAATAATTTAGCAAATTCATCGGTAGTTAAATCCGTACGGGTTGCAGATTCCGAGTCTTTTCTATAAGATGATAAACGGAAATCATTCATTCTTAGTGAAAGCTTTATAAGCAACTCTCTAATAAAAATATTTTTATGCAATCCTTTATATACAGTTTGACAAAGAACGAGAAAATCTGCTAAATCTAAATTTTTCTTAGATAATAAAGGAAAATTGAATAAAAAAGGTAAAAAGTAATTATGCAATAGACGCACATTACGGATTTCTAAGCAAACAGTAGGCTTTGAATTTCCTTTTGCTTTAATTTCAAAAATACCTATAACAGACGAATTCTCTAATTTTCAAAGTGAAAATCTATCAAACTCTAAATTATTAATTAAGAAGGTTTTTATTGCATCTAAAAGAGGTTTCTGAGCAGCAGTGAATAATAGTTGGAAACAAAGTCTCAACTGTAGACCTCTAGTCATACTAAAAGATCCTTCTCCGTCAATTAAACCTGCAAGTCAATACCCTGTTATATTTATTTTATGGTGTTGAGGCATAATAAAATCTACACGGCCTTTATTCAAACCTTCTTTAATTTTAAGTAGTTTATTAATCAAATCTTGGCTAATTGTATCTTTACGGCTAAAATAAAGAAAGAAAGCTTCTTTGAAATCTTGAAAATCTAAATATTTAACCCCATTTAACGGAAAACTGTCGAATATTCTTATAATTTCACAAAGCTCCTTTTCACTAGCAACTGTCAAGTTACAAGCGTTTCTATCCGTATTAAGGTAAACATTACCTAAATTCAATCGTTCTTTAATATACTCCAAAAGTTTAAAATCGTCTGCGTGCAGGTGAATTTCAAACTCAAAACCAAAACTAATAATTTTTCCGTTACGGTATCTAGGTTTTATTTTAAAGCAACCTTCCGCTTCTGCAAACCCTACAAACCACTGTATAAATTGAATTTTATTTAGTTCTTTTTTCATGTTTTTTTATTTTATATTTATTGTTTATTCTTAGAGTTAATTAAACTTATGTACTCTATTCTGTCTTATAGACAATTATTTTAGGTAAGGGTTAAAAATTATTTAAATGTTAGCTAAAAAAAATTTGTTTATGTCTATAAAGAATTAGTTATTTAGTTAGTTATTAGTTAAAAAAAGAAAACTTTAGAGTTGGATTCTAACCAACACAGCTTAATGCATAAACTGTCTCCTAGCAATTTTTCCTTTCTAAGGTTACTTTCTTTTTTTGTTACAAAAAAGAAGAGGATTAATTAATCCATACAATACGATCCCCAAATAAAGGTATTACATTTCTATCTTATCAATTACCTTATTTACTAAAAATTGTCCCCAACCATACCTAATAATTAGTAACAGTAAAGCTGCATAGGGTCTTCTCGTCTATCTAGAGGTAAACTGTATCTGCACAGTTATGCCAATTTCACTGAGTCAATCATAGAGACAGCTGTTGTATCGTTACATCATTCCGACCACAATCTTTAACCATAGTTCATTACCAATTCTTATTTAAACCTTAGGTTTAGGTTAATTGTGGTTATTCTTTAAGCTTAGTTTACTTAACTTCGACTAAGCGCCGGTTTCCCGGTGACTAGAGCACACCTTACAACATATAATCAAAATACTATTATGACTTATATGTTGAAGAAGCATCTGCTCGTTGCTCTTTTACAGCACTTGGTGCTGATTTAGATCCGCGATAACCCATTTCTTTTTCAAGAGATCTCCTAGATTATTACTTTACACGGGTAATTAGTCCGCCCACTTTAAACTTTCGCTTAAAGTTTAGTACTAAGAGCTTTAGGGTGTTTCCGGAGTTTGCTTCTTTTTTAATTGCACAAAATATCAGTTTCCTAGACTAATATTTCATTTCCATATTCTTGCTAAAGCATTACTCTTTCCTATCCTCCGGATTAGAAGTATCTACTAAAACTATTAATCTTTTCCAGTTTCCAAGTCACTAATACTAGAAGATATTAAATAATTATCCTTGTATAATTTACCACTTGACAAATAAGCCTTCACAGTTTGACCTGTAGTACCTAAGGCCAAAGCTGCCTGCCTAAAAGATAAATATTTATCTACTTTACCTTTATTGATGTCAGTAATAAAAACAGAAACACTTTTATCTTTAATATGAAAAGTATTGTCATTAGCTCATTCAATATTAAACCCCTTATAAGATTTACCACTACCTAAGTATTTGTAAAAAGTTGATTTATTAGCTGAACGATCTTTGCTTTTTAAGAATTCTAGACAATCTTTAATACTAGAAAAAGTTTGGACATCGCTATCATTACCTTCAGCTATTAGTTTAATTTGTCTTCCTTCTTTAGGCAGAGCGGCTAATCTATCTTCCTCTAACATTATTGATACTTCAACTTCTGTCAAATTACTTAATTTAATACCCTTTATTAAATAATCCGTAAATATGTACTTACCCAAATAAACATATTCATGTTTAAGGCTACGTTGAATAATACTATGATGAATACCTAATTTAAAGATAAAATCCTCTTGTTTTTCAGAAGAGAAGATTAATTGAGATAAATCTTTAGTATATAAAAATAAAGCTTTTGATCTTGATCCTGATATATTATTTACGACTCTTAACGTATTCAAATCATACTTATTATGAAGTAAGAAATATTGTTCTAAACAAAGTTCTAACCCTTCATAGTATTCTTCATTTAATACGATGACATCTAAAGTAAAAGTATTTAAACCTTCTTTTCTTAACAAGGGAATAAATCTACCTACACTCGCATGAGTTCCTTTAAAATAACCTGATAATCTCCGAGCTATAGAGCAAGAAGACCCAACATACATAGAACCAGTAGCTACATATGTTCAAATATAAACTCCTGCTTTATTTTTTTCATTTCTAACCGTACCTATTTTATCTAAGAATATTTTAGATAATAAAGTATCAGGACTTAATTTATTAAAACTTAGTCTCGGTTTACTTAAAATGAAATCTAAAGTATTTTGATCAATACTAAACCCTGTTAGAGATAATACTTTATTAATTTCTGCAGCAGTTATATTTTTATCTGATCCCAGGTACTCTAAAGCTAATTCGTAAGCAGTTTTATTTAAACCTTGAACTTTATCTCGCCTATTGTGGATCGTTTCTCAATTTCTAGTTGAACTGTGAGTGGAATAAAGAAAGAAAAGTTTTAGAGATAATTTTTTATTTATGTAATTGAATTGCATCATTTTTTTTTTTTTGTGATTAAATGTTCAATATAACATTAACATTTATAGATAAATAAGAATTTAGAATACGGAAATGGAATTGGAATGGAATTTTCATTCATGCAAAGACTGCATTTAACAGTCAAGGTATTCCGCTACCTTAGGCTTTATTACAAGGTGGTTAATCTTATAATAAAGGACCATATCATCAATCTATAACTTAAGGCCTCTTACTTTAAGTAAATTATCCTTACTTGAATTAAATTCAAATAGGTGAAAGAATAATTTCTATTTGCTCTACTTTATTTTCTCCCCTCCTTCGGAGGCCTAGCACAGGCGCTAGTCCTGGGCGAAAGGTAACATAAAAATATATGAAAAAATATCAAAGAAGATTGCTCTGTTATATTTTGTATTTAACAGAATTAACAAATAGATGGATCGTTTAGCGTATGGCCTCTGAAGATTATGAATAAGTTTAAATAAACCATTATGGTTTATTATCATTTTATGTTTAAGTGGTTAAAATTATGAGAAGTACGAAAAGTTTATTAGTTTGAAGAATTTATAATATTTAAAGTTTCTTCTAATGTTCTTTTTCTTTGTTTACCTTTTCCTTCCGGATTAATTAAATAAACCAATTTTACTAATTCTATCAGTCTTTCTTTAGATAAAGCTGTATTGTGATTTCTGGCGAAGCACTAATTGATTTAAAATCTGACAAAAATTATTAAAAACCTCTGATTTATATTTACAAGAGAAAACAACAACGTATTTTTTTAAAAAAGGTATAACCAAATCTATTATATTTTGAGTACCTTTTATTGAGTACACTCATACTTTATCTGAACCAGATTTTTTGAGTACGTTACCTTTATTATTAAAAATTAGTCTAAAACTATGAAGTATATCTATACCGTTTTCATGTTGAACAACATTAAGCTCTGGTTTTAATGAAATACCATTTTTAAGTCTGGTATCTTTTACTATAGAAATAACTAAAGCCCCTTCTCCTTCTATAAAACCACCTAATCAAAATTTGTAGTTCTCATCCTGAACTAACTTATTTATTCTTTCCTGCTGATTGATATTAAAATTATCTTGCATGTTTATGATATTAAATTAAAAATAAAACTTTCCTTAATGATTATGCTTAATCACATCGTGCAAACAATTGCAAGATGAATCAAGTCAAAAATTCTAGACTTGATTACAGCACATAAAAATTATGTGCTCGACATTTATGGCGCAAGCAGAGCTTGCGCCTAAAAATGCCAAAAATACAACCCAAATATTTTTAGATTTGTATTTTTTACTACGTATGTATAATCTTTTATTTAAGGCAACTATCTCAAAACTAGATAAAAACAAAGGCTAAATATAAACCACTCATGTGCGTAATTTAAATATCATTTTAACCTTAAACCTAAACAAGTTTACAACCTGTTAGTAAACATGCAATAAATTAAAATATTGTTCCAGCAAATAGCTAAATTTTACGAGGGCCTACAAAGCCAACCCTCAAGATAAGGCCGCCATTAACCGGGGGTTCCTACAGTACCAAACCTTTTAAAGTTAGTTATTTTCGTTAGCCAGCCGGCACCGGGCAGAAATCACACTCTATACTTAGACTTTAAGTCTTTATGCAAAGTGCTTTGTTTTAATTAAACAGTCGTACAACATTATTTTATGCTTCTTCCTTCTTACCCTTCGTATTCTACGAAGGGACGATAGAGCCCTCCTTCAACTTGTTATCGGTTACTTTTTTTGTTAACCTTCCACTTCTCACGAAGATGGTTCAGACTATTTCTTAATACCCTCGATTGTATAAAATTACACCCAAATATACCTGCCTACTACTAAGTTACGAATCTTGCGCTGTCCATGCTACAAATTGAACTAATATAAAGTAAATATCTTTATAAATTTGCTCTTTCAGGGCATTATTACTTATTCCTCTTGAGAATCAGGAGTCTCTTTATCACTACAGATCATAACCTCGTCAGTTAATGTTTTATCTGTATGTTTATTTGTAGACAGTTTTGCTCCATTCATCCCCTCTGAAAGTTTTAATAATCAAATTGTTACTTCTTCATTATTAATATGTGCTTTGTTAAATAGTTTATTACAAATAACGCAAAAGGTCTTAAAATCCTCCCCCTTTCTAGAATAAAATACTAATTTACTTAAATACACATTAAAATAATTGTGTAAAAAGTCAATCCCTACGATCTCTAATCTTACCGTAGATTTGCTATTACCCTTAGCCTTAAGATCACGTATTTTAATCACATCTTTAGAAGAAGGTTTAAAGTCTAACTTGCTCATCAAATATGCACGAATATCCATTAAAAGAGGTTTTTGAGTATATGTTAACTCTATCTCAAATTTAGGTGTTAACCCTTTTTTTTGTATGAAAAAACTACCGTCCCCTTCTATAAAACCTAGTAACTTATAATCAGTAATTACGCGTTTATAACCGTCAGGTAGGGTAGTAGATACACGTTTTGTATTATGGTTAGCTCGTATCTCTTCAATTTTGGTCTTCAAAGATTCAGATACTAAATTTGGACGGTCAAAATATAAAAAGAAAACCTCCCTGAAATTAAGGTAATCTAAAAACTTGTCGCCTATTAAAGGGTACTTATCCAAGAAATCGATAAGAACACGTAATTCCTTTTCAGCTCCTACTTCAAAAGTACAAGAATTATATTTAGAGTATAGCAAATAGCTCTTAAAACGGCTTCATCGTTCATATGTAACTTTATTACAAATTCTAAATAATAACGAATTTTCCCATTAGGCATTGTTTTACGTTTTATGTGAAAACACCCTTCAGCGTCTATAAATCCAACTATTCAATCCAAAAATCCGATTTGATTTGCTTTTAACATTTGTTTAACTTTTAATTTATAAATTTTATTATTTTATACATGCGGGTATGTTGGGCGTGTTAGTCGTTGAACGATTTTACCCTCCCCCCCCTTGCGGGGGGGGAAGGTAAACTTCGCTTCAAATCTACTTACAACTAGGTATAAGTAATTTTTGAAATTAACCCAATTTAATAACAATGGTTTTAAACATTGAAGGACAAACATCCCGAAGTTACGGTAGTTAGTTTGCCGAGTTCCTTTCGCTCCACATATTTTGTCCTAGTTACGTTTAGGACGAGGCTAATGTGGCTACCTAAATTTGGATATTTAATAATGATTTGAATATTTAATAACGATTTGAATTCATTCCTTGTTTTATTATTCTAATTTTTTCTAAACCATCTTTATTAAGATGGGCTTTAGTTTCCATCAGTTCGGCTACCTTCAAAAAATCCTCGAAGTCATTTTTCTTTGCCCCTTCTAAAGGATGTGCCTGGAAAAATGGTATAACATATTTGGTAATATCTGCAAGCCCCGTAATCAAAAAATCCATAACTTTAGTCGTGGGAGATTGCCGGTAAACTTTACCTGTTGTAAATACGTTTGTAAAACTTTCTAATAACGCCTGATTCTTTCTATCTTGTGTAACTTTAAATACTAATTTTACTCCTTCCCCTAATACAGATTCTTTTTTTTTGTAAATATTTACAAAAAACATTCCTTCACCCTCTACATAACCTACTACTCAACTAGGGCTATATATTTTTATATCTGTTATTACAGGTCTTTTAACCGGTTCAATGTTTGTAGGTATCAAGGGTATAATTGTTTTAGAAATAGTCCCAAAATTCATGGAAGCTTTAATATTAGCAATTTTAACTAATCCCTCCAGAGTTAAATGTTCTTTATTAACCATTAACTCCACAACTTGTTTAAATAACTGAAGGTCTGCTCATTTATCTGTAATTAAAGGATAAGTTTCAAGATGTTTTAAAATAATCTGCAAATCATTAAGAGAAGAAACTGCATAAACAACTGCACCGTCACTACGTTTAGCTACTCTACCTACACCAAAGAAATCTCGTAATTTTTTTAGTAAAACTTCGTCTTTTCTATGTAGAGAGATTTGAAAAACTGCTCTTACACTTACACCTAAGCTAAGAGTTAGATTTTTAACTATAGATACATGAAAGCAGCCTTCTGCATCAATAAACCCTGAAACGTAGTTAGGATTAAGCTCGCTATTACCTGCGCCTGCTATTAAAATTGAGTTATTATTATTATTTAATGTAAATATATTTGAGTTAGCTTTTTTTTTATATTAAGTCACTAAAGTGGGAGTCACGATAAAGGGTAACTTAATTAGATTCCCCGCTGGTACCTACTGTCCACCAGTGTGGCTACTATGGTGATTCTCTTCTAGTACTAGCACGTTGAACCTATGGTTGGGACTAGTTTTTACAAGATGGGATCTTAACCCTACTTTCCAGAACTCATCGAACGTTTTGATATCTTACTTCTGTCACCAGCAGATATACTACCATAATACCTCTTAATGCGAAGACGAATTTTCTGCGTAATAGGTGGCATACATCATCCACCCCGCGAGTTACCAAATCCTCGTCATTTGGACCCCGCCCAATACCAACTAATCCTCTAACATCATATCCTTTAAAGTTGAGTTAAACTTTGAGACTCCCATACTTTATCTTACACAAAGAAATATTCACTAGAGTTATAGATAAACGGGGTGCTAGCCCATAAACCTAAACCACCTGACTCGACAGATCACTAATCGAACAATATTTGCTAGGATAAAGTGGTAGTGTTATTGCGAATAAATGCAACCGAGTATCAAACAGGAAGGAGAATAACTACCTTCCTTAACAAAGAATTATAAAATTAGTCCCGGGCTTCCTGACGAGCTTCGCACGTAGGAGAAGCTGCCGAGAAGATTTTTTCTTATCGTTATTAAATATTTATCCAAATACCAAGTTTCCCTGGGGGCTAGAGTACACCTTACAAAAGAATAAATTTTATTTTATCTTCTGAAGAACCATCTACTCGTTGCTCTTTTACAAATAAAGTGTTAATTTTATTTGACTTAGATCCGCGATAACCCATTCCTATCACTAGAATCTACTAAGTTATTACTCTACATCAGTGATTAGCTGATCCACTTTAATACTTTCGCATTAAGTTTAGTATTAGTAGCTTTAGGGTGTCCCCGGAGTTTGATTCTTGATCACATATAAGGGAGCCTAACCCCTAATTATGATTGTTAGCTCATTTACGCCTTCGTATTCTACACTAGCTTACTTGTCACAGTTTCTAGGTACGGTTATTTTCATCAATATTAAACTCACCTTTTTAGTTTATTGTGAAATATTAATATATTACTTATTTTTTCCAGCACACTTTTCACTTTAGAAATGTTGTCCTTTAAGTAATAAGATTTTCTCATCGTTTCAACCTTTGGGATTGTAAACTTAGAGGCCGTTACTTTAAATAAACCATAAGCTTTAGGCGAGAGTTGGACTATCGTCAGATTTCTTCCTCATTAAAGAAAGAAACCGGGTAATTTACAAATTACCACTTACAACTTCTTTTTTGTTACTCATGTCACCATTATCTCTTGAGTTTGCTGTTAATGATACTCTTTTATTATAAAATAATAAAACGAAGCATCTTTTCTCATTTATTATAAAATAATATAATGAAGCAGGTTTACTCAATGTTCTGCTACCCCAGTAAAAGACAATAATTTCTTTATTATTATCTATTATGGACAAGGTTTCGGTACATTGTTTAGATCCGTTAAATTTTCGACGCCTTTATAAATTAACAAGCGCTCTGTTACGAGGTCTTTGAATTATGGCTGCTCCTAGGCCCATCTCCTTGTCGACTTGAATAAAGACTTTCTTAATTTCACTTAACAATAATTTCGGAACCTTAACTCTTGCTCTGGGCTGTTTCCCTTTTGACATACACAGAGATCTTGCTTATGTACTAATTAAGCAAAAATCTTCTCCCTAAACTGTTCAATGTTTTGAACTGTCCATTTGGACAACAGGTTATATTACACATCTTAATATAGTGCTTATATACCTGGCTTCATATGATTTTCATTTGAAGCTAAAGTAATTTTATATGATTTATTTTATGCAAGGTAACTTGCTAAATATAAGTACATGTGTGTATATACTGCCTTATCTATTTTTCTGAAACACGATAAAGACCCTTAATAAGACTCCCTCTCTTTATTGCGTTTCGTATAGCTTGTCTTTTTACCCCTAAATACTCCCCAGCTTGGGTTAAAGTAGAAAAATCTATTACTTCATTCGTTTGAGTATTTAATAATGAAACAGGTACCCCTTCACGTTCTGTTGTTTTAGCTTTTATATTCGCTAAAGCTTCAGCTGTAAGAGGATTATTTTTTTTATAGTTGGTTGTCGCTAGAGATAATCTATCTTTAGTTTCTTGACTAACTACTTTACCTGAATGTACTAAAGATAATATCTCTTTATGCTCTGTTGAAATCTTTTTCAATTTAAACTTCGCTATATTTTCTGAACTATGTTTAAACCCTAACAAGGAATAAGCATTTTTCAATATATTATATTCAGGATTTAATAAATCCAAATAGTACTGTTCTCTAATGACTAGCTCATCTGCTCTGCAATACTCTAAAATTTAAAAGTTTAAATTTTCGTATCCATATTTTAGTAAAGCAGCATGTATTGGTCTAGGGTTTCTTATTAATTCACTTTGATTAAAATATTCCCCTACTCTTTTTTTTAAGTTTAAACCACTTCCCACATAAGTATTATTATTTAATTTATTAACTCAACGATAAATACCTGATTTGTTACTATTATCCGTAAAAATATGATTTTTACTTAATAATGCATTTTCAGAATATTTAACCGGAGTTACCGCACCATAATTAGAGCTATAAGAATTATTTTTTAAGTTATTATTCATGATTTAATTAAAATATACAATTTTTTTTTAATATATTAAGAAAATGTAGGGTGTCTGTAGTCGTTGGACGATTTTACCGAGACCCCCGCAAGCTTGCGCAAGCTTGCGGGGGGGGAAGATAAACTTCGCTTCAAATCTACTTACAACTAGGTATAAGTAATTTTTGAAATTAACCCTATTAAAAACAATGGTTTTAAACATTGAAGGACAAACATCCCAGCTATTAATAAAATGTGTATTTTAATACAATCGTAGTACGACTTGTTATCATAATCATTATTATTTCCATCTTTCACAAAATGGTCCAGACTATTTCTTCATTTTCTTGGTTATATATATTATAGAACGTAATGATAAATATAAGCTATAAACAACCAACGCTGAAGTATATGATATGAATACAAAAAAAAAATAAAATTACTTTATTGCCATTGCATCCTTTCAGATGAGGCTTGACTATATCTTAAGCTTGCGCCAACCAACATTTAGTCGATGAACTGCACACCATTATTCCTTAGAATACTTGGTGCTTGGCTGCGGATAACCCATTACTAATCATTAATCAATCACGATTTTACCATACCTCGAGTCATTACCTGAGCCATAGGATACATATTACTATTCCTACTTGGTTGTGATTGCTTTAGGGTGTTCCCGCAATTTGATGGTTTATAGCAGAAGGTTCACTTCTACAAAAAGGCTGTACATACAACCTTATCATTCTATGTCTGATAATTCAAGATTCATCTTTGCCATTCCGAGTCTACATACTCACCGATAAAGTCTCTACGACCCCCCGATATATACAAAGTAAAATGTTTATTTTTTAACAAGTTTATTTAACTTATCATAAAATTTTAAACATCTTGCCTGAGATTAAGTTCTGTACCTGCGAAGATGTTACTTAAATTGCCTACTATTATAGGTTTCGCAGAAACTGAGGTCTCTTGCTTGCACCAGCTATCCGATATAGCTAGGCTTATTAAGAGACCATATCCCTTGAATAATCTTATTTAATTTATATTATTCAAATATAATATAATTTAGTATTTTTGCTTATATATTGCCCTCCTTCCTTTGATTACGCACTGCTTTGCAGTAAATTTCATTCAAATACAAAATTTATTAACAATATATAAATAAAATGCTGAGTGTCTATAGTCGTTGAACGTTTTTATGAGCTTAATAGAGCTTCGCTCCGCAGGAGCCTAGCCCAGGACTAGTCCTGGGCGAAAGGTCAAATTTGAGGAGCCATAAACTTCGCTTCAAGTTTACTTACATCAACTAGGTATAAGTAGTTCTTGAAATTAACTCAATTTTTCAGCTATAATAAAAAACTTAATATTTAATATAGAAGGGACAAACATCCATAATTTAAAAAACAATCTGTTTAGTACATTCGTAGTACGACTTGTTATCATAATAATAATTATTTCCTTATCTTACAACAAGGTCCAGACTATTTCTTCATTTTATTTGTTTATATGTATGAACGAAATGAATAGCTACATAACAACCTACGTTGAAGTATAGCAAAAATACTAAATTATAAATCATTCTTTCAAATGGGGCATGACTATACCTTAAGCTAATATTTTCTTTATTACTAATGAATAAAGAAAAACAAAGCCAACCGCCATCTAGTCGATGAACTGCATACCTTATTTTCTGGCGAAGCACTCCTTCGGAGTAGCCAAAGGCTCGCGCTTATTGAAAGAAAAGGATACTTGGCTGCGGATTACCCATTCATCATGTAGATCATACAGATAATCAATTTCGATTTTACCATACCACGAGTCATTACCTGTGCCACCAACTCTATTACTAGGTTAGTTTGGTTGAAATTGCTTTAGGGCCTTCCCGCAATTTGACGGTTTTGCCGTCGCTCGCTTCTTCCTAAAAGCGAAGAAGAAACTAAAAATTTTCGCGACGACTAGCAGATGGTTCACATCTACTGACTGGCTTACTACGAAGTACTGTAATACTTACCAGCTATCTAGGTCAGTTTTGTCTTTCACTATACTTACCATAGTTCTTCGGATATCTTTGCTACGATACAGATTTTCTCTTTAACCTTAATATTAAGGTAAAGCTAAGAAATTTCTCCCTAAGTAGTTTAAACTACCCATTTACAGGTAATATTGTTTATGTTTTATTCTCTTTATTAATTACTTTTTTTGCTACACGAAACGTTTTCTTGATAAGCCTATTATCTGAAATTGCTTGCCCTACTGCATTCTTATGTACACCTAAAACTTTACTTGCTTCTGTCATACTGACATATTCTAAAATTTCCTTCGTTTTAATATTTTCAACTATAATAGGTACTCTATTAGCAGCCGAGGCATTAGCTGTTGAATTAGCTTTTCTTTTTTTAACTTCATCACTTAACACAAAATTTCTCATTTTAGTGGCCGCCACTAAAGAATCTTCAGTATGTTTATAACCTACTGTAGAACCAGCTTTTTCGACAATATTATATTCAGGTTTTATTTTATCTAAATAATATTGTTCACGTTCAAGTACATTTTCAGAAGCACAGTATTCTAGGATATACAACGAAAATCTAGAAAACCCATATTTTAAAAGCGCTCTATCTATAGGTCTATTGCTTTTTGCTAAAGAACGTAAACTATAATAACTATACATTCTAACGCTTAGGCTAACAGAACTTCCAACATATTTATTTCCGTTTTCATTATTTATTCAAAGATAAACACCTACTTTTTTACGGTTATCTGCTAAAATTTGCACTTTTTCTAAATCAGCGTCGTTATATTTAACTATAGGGCATAAATCCAACATAACTGTGTCATTTAATTTTAAATTTTTCATTGTTTGTATATATAAGTAGGTTTTTAGGAATCAGATGCCTCCACAAAAAGCGGAGTCTTTCCCCCAAAACCAAAACCAAGTACGGCGCCGTAGGTATCTATTTTCACTCGTCCATGCGCTTACAAGGCCCGCTCAGGGTTTCACACCTGAGCGAGGATCTTTCAACCTACATCAATGCAGCCACAAGCCTCTTGTCGCAATTTCGAACTGTTTGTTTGGCTCTTTTACTTATTAGTGCCTTCTGTGGTCTCGTTTATCCCTACTAACTGTATAAGGAACTTCTAAACCTTTATACAGCAGATGCAATCTATTAAAGAAAGGACTGACACTTAATTAAGGAACGCACATTAACCTGTTTACCATTTATTTAACCACCTACAATATTAGTATAAAAAAATAAGAGAATTTCACTGAAATGTTCCAGTAGTACATAAAATATATTACCCTGCAATGTTTCCATTGGGGCTTGACTATATCTTAAGCAATCTTTTAGTGGATTATATACACACCTAAAAGAATGCCTATCTCCTTATAGTCGATGAACCTTTTTCATTTTTAGTAATGAAACTTGGATGCGGATTGCCCATTCTACTTTCGTAAATCAATCTTGATTTTACTATATCGCGAGTCATTACCTGCGCCCTTAATTATATCTCTATATTAAGTTAGTTAAGATTGCTCTTAGGGGTTCCCCGTCAATTTGAAGATATGTTGCAGAAAGTTCACTTCCACATGGGCTAATAATAAGAGCTTATCCTTATTTTTGCTACCCGTTCGGACTTTTGTGATCCTGACTATAGTAAGATCACCTAGCTTCGGGTCTAACTTTAGACACTAATTCATTTTTGATCATCGGTTTAGCTACGCAAATTGCTCGCATCTAATGTTAACTTGGTGACCCAATTGGGATAGGTAGGTCCTCTCGGACTTTCCCCCCCTTAGAACCGTGCGTGCGACTTTCACCGCACACGGCTCGTGCAATCACACTCTAGAGAATTTCTATCCCTCGTTTTGGAGAGTCGTTCCTTCTCTTTTAGCCAATGATGATAATATTAAGAATTTTGTAGAATTATTTTTCCCCTTTCTTTCTTAGTTTTTTCTTGGTTTTTGGAATATTAATCTTAAACCTTTCTAAACTTGGATTTCCATGAGTAATTTGTTTGTGACATAATTCATGTAATGGTACAATGTTTTCGAGACTATATTTTCCACCAGATTTCTTTGGAATGATGTGATGCAATTCCACACTCTCTTCGTTGTGCAAGGATTCATTACAAAGTGGACATTTTTGTTTGAATAACTTGTACACCAGTTGTCTAAATTTAGCTTCTATGATTTTCTCTCTTCTTTCATTAAAATATTCTAAGTGTTCTATGATATATGGATTTTTATCCAATTTCAGAGGTCTTAGTATAATTATTGAAATTTCCCCAAGGTTTATTAATTTCTCGGTTCTGGATACTCCTCAGTTCCATTTTCGGGTGTCTGTTTGAACCATATATTTGAGAACAGTCTTTCTTATTGATCCTTTGTGTCAATAGGATCATTTAAGCATTTTTTGGTAAATTCAGTGATCAATTGAAATAAAAACTTCTTGAGTGTGATAAGAGATTCTTTTATGTTCTCCTCATCCCCTTAATATAGGATTTAATTCGGATATAATTTTTCTGATTGGCTTATTCATAATAATAATATTATTGATAGCGCTTTTCAGTCTTCTTATCCCTTTAATTGACGGTTTGATTATTAGTACTGTTTCCTGATCTGTTTTTTTATTTAATCTAGAATTTCATCCAAATCTTCGGATGTTAAACCCTAGGAAATCGAATCCAGTTTTGATGTGTGTGATCAGGGTTTTATTCTCATTAAGTTCTAATCCTCTTTCTTTTAAGAATTCTTTAAGAAGTTCCCGATTTTTAATTGCGATTTCTTGGCTTTTTCCAGTTATTATCATGTCGTCAGCATATCTTATGACATTTACTCCTGGACTTATTCCTTTGATTAGAGGATTAGCTCTTTTTATATATTTTTCTATACCATTTAGTGCAACATTGCATAATAATGGAGATATTACCCCTCCTTGCGGAGTTCCTGCATCTGTTTCCATATAATTAAGTTGTTCCATTACTCCAGATTTAAGCCATTGTTCTAGTATTATTTTATGACATATTGGTGTGTGCTTCATCAAAAATTCATGACTGATTTTATCAAAACATTTAGATATGTCAGCTTCTAATACTCAGGTAGGACTACTTTTTTTGTCTAGTAGACTTCTTATGGCAGTAATGGCATCTTGCGTTGATCTGAATTTTCTGAACCCAAATGAATTCGGGTCAGATCTCGATTCAACCACAGGATCAACTCCTAGATGATATAGGGCTTGAACTGCTCTATCAAGAATTGTTGGAATTCCTAATGGTCTCAACTCTTTAGAGTTGGGTTTAGGTATTCATACTCTTCTTAATGGTTGAGCTTGATATTCTGTAGGATTTCGAACGATTTCCGCCAGAGTTTGTATTGCATTTCAGTAGTCTTTAGGACTTTTTCATACAATTCCATCTGTTCCAGCTGTTTTTCTACCCTTATTGGTTATTACTTTTCTAATTGCGAGAGCTTTAGCTTCGAAAGTATTAAGTAATTTTCATTGTAATAAGTACACTTCTTTCATATTTTCATTCAATGTAGCGATAACTATCTTCTCTTGAAGATCTTTAACTACTGCTTCTACCTTTTTTCAATTAATCAAATGTCACTCATTTTTGAATTCCTTCTTTTCGGTTTTCATCGTTGTACTAATATATCTTTTACCAACTGCAAGCTTGGATTTATTAAGTACAATCGGTCCTTTATTTCACATCTGTCCGCTACTTAACATTTTTATTATTATTTTTTTCATATTCATTGTTTTGTTAAATTTATTTCTATTATATTGAGTGGAGATATCATGTACTTGTTTCACTTGTATTATTTTCTAATTTAAGTGGCATTCATGATAAATGCAAAATTCTTAGCCGACTCTATTGTCGTTTAGTTATTTTTACAATCCTAACAACTTAACGAATTCTGTCGAAATCTTAGGCTAATTTAGGTTACCTACTCTTTACTGTGGTCGGCATTAACAACTCAGAAGTTAGATTTAAATTAATTGATTAAAAGTTTGGTAGTAATTAAGAATCAAAACACAAGTTTAACCGTCGATTTCTCGATACTGCTTTGTTTCCTTAACTGCTATGATAACAGTTTTGAACCCGGGCTGGTTTCTTGTATTTCAAGTTATTATAGTTACGATGACCACAATGTCTAAGTCAGCATCCTCTCGGATTAAGTTATAAAACTTTATCAGATCTATTATTAATCTGCATTCGCTTTTTAGACGTTCTTCTACCCCAAATCTTATATAACAATTTCTGATTTAGTCATTATATGTTACTTCTCTGCAGCTTTTAATTGGTTTTGCAAAACCATATTAAAGCTATAGTGTAGATTAGGGGCTTGCCAAGTTCATATACAGTTACCGTTACTAAATTCCTTAGAATGTATGCTTTACTCCGTATCACATTTGTTCCATTCCATATCCCAGCATAAGAAAGATATGTCGTGATATAACCCGAAGGTTCACCTTTTACGAAGCCTCGATGCATATTCACTTTCGTTCATCATAGAATTTATTACCCTAGCACTCCGACCCTATTTCTAGGATGGGATATTGTTACATTGTTTCCATAGCTCCAAACCAGATGATTACTCATTTCGCTTGTATGGATAGGGTCAAACTAATGGAAAAGTTTGGTGGAATTTCACCACATTAACTGTGTACGCTTTCTTGTCGCACTTATGCAAAAGGTACGCTCTTGCCTTAGCTCGAGCTGCTTATAAAACTACTATTTCAACCCGTTCCCTCACGGTACTTATTCACTGTCGCTTATGTATTATATTTAGCCTTAGAGGAAGGTTCCCCTTAAAATTTAAACAGATTTGTATCCATTTTACTTATTTAAATACTCTGTGGTATATAGGCTACTCTACTTTCATTCACACTAATTGTAGAATCTCGTTTGATTTTTTTTCCTGAAGCTACTAAGATATTTCAATTCGCCTTCGTTTATTATTTAATTTCTCTAAGAGTTTATATGTTTATACATAAATTTTAAATATTATACAACTCTTTAATACATAGCTTATTAAGGGATCCTTAATAGTCTCTTTATATACTTATTTAGATTAAATATAAACATTTTTCTATATCTAGTACATTATGTCACTATAAATTTTTGTCTCGGATTATTACGATTCGAACGTAACTCATCTGCATCCCAATTGCAGCGCCTAACCTCCCGGCCCTAATCCGTTTTCCATCTTATAATCTGTGCTTGTGTGCGAACGATAAATCTATTATATCATATAAAAAAATTTAGATTAATTAATCAAATTAAACAGGGCCAGGGCCCCTGGAATTAACAAATGAGTTAATATGATGATTCTCATTTTAGATTCGAACTAAAATAGGAAAATTAGAAGTTTTCTGCTCTACCCTTGAGCTAATGAGAACTTATTATATTTAATTACAATAAATATAATATTTACAGAGAATATGGGATTCGAACCCATGATAAATTCAATTATAACTAGACTCAAGTTAGCCGCCTTAAACCGCTCGGCCAATTCTCTTTATTATATAATTATAAATTTTTATATCTTACATTTAATTATGTAAAATTCGATAATTTTAAAGTCTAATTTTAATTCTTTCAAGACTTGAACTTGAATATCATTCTTATCAAAAATGCATTTTACCGGTTAAATTAAAGAATCTGGTGGGCTCTACTTTCGCCTCCCTGACTTCTCCTCCTAACGAAGTATGGCAGTCCTCCTGCCGTAGGAGGCAGGAAGGAGGGTTCCCGACCCATTAAAAAAACAGATGGATCCCTGTTTATGGCTCTACTTTCACCTCTCTTCAAATATATTCCTGGCAAAGCACGAAGGAGTACACTTGACTCTCTTATCTTTTATGTCTTACCTACACTGACCGTTTTTACCGACATTGTAAATAGGTTTTTCTGGCTGCTGCTGCTGCTGCTGCCTGCCATACTTCTGGCGTAGCACAGAAGGCAGGAGAAGTGGGCCAGCCAGCCAGCCAGCCAGCGGGTAAGATTCCTTTTTATTTAAGAACCTCAGTAGTACACAGAAACATACAAAAAAATTCAAACAATATCTACAAAATGTCAGTATAAAATACCCCCTTCAAAACCCACATGGTGATTGTCTGTTAAATGGTAAGCATATATTCTTCATAGGGCTACAGCTAAAAATACGGATCCTACCATCACGTGTACAAATTTAATTATCAATAATTCACATTAATGATTAACCCTCCTTCTGCCTGCCGTAGGAGTAGTCAGGACTGCCTCCTACGAAGTCAGTCCTTCCGTAGGAGGAAGGAGAAGTCAGTCCTCCTCCTCCTGCCTACTAACGAAGTATGGATCCTATCAGGAAGGAAGGAAGGACTGCCATACTTCGTTAGGCTACGAAGTCAGTCCTCCTGCCGTAGGAGGCAGGAAGGAGGAGTAGTCAGGAGAAACTTAACATAATCTAAGCATAAAAATAACGATTGATAATTGTTTGTTATATAGGAAAATACCTATGTTCAATAGTTCACACTATTGTTCAGACTATATCATCTAAACAATATGCAATATATTGTTCAGTAAAATTTGTATTACAGTATATTACTGTAAAGTTAGTCGTTGAACCTTTAGATCTTACAATTATACGTAATATATAATATCTAATTGGCTGCATATTTTCTACATTTATAGATCTTCATGCAATTAACCTTATTTTCTGTTAAATTTTATACGTAATACTTATATTACTATTTACAATAAAACGGGGCCTACACATATTAATTTTATAGAATTCTACTACTATTCATTCCAGATTTTAAAGATTTTATTTTTTTTACACCTTCTAAAGTTAAATGTTCTTTAGTTATCACCAGGTTAGCTATTTTACAAAAATCATTGTAATCTAAAGATTTGACACCTTGTAAAGGGTATTTACAAAAAAAAGGTATTATTTTATCTTTAATGTCAGTAAATTTGTATACAACAAACGTTACAGCAGTAGGTCTTGTTGAAACTTTTTCAATACTACCACAATCTAAATAATCAATAATTTTAGCTAATAACCTTTCATCTCTTACATGTTGAGTAATTAAGAAAGTCATAATAATTTGATAACCCGTTAAAGTTTTAGCTTTTTTAGTGTTAACATAAAAACAACCCTCTCCGTCTGTAAAACCTGTCAATCAATTAGGATGAAAATCACCCTCAAAATTAATTAAAGGACGATCTACAGGGTATACATCTGAAGCGGGAAAACTAATTTTGAATTTATCAGATAAACCTATATTCATGGATGCTTTTATTCCTATTATTTTATAAATTCCTTCAATATTAGATTGCACTTTTAAATCTAATAAATTAATAGCCTGTTTAAATAAAAGATAATCAGCTCTTTTTTGCGTTATTAACGGGTATTTATCAAAATGAGGTATAATTACCTTTAAAATATCCCTAACAGATTGAACACTATAAACTATAGTATTTCTATCTAAACGTTCACTTATTATACCTAGACCGAAATAATCTTTTATTCTTCTTAATAAAATTATATCTCTACTGTGTAACTCTATTCTAAATTCAGGAATTACACTTCAACCTGATTTAGCTGTACTTTTCTTAGAGACTTTAAGACTAAAACTAGATTCAGCGTCGGCAAAACCAGTAACTCAGTTAGGGCAAAGCTCTACATCTTTTACTTTTATGGTTGAATAAAATCTTTTATTTATTACACTTAAACTTTTACTGGGACGCTTCGCTCCAGACGAGTGTATAGAATGAATATTAGCGTTATAGTTAAAAATTAACAAAACTAAGCCGTGAAAACCTGTACCAAAAAAAAAACATGTCCCAAAAGCACCATCACTAATTGTAAAAGCTGAAACACTATATTCTAACCCTTGGACAATTAATGTTAACACAAGGCTCTGAACCTTGCTTCAAGAATTTACATTCTTGTTCAGACTATATAATATGTACAATAATAAGCTATCTGTACACCAAAGTTCCTAATAAATAAGGAAAACAACTTAAAGGTAAGTACCTCTTAATGAAGGCACAAGCTCTAAAACAGCTGTTTTCTACTTCACCTAAGCACTTCATTATATTATAATTTGTTCTCCTAGCTTACTCCATTAAAAATAACAGAAAGCAAGCTCTCCTCCTAATCCTAATCCTAATCCTAATCCTAATCCTTATCCTAATCCGGAGGATTAGGATAAGGATATGGCAGGACTGACTTCTCCTCCTTCCTGCCTCCTGCCTCCTGCCTCCTGCCTCCTGCCTCCTACGGCAGGAGGCAGGAGGCAGGAGGCAGGAGGACTGACTTCGTAGCCTAACGAAGTATGGCAGTCCTTCCTCCTACGAAGTCAGTCCTTCCTGCCGTAGGAGGAAGGACTGACTTCGTAGGAGGAAGGACTGACTTCGTAGGAGGAAGGCAGGAGGCAGAGTAAATAAAAAAAATTATTTTTTTCATCGCTGCGCTTATCCAGAGGATTAGAAAAAAAGAAAGCTAAACCTCCTGCTGCGAAGCTAGCGAAGCCGCAGCGAAGCCGGGATTTATATTAGTCGTTGAACCTTCCTATTTAAAATTATCTGTAATATTTAATTAGAATTGGCTGCATATTATCTTGTTATTAGGTTAACTTATACTTTAGGCTTAAAAATGTATTAGCTACAGTTTAAGCTAAAAACCAAAAATAACAAGGTTTTCATGCAATTGACTTTGTTTTTTTCCTTATAATTCGACATAATAGTTTATTTAGATATTTATGCGTAACGAAAAGGAAAGGCCTACCTTGTATACTTTTTTTTTATTTTTGACTATTTTTTTCATTACTGCGCTTATCCAGAGGATTAGAAAAAAAAAGAAAGCGTAACGAATCCTTCAGAATTAATTTATCACTCTACAGCTATTCATCCCCGATTTTAAAGAATTTATCTTATTAATACCTTCTATTGTTAAATGACCTTTAGCTTCTATTATATTAGCTACCTTGACAAAATCTAAAAGATCTCTATTTTTTATCCCTTCTAAAGGATTAGTTTTAAAATGAGGAATTATTTTTTCTTTAATATCACTAAATTTATTTACCGTAAAATTAACTCCGTCAGGTCTGGTTGAGGCCTTCTCTATTCTACCACAACCCAAATATTCAATAAATGTAGTTAAGAAATTCTCATCTCTTACATGTTGAGATATAGATAAAACCAAACTAACACTAAAACCTGTAGAATAATTTTTATTTTTTAGTGATTTGACATAAAAATAACCCTCTCCGTCTACAAAACCACTTAGTCAATTAGGATCTGGGATAACTAGATCACTTATTTCTGGACGAGGTTCAGGTAAGATTGAAGGGAAGTGAATTTTTAATGTATCTGATAATCCATTATTCATAGATTTTTTTAAACTTAAAATCTTACTTATTCCTTCAATACTAGATCGTGATTGGCCACTTAATAATAAACCGATAGCTTGTTTAAATAAAAGATAATCTGCTTTCTTTTGAGTTATTAAAGGATATTCATCAAAATGAGGTATAATAACATTAGCTATAGTACGTGCAGACTGAACTGTATAATATACCTGATCTCTAGTATGACGTTCGCTAACTACTCCTACACCGAAAAAGGAATGTATTTTTCTTAATAGTAATAAATCTCTACTGTGTAAGGTTATTTGAAATTCAGGTACAACATTTCAACCTGAACGTGTAGCACTACTTTTAGAAATTTTAAGGCTAAAGGTCGCTTCTGCATCTGCAAACCCTGTAACTCAATAAGGAGAAAGCTTGGATTCTTTTACATCTACTCAGGTTGAGTAAAGTCTTTTGAATTTAAGTGCCCCTTTTGATTCATGATGAACCGAGTTGTCGTTATTACTTGAAGATCTTTTTGTATAGTCAAAATAAAAAAAAAGTATATTAATATAATTTAAGCCTGTAAAAATAAACGCCAAAATTACAGTAGCTATGGAACCATTTAGAGATCCTTTTCTATCCCCTTTAATTAAAGAATGATGAGCGTATGTTACTGTTGCCTAATCTCAAAATAATAGGTTATTTATATTATTATCTATGTAATTCATATTAATTTAAGATTTACCCTTAAATATAGCTATAATTTATTAATTGTAAATTTAATATGAATCCTTGTATCTCATGGTTTTTTACCCCTCGGTACAGACCCGGGTCCAGAGACCCGGGTCGAAGGATGAGAAGAGATTCCGACTGTACATTAAGCAGCGTTTCAGCCACCCATGATGAACCAGTCTGTAGCGATCTCTATAAAAATCGACGGTCTGGACTTGTAACATTGATCTTTGACCGTTAACATCATCTCCTATGTTTTAAATAGTATTTTTTTTATAGAATTGTATACTATATAACAATAGGTTTATAAAAAAAGATTAAATAAATAGAACCTTTTAACCAAATAGTACATCTTAGACTTTTTTTATTCCATATTATTAATTTTATATCTAAAAAAAGGGTGCATAAATGGTGAAACAATAGGTACCAAAATATGTAAATTAGATTTAGGTATATATAAACCATATTGATTTAAAATCCCTGTTTTAACTATTGATACCTTTAACTTATATTTAGTAGTTAAAATTTCTACTAGAAATTTAACTTCAGACAGAGTAAAGTTATCTGTACATAATCTAATACCCCTGTCTTTAATTCAAGTTCCATCGTCCATGCTAAGCCAAGGTGTTCAGAATATAAGTTTATATAAATCGCACCTCTTAAGAGCAGTACCAGTACACTTACTTCCTATTTTTAGTTTTTACTTTAAGAGGTACGCTTTACGAAGTATGCCTTCGGCGACTAAAAAGTAAAACCGAAGCCGCTCGTTATTCATAAATACTTCGCTCCTAACCTTATTATATTAAGGCAGCACTCCTTCGAAGCCTAACTGTAGAAGAAATAACATTGCCTCCAGAGACTCCCATGTGTAGTAAGCCAACCCGTCTGAATGAACGCAAGCGCTCGCAATTATTTATTTAAACCTTACGAAATTTATATGTTCCTTTAAAGAGTTCGTTACTCTTTAAATATCTTCTAATTGTAGTATGGGAAATTTCTAACGCAGAGGCTGCTTGTCTTATTGTAGAGTATAAAGTTGTTTCATTTGTTAAAACATTAATTACTTCTAATGAATGACCCTTTTTAAGATTAAGCTCTAGTATTTGTTCTAGGCGCCTTTTGTTGAATTCTTCCGAACGATTTAAATTAAGTGCTGCAAACTTAGCCTTACGCTCTTCTGAATAAACTCGGCTATTACCTATTTCTTTAAATTTAGCTATAGTACTCTCAGAATGTTTAAAACCCAAAGAAGAACCAGCTTTATCTAAGATATTATACTCAGGTTTAAGCAAATCTAAATATATTTGTTCTCTAGATATTAACACCTTAGAATCACAATATTCTAAAATCTCTAGTTTAAAACTACTATGGCCGTATTTAAGTAAAGCAAAATATATCATACTTTTAGTTTTTAAAGTTTCTCTCTTTAGAAAATTTATTGAGAAATAACCCGAAAATCTTTTACCTAAATTAGATGAACTCCCGATATAAATTTTACCAGTTATCAAGTTTGTTCAACAATAAATTCCAGCCTTGTTAAGATTCTCTTTGTATATAGTAGATCTTAAATCAAGAGGGTTATAATATGAAGCGATAGCTTCAATGGATGAGCCTTCTGAGTTATTAGGCTTATTATTACTTGAATATAACCTTTTATTTAAGTAATTAATACTTACTTTATTAAACTTGTACCTATCGCATGGTATATCATAAGAAGACATTCTAGACTGGAACTTTGTTACATATTCTTCGAGGGATATTACTACTGTGTAATAATTTGTTTTATTCCTATATTTATGACCTACTATTCCGAAAGAATCTTTAAGAGCAGATACTAATATATCTATATATTTAGTCTTAGTAAATTCAGTATATAACTCTATCTTTCCATTTCTAAGGTTACCTAAAGTCTCATCCCAGCGTAAGTGACTGCTTCGCTTTCTCCCATAGTCCACTAGGCTCTGGGTGGAAGAAGTGATTCAAATTGCTAAAGCAACAGGAGATAAATATTGCTCTATTCAACAAGGAAGAGCTTTTTTACCTTTACTATAAAATCCTTCATATATTCAGTCAAAAGAACTAAAAGTAAAAGTACGGAATCTACAATAATAAACTAATTCACCAGCGGATCTACCTAATCTACTTTGAATTTGAGGTATATTTTCTTTACAGTAACCATGTTTAAAAATTTGTGCGTGAAGTCATACTAAATATTCAATATGATCCCCTTTTTGATAAAAAACAAATCTATACCCATCTTTACTTTTTTCCATCGAACCATCTCCTAATAGAGATCCTACCATAATACTCAATACTTCATAATTATGGGGGCCTATACGTTTAAGAGAAGAAATTCTACTAGAATTGAAAGGTAATACAGGCATAGATGAATAAAATCTCTTCTGGTTTAATGGCCCTATTTTAGATTCTCTATCTATAATCTTATTTCATTTTGGGCGCACGGGCGGAAAAGCACCACTTGACAATAATATTACTGTGTTCAATAAAGGTAATTCAAACAATTTATTATACTGTTTTGTATAGCATAGAGTTGTGGAAGTGTGGTCTTATAAGACTTAAAAATTTATTTCTTGAGGAAGCTCTGATATATAGTCTATTTCTACTATGAATAGATGTTTCTAGTTCTCAATTATCATATAATACAGCTTGTAACAATTTTACATCTTCTAAAGTAAACCCACTTGTATTAAGTATATAGCCTGATTTATGATTATCTCCATCATCCATAGCTCAATAGGCTAAACTTTTTTCTGTTAACAAACTACCTATATTTAAAGGCACTATTTTTTTCCCTTCAATATAGAACAATTTGTGTAGTTCAGTTATAGATGTTAGTTGACGAGTTGTAAAGTAAACTGAAGATGTGTCAAATGCTTTTCTTTCTGCAGTTTTTATACTTGCACTTGCTGTACATAAATATTGAAATTTTTCAAACAAATGTTCAATATATTCTTTATGAATAATTGATTGTTCAAATCTCATTGAAGCATTTTCATTATTTTTTCTAGATATAAACAGATCTCCTAAAATTAAACCGTATAAGATTTCATAATCTTCTCTGTTTATTAAAGGTAAACTACTCTTACTATAACCTTTTGTTATAACAGTCCTTACTCTTGCACTTGCACTTTTTGTACTTTCTGAGCTGGATTTTGTTGAAAAGGTAAGTTTTTCAAACTTTCTATATTACATCTAATTACTTAGACGATTAGATCATATCATATATAAATATACCTAAAGGTAGCCGTAGGGTAGACTTATTAGCATTAAATCTTATAATAACTAACAGTCAGCCTACTCCTGCCGTAGGAGGCAGGAATAACCTATTAATTATTTGTCGATTCACCTTTAATTAGCATCAGGGAATATAATAATTTACTATTATATGCAGGTGGAATAATTAATTATATAAAAGGTTGCTCTAGGTAACTTATATAAGGGCGTTTGATCGTTGAAGTTCAACTATAAATCTTAGAATTCAAATAAGTTTATATAGAATTAAATACTGAGCTTGCGCCCCCTAAATAGTATTTTAACGTTAAGATTTATAGATAAAACCTGCGGATTGTTTAAAAGATAAATATTATATTTTAATAATATATACCTGATATATACATTATTCTTTTAAATGTTCCCGCAATTTGCCCTTTTTGCATCGATCGACTTGCGATGTCCCCTTGAATTACTTACCAAAAGGATTAACAGGTTCGATACCTAAAGGAGGTCATTGAGCCCCTAATTCTACTGCAGGTGTTAAAGCACTCGCTTTATTTATTACTATATAAGCAAATAATTTTTTTGTTTTTAAATTTATGCACTATTACGTTATGTAACCTTTAGTATTTTCTATTTTTATTCATTCTTCCTTTTATTTTTTTTACTTCATCCAATCCTTCTCTAGTTAGATGTGTTTTATCTTTAATTATTAAAGCCGCTTTTTTGAAATCCTCAAATTCCTTGGACTTTATACCTTGTAATTTAAATTCTTCAAAAATAGGAAGAATTTTTCCATAAACATCTGAAAACTTTTCGACTATAATTTCACCATAACCAGGCTTAGTTATGTATCTACCACAACCTATAGTACAAATTATACTTTCTAATAAATCTTTATCTCTTAAATGTTGAGTTAAAATAAATCTTAATCAAACTGTTTCTCCTAATTTAGATAACAAGGATTTTTTTAATGCTATAAAAAAACACCCTTCTGCGTCAGTAAAACCTGCTAATCAATGTAAACTTTTTATTTTTTTATCGTAAGCTTTTGGTTTTAAAGCAGGAACTACATCAAGGAAAGTTAAGCTTAATTTCTCCGATAATTCTTCACTATTTAGTGACGCTTTAATAGAGATAATTCGATTTAAACCTTCTAGACTTAAATGTTTTTTATCTCTAATTAGCTCTACTACTTCCTTAAATAGTAGAAAATCTAATTGTTTATAAGTTAATAAAGAGAATTTATCAAAATGGTTAATAATAACATTTAAATCATTAATACCTGATACTCTATATTGTACAGATTCTTCTCCTAATTTTGTAATATTACCTACATTAAAAAATAACTTTATTTCTTCTAATAAAGCAAGATCTTTTATATGTACACCCACCTGAAAGATGGCTTTGACTTTAAAATTGGTTTTATATTTAGAATCTGGACTTACACCTACAAAAAAACAACCCTCTCCATCAATAAACCCACTAACATAGTAAGGATTTAACTTAGAAGACGTAGCATAGCTAGAATACCGGACTTTAGAAGAATAAAAATGGTGAGGCCTCACAAAACACATTTTTTGGTTAAATACATAATTATTATGCATAAATACCAAGTTTCCTTGGCACTTAGAGTACACCTTACCACACCCGAATGGTGTGGAGAAACCGTCTACTCGTTGCTCTTTTACAGATATGAGACTATCTGACTTAGATCCGCGATTACCCATTCATTGGTTTATACCAATAATCTCTAATGATGTTACTATGCCTTTAATCATTAATAAAGCCACTTTAAAAGTTTCCTTAAAAAGCTTAGTTATTAGAGCTTTAGGGAGTCCCCGGAGTTTGGTTTCTATTCACAATGCTTTACCATGAAAATAAGCTCAGAAAATGGCCATAAAGAATAAAGCTTCAGATACTATAAATAAAATAACACCTAAAATTAATCCTTTTTGTACTGCCGTAGTGTGATTACCTAAAAAAGTCACTATGTTAATAATATATCACTATATTAATCGGACTATATCTTATTTAATGGGTTAAAAAAAATAACGCATAAAATTTTTACGTGTAGTCTCTGAGGATCCTACTGGGATAATTATACGTCCTTTGGTTTCCTGCTGATTGTCTTATATTATAAGATTTTCCAGCAAATAGTAAAATTTTAAGAGAGCACTTTATAATACATATCTTTAATTTTTTTTATATAAATCTTACTAACTTGTGTAGCGAAGCCGCCTAATATCGGTTAGCTAAAAAAAAAATAAAGCAACTAAACTTGTGTAGCCTGAGGCTCAGCCTCAGGCTCCGCGTCTAACTCTATTAAAGATCTAATCTCTAATCTCCCTTTTTTAGTAAGATGTTCTTTGGATATTATCATATAGTAAACAGTACTTCATTTATTATAATTATATCATTTTTCACCTAATAAAGGATATTTTTCAAAATAATTTATAAGTAACTTGGTATTTTCTATAGATGTTACAGACAAAGATAATACCTCTGAATGTGATTTATTACTATTATAACTTTTAACATTACATCTTAAAAACGAGGCTAAATTTTTCATAAAAGGTAACATATCTGAAGATGTAGGCTTATCATATGCACGTTGATCTAATCTAAATTTTAAACTTACACTTTCACTTACAGATCTTTTACGAGTATTTGATTTAGGTTTACTTTCCACATATTTAATACCAAAATGCCCATCTGCTTCTGTAAAACCTGTAAGTCAACTATTATCTCCAAAATCAGAAGTATCTAATAAACTTTCTGCTATATTTAAGGAATATTTAAGATTAAAAGATTTAATCAAGTCATTAAATCTTTTATTTTTAGGTGTTCTTAGTTTACCATGCATTAAGTTAATACAAAGAAGAGTTCCTTCTTTATCTCCGATAATATAACGAAGTGTATTAGTTCCTGAAGTTTGAAAACGACCTATACCCCCTAATTCTGACTGAAGAAAAACATACATACCTACATTATTAACATGTGTAGTAAACACTATTCTAGGATTAAGTATTCTATTCATTGTTGTAGTTCCTAAACCAGGAATAGATATAGATCCATCACCCTCTAAAAGACCTGCTAAGTAATAACCTAAACTATTTTTATCCTTTTTATAAAGGAAAGATTCCCCTCTAGGGTTTAAGTGTAAATTTGAATTATAAGTACTTAAAGCTTGTTTTACATCTTCAATAGGAAGAGCTTTAGCTGTATTTAGATAAAAAAAATTAAAAATATCTTGTATTAACCGCAATGTGCCGGTACCCTCACTTATAATATCACGAAATCAAAATGCCATAGAAACTACTAACATAACTAAAGCTAAATTATATATATTAAATGAACCACTAAAACTTTGCATAGACAACGCCCCACTTGAGGTTAAACCAAGTAAACTGGCACTTGTTAAAAAAGGTCAAAGCGAAGGAGATACTAAATGATAAGGGTGATCTTGAAAAATACTCCGTACTGATAGACTCATTTTACCTTTTACTTATTTTTTTCATACATAGTATATAATTAAAAAGAAAATATCTGCTCTTGAGAGATAGGTGACTTGAACACCTAACCTGCCGCGTGTAAAACGGTTGCTCAACCATTGAGCTAATCTCCCTTATATTTAGTTTTTCGGTTTTATTGTTATAAATATTGCTGCTCCTCCTGGCCAGCCGGCTGGCTGGCTGGCTGGCTGGCTGGCTGGCTGGCTGGCTGGCTGGCCCACTTCTCCTGCCTCCTCCTGCCTGCCCCGCCCCCCAAAAATCCTGCCGTAGGAGGAGGCAGGCAGGATGGCAGGCAGCAGCAGCAGCAGCAGCAGCAGCAGGAAATTAATTAATAATTTGAGGCAGTCCTGGCTTCCTGCCTCCTACGAAGCCAGCACTCCTCCTGCCTGACTTCGTAGGAGGCACGAAGTCAGTCCTGCCATACTTCTGTGCTACGCCAGAAGTATAGGAGGAAGGACTGACTTCTAATCCTAATCCTAATCCTAATCCTAATCCTAATCCTAATCCTAATCCGGAGGATAAGGATAAGGATAAGGATATGGAAGGACTGACTTCGGACGGACAAAAATCTCTTAAATTTAATAATTTACTACTTTGTGGTGGCGCCTCCTCCTAACGAAGTATGGCAGGAGCAAGCTCGGGTAATTAATAAAAAAAGGTATTACATTTTCATATACTGTTTGAAAATTATCTGTTCTTATTCTAACTACATCTCCGGATTTTTCCTCTCTTAATACACCAAAACCTAAAAATTATATAATCAACCCTGACTACGTAGGCCTAGCACAGGCGCTAGTCCTGGGCGAAAGGTTGAAATAATAATAAATCTCTGGAGTGTTGTGTAAGACTAAATGTCGATGTAACTCAATAACCATTTTTACTTCTATTTGTGCTGCTCCTTGGCCTGCCTAGCGAAGCTATGCCTGCCTTGGCCTGCCTAGCGAAGCTATGCCTGCCTTGGCCTGCCTAGCGAAGCTATGCCTGCCATACTTCGTTAGGCTACGAAGTCAGTGGCAGGCCAAGGAAGGAAGGAAGGAAGGAAGGAAGGAAGGAGGAGGACAGCATGACCTTTATTTTCTATTTCATATATACTTCCAACACCAAAGAATTATTTAATTCTATATAATAGATCTATATCTCTAACATGTTGTTCTATAGCAAATCTAGGAACTACTTGTCAACCTGTTTTATTTTTAGCTTTACAAATAGATACTAAAAAAGATGCTTCACCATCACTGAACCCTGTTACTCAATTAGGGTGTAATGTTAAATTTTTAGCATTAGTACTATAAGATCTAGTATTAAATGATAAACTTATATGTTTTTTACTTTTATAAAAACTTTATACTGCACTGCTACTATTTACTCGTATTAGGTTTAATTGTTATTACTATACTTCCAACCATGGCTAATAATAATATAAAACTAGCTAATATTAACCACATATTGTAATTAGTATATAATACATTACCTATACTAGTAATATGACTATTTTCGATTAAATTACCATCTCATATCTTACTTGTTACAAAATATATATCATCATTATATAAATTTAAATTTATATTTTTATTGTTCAGATTTAAAGAAATATTTTGTAAAATATGATTTAAATTATAATAATTATTTATAATAGTAATATTATAAGGTAACAGTTGGAAAACAGGATAATTAAAGGATATTGCTATAGCAATCGCTAAAAGTATACTATTACTAGTATTACTTTGTAATTCACTAATTCTAATATTTATTAACATCAAAATAAATAAAAATAGTATTGAAACTGCTCCAATATAAACTATTAAATAAGATAAACCTATAAAACTTAAACCTAACATAATTAAATAACAAGAAATACTTGCAAATAAACCTATTAAAAATAAAACAGATACAATCACAACCCAAAAAAAAAGTTAAAATATACATTTTCTTTTACTTATTTTTCTTCCGTAGGAGAAGCCATACTTCGTTAGGCACTCAATTTTTAGAAAACAAAATTCAAAATCGTTTCACACACACCCTTTAGTTTACTAGGAAGAAGAGAAGCACGCCATACTTCGTTAGGCTACGAAGTCAGGACTGATGAAGTCGAATTATCCTTCTTTGGCGAAGCTTTAACACACATAATTTAATCTGTTGAACCGGTATCTTCTGAAGGTATATTTTCTTCCGAAGGACTACGTAGTCAGGACTCCTTCCTGCCTCCTGCCTCCTGCCTCCTGCCTCCTGCCTCCTGCCGTAGGAGGCAGGAGGCAGGAGGCAGGAGGCAGGAGGCAGGAGGACTGCCATACTTCGTTAGGAGGAGAAGTCAGTCCTTCCTCCTGCCGTAGGAGGCAGGAGGAAGGACTACGTAGTCAGGACCGCTATTTAATAATTGACGTATTTTACGAAGTTTATTTAATCCCTCTTCGGACGAAGTACCGTAGGCAAAATGTAATTTTTTGTCCATAATTTCTATAGCTTCCTTAAAATATAAAAAATCTATATATTTATAACCTACTACTGGATATTCCAGAGATAACAGAGTCGGTAAGAATTTATCTTTTAAATCTGACAATTTAGTAACTAAAAAATATATCCCTTCTCTATTTTCAGTTGTATACCCTCCTGCCATACTTCTGGCGTAGCACAGAAGGCAGGAGAAGTCAGGCACCCAAAATATTTTACAAAATATTCAAATAAGTCTTTATCTCTTATATGTTGAGATAGTGAAAATCTCAACTGTACTTGATATCCTGTTTTTACATACGCAGATTTATGATGATAAAACTACCCTCTGCTGAAATAAACCCTGCTTCCTTCCTCCTACGGAAGGACTGCCGTAGGAGTAGTCAGGACTCCTGCCATACTTCGTTAGAAGGCAGGAGAAGTCAGTCCTTCCTCCTACGAAGTCAGTCCTTCCTCCTACGAAGTCAGTCCTTCCGTAGGAGGAAGGACCCACTTCTCCTCCTAACGAAGTATGGATCCTACCAGGCAGGGAGGAAGGACTGCCTTGGCCTGCCACTGCCATCCATCCTTGGCCTGCCTAGCGAAGCTATGCCTTGGCCTGCCTAGCGAAGCTATGCCTGCCATCCTGCCTACTACGAAGTCAGTCCTTCCGTAGGAGGAAGGAGGAGGAGGAGGAGGCAGTCCTTCCTGCCTCCTACGGCAGGAGGACTGCCTCCTACGAAGTCAGTCCTTCCGTAGGAGGAAGGAGGAGGAAGGAGGAGGAGGAGGAGAAGCCATCAATTAGTGGCGTGCCTACTAGTATTAAATTTTGAGGTAAAGTTAAATCAGGTATTCTTAGCTCATTTTCTGACACAAGATCAGGAAAGCCTGCTTTTAATTCATCAGTAAGACCTTTATTCATTAAAGCTTTTATAGAGACTAATTTTAGTAAACCTTCCTTTGTTAAGTGTTCTTTGTTGTTTATTAAAAGAATAGCTTTTTTAAAATATAAAAAATCGAGATTTTTTTTAGTTATTAACGGATACTTATTAAAATGTTCTATTAGAATGAATAATTCTTTTTGAGTGCGTAGCTACCACACGGTATTGTATTCCGTCTTTTCCTCTAGAATAGACTTTTCCTATACCTAAAGTAGATTGGATATTTTTTAATATATTTTAGTCTTTCTTATGTAACCCTATTGAAAATACGTAAAGAACTCTAGCTTTTTTATTATCTTTTTTATCTATATCTCTAATACTTACTGAAAATGAACCTTCCCCTATTCCCGGAGGGAAAAAGCAAACCCTGTTATAAATCAGGGATTTAACTTCATAGATGTATCTAAACTACTCAAAGATTTCGTGTGATAAGATCTTATAGATAAATCCTTTAATGAATAAGGTTGAATCACATAAGTTTGAACTCTATATAGTTCTAGTTTCTCTCCTAACGAAGTATGGCGCCATACTTCGTTAGGCTACTGAAAAGGAAAACCTAGAAAATATAAAACCAAGAAAAATGTAAGTAATATTTGTGATATTTTTTATATACACAACTTTTAAAATTAATTCCTTTTTTTTAGACTGTAGAGTACACCTTAAATGCATTAAAATATTAATGCATCAACTACCGTCTACTCGTTGCTCTTTTACAGTAAAGCCATTGACTAATACTGACTTAGATCCGCGATTGCCTATTGTTATTTTTTATTTTTACCTGCAGCGAAGTAACCACCAAAGTAGTAAATTTTAATCCCTCCTCCTACGAAGTCAGTCCTTCCGTAGGAGGAAGGATGCCTTCCTGACTTCGTAGGAGGCAGGGATCGCCACCGTAGGGGTATAAAAAGCGCGAGCTGGTGGCCCCTTCGTCAGGTCTAAGCAGCGTAGCTTCCTTGGAGGCCTAGAGCAATAAAAAATAAATCATCTTTAGACTTATTACCATACCTGAGTGATTAGTTCAGCCACATATAGTCTTTCGGCTATAGCTTGGTATCTAAAGCTTTAAGGGGTCCCCGGAGTTTGATAGTTTATCCCAAATGTTTAGTCGTGTATTTTTTTTTTAACAATAGGATTTTTATTAATAATTACCAATATACCGCATAAAACAGCGAATAATGAAATAATATCTAATATATCTGTTATATAACCATTTGTGTATGTTTCATGTATAATTAATAAATTCTTCATATTTGTATTTTATATATATTACCTTCGCAAAGGATTACTCACAAGAGTACTCAGATTTGAACTGAGAATTTGGAGGTTGAAGCTCCCTATTTTACCCTTAAATTATACTCTTAAAAAAGCATACCACGGAAAAGAGGTGATTCGAACACCCATGTGTATAAACACAATATTTAGCAAATATCTTACCCTACCTATGGCTACTTTTCCTTAACTATAACCTTTATAATACTATTTTCGAATTAAATCGGGTTCGAACCGACATCTACTACTGTGACAGAGCAGTCCTTTACCAATTAAGTTACTAATTCCTAAAATTTTTAAAAGTTATTTAAAATACAACCAGTCGGAATCGAACCGACAACCTTTGGTTGGAAGCCAAACATTTTACCGTTAAACCATGGTTGCTTAAAGCAAGATTAGAACTCGTATAACAATAATTAAAAGTCATTTAAAATATAACCAGTCGGAATCTAACCGACAACTTTAGGCTAGAAGCCCCTTATTTTACCGTTAAATCATGGTTGTTTAATTTGAGGTATACAAGATTCGAACTCGTATAGGTGTGATTAAAAGTCACAAGCATTACCTTTATGCTAATACCCCCTTTTTTTAATTAATATAACGCCTCTATGATGAATCGAACATCTATCATGATCCTATAATCATTAAAATCTTAACTTAAAAGAATTAATTACGCCTCCGAGATGAATCGAACATCTATACGTACATTAACAGTGAACTGCTCTACCTTTGAGCTACGGAGACTTAAGATTTGTTCTGATTTATCATAAACCTTAAAAATTATATACTTACAAAATATCTCCTAATTATTAGCTTTCAACTATTTTAATAGTAACTAATTTACCTTCCTCTTTAAAACTAGAAGACATATGATTTTCTGATACAATAAAAGTTCTTCCTTCTCTTATTTCATAGTTAGAGGGCTGAGTTAAGAATTTATCAATCTCTATCATAAGTTGGTTACGATCTATTTTAGTTGTATTTGAAGTAGATAATCGGCCATTACTCATTTGGCTAACGATTCTCTCTATTAAAAATCGACCTTCAGGTAAGTACTGAAACCCTTTTTGTGCTGCTCCTTCCTCCTGCCATACTTCGTTAGAAGTCAGTCCTCCTCCTCCTGCCTTCTAACGAAGTATGGATCCTACCAGGAAGGAAGGAAGGACTGCCATACTTCGTTAGGCTACGAAGTCAGTCCTTCCGTAGGAGGAAGGAGGAGAAGTCAGGAGCCACCACCCTGTTAATCAGTTTTTAATTATTCTATAATGATTAATAGGCATAGTGTAATCAATTCTTTTAGTGTTCATCTTATCTATAATACCTAAAACTAGAGGCTTTAACGTTTTTAGATCTCTATTTGGTGAGGCGGCCACTCGTTATAAACCATGAAAGCTTGTTTAAAACCTAAAAAATATCTTTTTTTTATTCCTCACCCTCCTCCTTGGCCTGCCACTGCCTCCTCCTCCTCCTGCATCAGTAGTCCTTCCTGCCTCCTGCCTCCTGCCTCCTGCCTCCTGCCTCCTACGGCAGGAGGCAGGAGGCAGGAGGCAGGAGGCAGGAGGACTGACTTCGTAGGAGGAAGGATGGCAGGCATAGCTTCGCTAGGCAGGCCAAGGCAGGATGGATGGCAGGAAGGGGGTAGTCAGTAAAACCAACAAATCATTCTATAAATTCGGATGATAGGGAAAATTGTTCCTTACTATCTTTCTTAACTTCTACTAAACCGTTTAACTCTAAATTATTTATACCGGAACCTCCTAATCCTTCGCATACGGATGAAGAATATTTTACACTATAATTTGAAAATGAGGATTTAGCTTAGTACAGTCCGGGTAGACCCAGAACCCTACCAGAACTTTCTTTCGTTCCTAACGTTAAAAGGATAATGTTCGCTTATAAATTTTGAATTTTCATTCTTTTCATAATAAAACGTTAGGATTTGAACCTAAATAAATTTTATCTATATGAGCTTGCGCCCCCCTTTCGTGGCGCTGACGCTTTACACACAGGACTTCCTCCTACGGCAGGATGGACGTCCTCCTACGTAGTGCTTCGCTACGAAGTCGGCAGGGCATAAGAAAATTTTATAAACCAGTCTCGTTTAAGCATAATAATTATCCAACAATTACAGCAATGTTTTGGTAAATATCTACCATAAATTATTAAAAGTTTTATGTTTAGCTAATTTACAACATTAAAGTAGAAAGCTTTATTGTAATATTAATTTAACTTTGTTTAAGGGAAGGGATATTAACAGTATCAAGCTCTACCTTTGAACTATAGAGGCTTATTTTTAGGAGACAAGAGATTCGAACTCTTAAAAGTATATTACTACTGAGTTTACAGCTCAGCCCTTCTTACCAATAAAGGAACCCTCCTTGTATATCATAATAGAGTCAGATTTTTTTTACAAATAATTTAACTACACTCTGCTTATTACATTAAAGTTATTAGGTTTAATATAATATATTTAGCCTAATATATGCTGCTGCTGCTGCTGCTGCTGCCTGCCATACTTCTGGCGTAGCACAGAAGGCAGGAGAAGTGGGCCAGCCAGCCAGCCAGCCTGCCAGCCAGCCAGCCAGCCAGCCAACCAACCAGGAGGAGGAGAAGCAATCCTTCCTTCCTTCCTGCCATACTTCTGGCGTAGCACAGAAGGCAGGAGGAGGAGGACAGCATGAATTCTTCACAAGCGAGCTAAAGAGTTTGAGATTTTCAAATTTTAGTGGCGGCCACCCTTCGTAAAATTACCGCTAGGGTATACTGGGCTAATAAAAAAAAATATAATTATATTTTTTTTATAAGGAGTGGTGGCTCCTTCCTTCCTGCCATACTTCTGGCGTAGCACAGAAGGCAGGAGGAGGAGGACTGCCTTGGCCTGCCTAGCGAAGCTATGCCTGCCTTGGCCTGCCTAGCGAAGCTATGCCTTGGCCTGCCTAGCGAAGCTATGCCTGCCATACTTCGTTAGGCTACGAAGTCAGTGGCAGGCCAAGGAAGGAAGGAAGGAAGGAAGGAGGAGAAGTCAGGACTCCTTCCTTCCGTAGGAGGCAGGAAGCCACCGATTTGAAGATTAGAGATTCGAACTCTATTGAATGTAATTGATATGGTTCAACCGTCAGACCTACAAACGGAACCTTCCTGTTTTTTTTTGTTCAATTTTATAAACCCCGTGCAACTTCCACTACACGAACTGTATTTCGACTTAACACTAATTAGAGTCGCGCATACGAAGAATTCTATTATAAGATTTAAATCCGGTCATTTATGTACTTTAAATAAAAGAGCAAACTTATTGCGCCAACTTTTTTCAGCATGCGACGAGTGATTAGTACCAATCCGAAGTAGGATTCACCGTGACATGGTGATTCACGATTACTAGCAATTTCTTATTCATGCAGCCGAATTTCAGGCTACAATCCATTTTCCATATTTTATCCTATTTTTTGAGATTAGCTTAAATTCGCATTTTGGCTTCTCTTTGTCTAGGAGTAATGTGGCACGTCTATCATGGAGAATCAAATTTAACATACAATTATTGAAAACTAAAGGTATTATTCTTAAGTTGCGCTTTCCTAAGATTACACCTCTAGCTAGAACTTTATCATTTTCTTCTAAGATTCATACCTTCTGTTATTTTAACTATTTTATCTAAACCTTCTATATTTAAATGCTCTTTATTTTTAACTAACTCTGCTACTCTTACAAAATCCTCAAAATCAGATTGTTTTACCCCAAGAATAGGATATTTACTGAAAAAGGGGATTACTTTATTTTCTATGTCTGAATTATTTTTAATTTGAAGCAGAGCTGTATTATTTTCTTCATTACAATGTATTTTAATTTCTTTATTAAGTTCGTTAAAGTATAGAGAATTTAAGTAATATGTCATACCTTTTAAGAGATCTTTATCTCTTATATGTAAACAAGTACCAAATATTAATCTTACTCTTTTACCTATTTTACTTGTACTTTTTTCTATAGAAACACTAAACGAAGAATCACCTGTGGCAAACCCTGATACTCAAAAAGGATCAGGTATACCTAGGAAATTATATTCAGGTCTAATGACCGGGACAATACTAGGAAAAGCCTCTTTTAATTCATTAGGTAGACCTTTATTTAAATTAAATTTTAAAGATAAAATCTTTTCTAAACCTACTTGTGTTAAATGCTCTTTTTCTTTAATTAAATTAAAGCATTGTTCAAATAGTAAAAAATCAGAATATTTAGCACTAACTAATGGATATTTTTTAAAATGGTCTATTATTACTTGTAATTCTTCTATATCACTAACTCTAAATAAAACAGTGTTGGCATTGTTTTTTCTAACTACACCTACGCCTAGAGTTTTTTGAATTAGTTCTATTAACAGTAGATCTTTCATGTGTACATGAATAGAAAAATAAGCTGAAACTCTTCACTTTAACTTATTATTTGTATTTTTATAAATAGAGATAATAAAAGAAGATTCCGCATCTGAAAATCCTGTAATAAATCAAGGATTCAGTACTTGATTCTTAGATATAGTAGAATAAGTTCTATTCAATAATTGGTTAGTATGGATTTTGACTTGATAATTTCTTTCGAAACCCATTAGAGTACACCTTAAACTTCTATTAGGAGTAGCTAATTTATTTAGAAGTCAACTACCGTCTACTCGTTGCTCTTTTACAATTACAGCTTTTTGGCTTGCAGGTATATTTAAGCATGTAATTGACTTAGATCCGCGATAGCCCATTTCTCTTTCGATCATCTTTTGACTTATTACCTTACATGAATAATTACTTCATCCACTCATATATTTTCATACATGGTTTGGTACCAAAAGTTTTAGGGTGTCCCCGGAGTTTGATAGTTTTAGCCAACGTAGTACTTTCCGTAGGTACATATCAGCCCACAATATTAAGGCCATGATGACTTGTCTTATTCCCTTTTGTTCTAACAACTGTAGCGTATCAGAAAAATGCTCTATATTAATAGTTTATAAATAAAGCCAGGGTATTTGTTAATTCCACGGACGAATCCGCAATTTCACAACATTAACTGAAAACAGCCGTGCAACACTTGTATTATTAATTAATATTAATAACATTCAAATTGTGGTAAGGTTTTTCGTGGATCATCGAATTAAATAGTCAAGATAGGTAGATCTTCTCAGATTTTCCCCCTTTAAGAACCGTACGTGCGATTTTCACCGCATACGGCTCAAGCATAAATTTTTTACAGGAGAAAAACTCCAAACAGTAGAGTATAAAAACTCTAGTGTCAATTTACACCGTGTGTTAAGTCTGCTATATTAAGAGCCCATATACTAAATTTATATTATATATATGGTTATAAATCTTAATAAGCTTAAATGTATAATTATATTACTGTGTAATACCTTGGTTTAATATTTTTAGTTATTCTTATCTGTACGACCTGTATTCATACCAGCTTTAATTACCCTAATTTTATTTAATCCTTCTTCAGTTAAATGACCTTTAGCTTCCATAATTTTAAAAGCTTCGTTAAAATCTTTTAAATTTAAAAGTTTGGATCCGAGTAAAGGATATTTATTGAAGAAAGTCAGAATTTTACTTTCAAGGGAAGACCTTGAAGTAACGGTAAAATCCGCAGCAAATCCTGCTCTTTTTTCAATTCTACCACAACCGAAGAAATTCTTTATCAACTCTAATAGTTGAATATCTCTAGAATGTTGAGTTATTTTAAATACCAATTGTACAGCTCAACCTGTTTTGGATTTTGGAGATTTTCCTATATTAATATAGAAACATGACTCTCCTTCACAAAACCCTGCCAATCAAGCAGGGTCTGAAATAAAAATAGGGTTAAACTTAGATCTTTCTACCGGTACAACTTTAAAGTTATCAAGTAATTTTCTAGATAAACCCAGATTCAAGGAAGATTTTATATTAATTATTTCTTGTAAACCTTTTAATGTCAAATGCTCCTTTTTATTTATAATTTGAACTATCTTTACAAATAAATAAAAATCCACTTTTTTTTGAGTGAGTAAAGGATATTTTTCAAAATGAGGTAGAACAAAATTAATTAATCCTTCTATATTTGATACTTTATACTTATAAGTATCATCTTGAGGGTTATAATATATATTACCTATATTACCCATAGTTTCTTGTAAGAGATTCAATAACAATCTATCTTTTACGTTTAAAGCTAATTCAAATGAAGCTAAAACGAAATAACCTAAATTTCGACTATCATCTTTTACAATTTGTACAACAAAGCAACCTTCTGCATCGACTAATCCTGTCATGAATCAAGGATTAACTAAAGAACGCTCTACTGTATGCAAACTACGAGTAAAAATAGGTTTATGTATACTTATTAAACCTACACGGGTATTTACCCGATTACATGAATCTGACTTTACTTGTATAGAATTCGATTTAGTATGATGTAGACCTTCGACTTTTATCCCCAAATAAGTAACAACAACTAAAAATAAAAAAAGTATTGTTAATAAATATAACATTATTGTACAAAAAAAATAAAAAAAAAAACTTCCTATTACGATTAAACTAAAATCACGTAGTTGTATACAATACAACACGAAAAAAGAAACATTCAGTCGCTTGCGCAAACAAAGATATAACAATGTCTTACAATATGTTTAACTCATAAAAGAAATATCCATAACTAGATAAAAAACAAGGCTGTGGCCGCCACCGTAGGAGGCCGCCACTAATTCTTTGCATGAAAATACAGTTAACTCATATTCAAGCTAAGATAAATTTAATTTATAACAAGAAAAGGCTCACTTAATTCTCGGCAAGATTAGTACATTCTAAATATGAGATGTACTATATCCAATACTAGTCCTTATTTTCTAACTTAAATAAAAATATCTTGCCTTATATATTAACATAATATATCGCAATACATAATATAATATTCTTCGCTTCTTTTGCCGAGCTTCGCTCCGCAGGAGCCTAGCACAGGCGCTAGTCCTGGGTGTAAAGCGTCAGCGCCACGAAAGGGAGTAAATTCGGTATTATTTTTTTTTGTCGCGATTTCATGCTAGATGTGATCGCTTTAACATTTAAACCTTTATCTTTTCCTTGATTAAGTTATACACTAATCAGGATAAGCATTTGCTTTTTTAACTCCTCCTTTCCCCCGTACCGGATATAACTACTTCAATCTATTTAGATTTTATAAGTTCATGGCTATCTTATTTAACATGCAAATAAATAAGATATTAATCTAATCTTTTAGAATTCATACTTTCCTTTATAGTTCTAATTTTCTTTAACCCCTCCTTAGTCAAATGTTCTTTTTTTTTTATAATTTCTGCTGCTTGGCAGAATTGTAAATAATCCTGATGTTTTACCCCTTGTAAAGGATATTTTGATAAGAAAGGGATAATTTTATTTTCTATATCAGAAAATTTGGTTACTATAAAACGAATCACTTTTTCTTCATATATACGTCCACAATCAAAAAATGCAGGTAATAAATTCATTAATTGTAAATCTCTAGAATGTTGAGTTAAAATAATCTTTAATCGTACTTTTTCTCCTAATAAAGAATCTGAAGATTTATATAAGTCGATATAAAAACAACCCTCTGCGGAAATAAAACCTGCAAATCAATTAGGGTCTACTTTTTTTAAGCTAGTTAAGATAGGAGTCGAGGGCCTATTACTTATTAAATTAGGAAAAGCTAAATTTAATTCGTCTGTAAGCCCTTTATTCATAGATGCCTTAATTTTAACTAATTCTTGCAAACCTTCAGAGGTTAAATGGGTTTTCAATGTCATCATCTCAAATGCCTGCTTAAATAGAAGAAAATCTCCATATTTTTGAGTAAGCAAAGGAAATTTATCCATATGCTCTATTACTATACCTAAATCGTCAATTCTATTGACAACGTATATACAGGTATCTTTATGAGAATAAATATTACCTACTCCTCATTGCGATTTTAAAGACTCTAACAAGTTAATATCTTTGACGGCAAGAGTAATTTGAAATATTAATCGAGCGGCCCATCCTAGTTTAGATTTAGGGTTTTTTACCACCATTAATCTGAAAGAACCCTCCCCATCTATAAACCCTGTTATAAATGCAGGTTGCAAGGTAACAACTTCAGTATGTATATTTAAAAGTGAAAGTGTTCTAGAAGAAAAATATCTATTTGTTTGTTTAGCAAGGATTCAGACTTTTAAGATTGATGGTTGAACCATCAATCCTGAACTTCAAGGTACCATGGCTAGGGTAGACTTGTAAGTTCGATTTCTTTCGAAATTATTAAGAGTACACCTTAAACTTCTATTAGGAGTAGCTAATAGAAGTCAACTACCGTCTACTCGTTGCTCTTTTACAATTGAAGGCTTAAATTGGCGTGTACCTATGGTAAAGCCCGCAATTGATTTAGATCCGCGATAACCCATTTCACTTTCGATCATTTCTTGACTTGTTACCTTACCTGAGTAATTATTTCAGCCACTAATGTATTTTCATACACCGCTTGGTATCAAGAATTTTAGGGTGTCCCCGGAGTTTGATAGTTTTAGGCACAAATGTGATTTCCTAAATCACGTCGCACCTCTTTAATGAAAAAAATATCTCTAAAGAATTTCTTTATATTTCATTACTGTAGATAAAGGGGTTACCAAGTTCATATATTAACACAAATAACGTAAGATTTAGGAAAGTAGCTTTACTTCGATGGAAATATGATTTCTCTAATAGATTAGTATGTCAAATCTATCATCTTCCATAATATATTAATATACCAGCACGAAGCGTCTTAGCTACTTTGACTTTCGCTTTCCATGTCTTACTTACACTAGCTCCTGGAAGGAAATATGTGAAACACTTTTATTTCCTTACATTCTCATTCAAGATAGGCTACATTGTCCCTAAAGCTTCACACAAATCATTGCTAATTTGCATGTCTAGGTAGTGTTAGGTAGAGAAAGTACCTAGTGGAATTTCACCACATTGTTAATATACGCTTCTTGTCGCACACATACTTCACTGCTGGTGTCAGAAACGGCCTAGTGATTCAATTCTGATTAACAAAGGGTTACTACCAGTGTGTAAATGGCAATCTACCTCTTTTAAACGCGCACATGCGCGGTATAGAAAAATCCTTCCCCCTTACGAGCCGTTTCCAAAACTCGTTACAGAATCCGACTGTACATTCGGACAGACATTTCAGCCTAGCCCCGGTGAACCAGTCTGTAGCGACATTTACAACTGCCGACGGTCTTAGGTCTAATGGTTTAACCATTAAAATATAGCTTTCGCATAATTTAGGACACCTTTAACCGTTTTCACCATAATTTGTCTATAAGTATAAAACTATTTGATTGTAATCTTGCTTAGTTTCTCATTCTGATTATTTATTACTGAATACTTCGATTCTTTTAATATCAGAACACACCTTATAGAGTAGGGTTCGAACCTACGCTGCTATTCTCATACACAAAACAAAAAACTTTTTTTATTCTACTCTAATTAACCAAAAATTTAAGAAGAAGAAAGCACACTAGTTATCACTTCCTTGCCTAGTTTGGTACTGTTGTTTAACCTATTATAACTTTATGTGTAAAATAATAGAGTTAAATAAGAGCTAACCTAGCATTACCTTATCTTTTAAATTTTTTCAGGAATTAATAACCATGTGAGTTGGCGCCCATTAAATAGACTATCCCTTTTCCTTACGAGAGCTATTTCTATACTCTCGTTATAGAGTTTCGACTGTACATTCGCGAGCATTTCAGCTCTACGTAGGCGATCCAGTCTGTAGCGACATTTACAACTGCCGACGGTCTGAGGTTATAATTGTACCAAGATTAAAAAGCACCCTTTGGGATGATTTTAGGATACCTTTAACCGTTTTCACCTTTTGCTATAAACCTAATTATCTATTTGGTTGTAACCTTCCCTAGATATACTGTTTTACTATTGCATATTTTACCTAATGTGGATTTACTTATTATTAAGAAACACTGGAACTCTCTTTATTTTATAACCCTTATATTCAGCCTGAGCTGTATTTTCTAATATATTATCATTTATATGTCTCTTTAATGTTCTGAATCCTACGTTTAAAATTTTTAAAATATCACTAAAGGAATCTAAAATTAATATTTCTCCGTTCGGTGTAATTACTTCATATACACATAGGGATCTATTAATAAAGACTTTACCTGTATTAATTTCAAGCAATCTACCATCTTTAAGATGCTCTAAAGTAGGTAAAGCTTCCCGAATGATATTTCTTTCTTCTTGAGTAAGAGGATTTATTGATCCTTTATTCAAATTTGTAGTTAAACGATAACTATTCATGGTATAAGATAATCTTAATATTAACGCTCTAATTTCCTCTATTTTATGTGAACCCTTAAATACAGCTTCACAAATAAGTTTTCAATCGAGAAAATCTTGACCTTTTTTTGTGTTAAATTTTACAGTACTGAAATAAGGTATTAAAAAGTTATGTAACACTCGAATATTTTTAATTATTAAAAGAGCACTAGGCTTTGTCTTCTGCTCATTAATAGAAAATACATTAAATGATGAGCTCTTTAAGACATATATAGAATACTTGTCAAAACCTAAACTATTAATCAAAAAATCTTTAATACTTTCAAGTAAAAAAAGTTGAGCGCTAGAAAGTTCAATTGAAAAACTAGGCTCTATGTCTGTTCTAGATATGAAAAACGATCCTTCAGCTTCTATAAAACCCAGTAACCAGCTTTTGGTAATACCCGTTTTATTTGTATGTAAGCTAAATATATTGTTGTCCAAACAAGTACGTTGTTTATTCATTGAATTCTTTAACCCGATTATTTGATCTATAATTATATTTTTATCAAGCTTATATAAATTTAAATCTCTTTCTTGATATAAAATAAAAGCCTTACGAAAATCCAAATAATCCTGATATTTAGTAGTATTAAGATTATATTTATCAAAAATAAAAATTAACTTATAGAGCCCTTCCCTATTAGTAACGGTAAACACACATACATGTACAGTACTCTTAACTGTAACAGTACCTATCCCTAATTTATCCTTAATATATTCAAGTACAGCTAAATCATCAACATGTAAGGCTATTGTAAACGCAAAATTAGCCCCTCTCACTTGAGTTTTAGCTGTATCACTATACTTAACTTGAATTTGAAAGTTGGATTCCCCATCTGAAAACCCAACAAATCATTGATAAAACTCATCAAAGTTTTTATCAATGTCTTCACAACTATTCAGAACTTTTCCTGTACTATACTTTCTTTTCTGCGAACTTGATGCATTCGAGAATGGAATTCGTTTAGAAAAGACAGATCGTACCTTTACCCCTGAGGTAAAGGCGTAAATAGATGGATTACTTGAGGGGAATCTACCCAAACTAAAGAAATAACTAATTAATATAAAAAATATATACTTTATTTGTTGTAAAACGTTAAGAACTTTTCAGCCGTAGGAATTCTTTTTAACAATATCCATTATCCCAATAAAATAATTAATAGTAAAATCTGTTCATAACGTGGGATTTACACCCACTAGGCAAGAAACTCACAACTTACCTTTAGTTTTTTGTTTATTTTTTTTTTCAGTTCCTGCGTTGCCACTTTACTCTTGAGGTGAAATGCTTACACTTTCATTTATAGACCAAGTTATTAAAAACCTAACCTATGGCATTCATCATTCTCTGCAAAGACTACTGGGGTACCTAATCCTGTTCGTTCTCTGTGCCTTCGTCCTTCAACGTCAGTTTTTACATAAAAGGTTGCCTTCGCCTTTATCAGTCCCCAAGGTATCAACGGATATAATCCCTACACCTCAAGTACTACCTCCTCACATAAAACTCTAGTAAAACTTACCTATACAAAGGAAAAATTTTACCGTCTAAGTACCCTTTAAACCTATTCAAGATGAATAACACTAGCCTCTTACGTATTACCGCGACTGCTGGCACGTAATTAGTCAAGGCATCAATCTGTTTATCGTCATTATCAATAAACATTTAGAATTTTATTCAATAAATCAATTTATAGACCTTTTATTCTACATTCCTCAAAGTTGCCAGTTCAGCCGTTAGGCCATTGACCAAAATTCCTCACTGCTGTACTCAGTTGCCTTGGGCTTTTTTCAGACCCAATGTGGTCGATCAACCGTTTCAGTTTCGACTACGAGAATTAAGGCTTGTTAAAGAAATCACCTTAACAACTACCTATCCCGACGATATTTCCTTAAGTCCTCTTAAAGCGGTAATACACCTTTTGAATATGAGGGATCTTTCCCTCTCTTTAAGGTAGGCCGGATATCTATACTCACCTGTTCACCACTTTTAATCAAATTATACATTAAATTAAACGTACGATTAGCATGTGTCAAGCACTTTGACAGCGTTCAATCAGAGCCATCACCAAACTCATCTTTATTTTTATGTTTTGATGGTAAAGTCCATCACTATAAATTTTTTGTTTTATTTATTTTTATATAAAGTTTCGGACAAAAGCAAGCTATTTCTAGAAAAGTTATGTCTTTCTAAATTATAGTTTTTATGTAAGCTTTGCATAGCTAGCTTTTAAATTATATATTTGGATAAAATTATCTATAAATTTATTGTATTTTCTATTATATACCTAAACCTTTCGCTTAAAGTAATTCTATACATACATATTGTTTTCTATAACTTTACTTAAATTCTTTTAAATTTAGTCTATTATTATCTCTAAAACCTTTTTTTTAAGTCTATACTTAAATCATCATGATGTTAATCATGATGATTTAAGTCTATATAGATTAGGATAAAATGTTCCCTCCACTAATCTTCAAATAAACAAATTTTTCTGTGCTTGCGCATAGCTGTGTGTTACAGTATAACAGATCTAAAGATATTGCAGTTATAAAATAACGTTTAAGTTTTGCGGAAATTTCAAATTTTTTCTCTATTAGATTTATAATTAAAATACTGGCTAGGGTCTCGGGCTGGATAATTATATTTAAGAAAGTCCTAAACTCACGCCTTACTTGAAGAGTCTAAATAGGGAAAAGCGGTTGAACTTTTTTGTACAAAATTAGCTTGGTAATCCAAAGCACGATAAATACGCCGACTATATTCCAGATTTACTAAGGATTTATTTGTTAAATTTGAAATGTAAATCTAGATAAAAAAAGTCTAAAATCAGTCTTGCCTTCCGTAGGACTGACTTCGTAGGAGGAGGAGGGCTGGTTTCTCCTTCCTGCCTCCTGCCTCCTGCCTCCTACGGCAGGAGGCAGGAGGCAGGAGGCAGGAGGACTGACTTCTCCTCCTAACGAAGTATGGCAGTCCTCCTGCCGTAGGAGGCAGGAAGGAGGAAGCACAACCTCTATAACTAAAAAAACTAGGAGGGGAGGGGGGGGGTTTCTCTGACTACGTAGGAGGCGACTTTCCCTCCTCCTACGAAGTCAGTCCTTCCGTAGGAGGAAGGATGCCTGCTTCAGCAAACATAGATGGAAAAATAAAAGAGTTTAAGTATAAACTAGTTCTATAAAAGAAAATTAATGTAAATCTAAACCATCCTTAATATAGTGTAGCGAAGCTAGGCCACCAGAAGATAAAACCACAAATACTTGAGCTTGTATGAATGCAATACCTAATTCCAAACCTGAAAAAGCAATAATAAAAGATAAAGGTATTAAACTTAAGAAAAAGAATAGAGATTTTTTTTAATTAGAGCGATATAAATATATATTTATATTATGAAGACTTTCTATAAAAATAGAGCATCTAGAAATTCGGCTAGAACTTTTAGAAAAGAAAATAATAATAAAAGAAACTTAGATGTTATAGAAAAATTACTTGAACCATTATCAGATCCATCATTATTATTACTCCCTCCATCTCCATCGCCACTACCTCCACTTGATACACCACCTGAACCACCTCCTTTTTTAACTATATCTTTAATTTTAGTTTAAATATTTGAGCCTTTATCTGAACCATTATTTGAATCACTAGATTCATCCTCAGAATCAGGTTCGTGGGCTCCTTCATATTCGTGGTCTCCTTCATATTCGTGGTCAGTTTCGGGATGGTCAGTTCCGGGATTGTCATATTTATCCTTTAGCTTGTCTAAACAATCTTTGGCATATTTATGAGCATCCTCTTCACTATAATCCATTTTGTGTGAGTTTTCATTTCTATATTGATCTACTTTGTCCTTTAGAAAATCTCGGTCGTCTTCCATTAATTGTTTATGATCAGAATCCTCCGTCATAGCACTAACTGAAGAGCTGAAACCTGGATCTTCTACTCCTACCATATCATTATATTCATCCCTTTCTAATTTCCTTTTTTTAAATTCTTTTACTACTGATCTTTCTGCATCAGCACACATCTTTTCTTCTTCGGGATTATCAGGATCAAGACCAAATTTCCTTTTTATCCTTTCACGAGCTTCTCTACGTACTTCATCGTTATGTGAATGACGATTCCCTAAAGCTGATGCATCAGATGCCATCCCCGCATCCTCAGAATCAGGCTCCTTACGATCAAAATAAAGAATATCATATAAGGGTGTATTGTCAATAATTCGTTGATTAAGTAGCGCAGAAATTCAGTAATCTATCGCTTGCGCAGCTTGCGCACAAAAATCTAAAAATATATTAATTTCATTTATTAATGAAGATCAAGCCCGTCCTTTATATAACCAGAAGATAAAACTACAAAAACCTGTGCTTGAATAAAAGCAATTCCTAGCTCTAGACCTGAAAATGCGATAATAAATGACAAGGGTATTAATCCTAGCAAAAAAAAAATTATCCCCCTTGTCATTATATTGTACGTAAAACCCGCTAATATGTTTAATAACATTTTGTCAGGACAAAATGTTGGCAGCTAATCTTAAACCTAAGGAGATATTTCTGGCTAAATATGATCGGCTGTACTCTTGACCAGTTTTTATTTTAATTATAAATATATAAAATCAGATTAATCTATAGTAGATTGGGATAACTAAGAAGATAGTGAAAAGATTCATTATTTACCCTTATTCCTTACTCCTATACTTCTGGCGTAGCACAGAAGTATGGCAGTGCTGACTTCTCCTCAAATATGAGGAAGCACTGACTTTGTAGGAGGAATATGGATAAGCAAGCTCCCCGTATAATTAAACTAATTTAAAAATATATCTTTTTCTAAAAGGATTAACACGTTGTTTTGCAAAATACCATGATATACTTGATTGGGATATCTTTAAAGCTTCAGCTGCTAAAGTAAATGAAGGATAAATAGTTACTTCATTTGTTTCAAGATCGGTAACCTCTATTCCCTTTGTACTTCTAGTAACTTTATTTTCAAGATTTTCTAGTTTAGATATACTATATCCTTTTAAGGTTTCTCTGCGAAGCAGGACTCCCGTTTTAGAAAGAAAATATCATAAACGCGCTCTAGATACATTCAAATATTTAGCAGCTTCTGTCATAGAAACAAATTCTTTTTTGGCGAAGCACACCTGTTTCAATATTATTTAATAAAACAGGCTGTTGAGGTAATGTAGTTACATTAGAAGATACTTGAGTTTCATTAGAACTTGCGTTAGAGCTAGATATTTTATATTTATTGTAAAGAGTACCTTTGGATAAATATTTACCCACTGTTATCCTAGATATACCCAAGTATTCTCCGGCTTCCGTCAGAGAGATAAATTCTTTTATATTCCCTGTTTCAGTATCAGTAACTGTAACAGGTTTTCTCAAGGTATTACCTAAACGCATATTTTCTATGTGCTCTTTATCTAAAGTTTTACCCAGTAAGATTTCCCTTTTGATATCACGAGTTGATTCTAAAACCTTTCTATTTTTAGAAGCTATACTAATTAGTTTTTTAGCGGCTTCACTATGTCTATATCCTAAAGGAGATCCTGCTACTTTTAATATATTGTATTCTGGGTTTAATGTATCAAAGTAGAATTGTTCTCTTTCAAGTAATATCTCAAGATAGCAATATTCTAAAATTTCTAATCTAAACCCTGAATACCCATATTTTAATAATGCCTTATAGATTCTTAAATTCCGTTTAGGATATGATAGATGATTATAATTAAAATATTGTTTAAATCTTGTACTTAAATTTGCGGATGAGCCTATATAACTTTTACCTGAATCTAAATTCACTCAACGATAAATACCTGTCCGGTCTTTATTATCACGAATTATTAATTCTTTTTCCTTATCAGGATTAAGATAAACTTTCACAGGTTCTAAGCTAGAAGATGTAAATATAGTTCTTTTACGTGAACATGTATAACTAACTGAAATATAAGACTGTTTAATTGGCGTTCTTATAATTTTATATTCCATAGTCTTAGTGTCCAAAGGGTAGTTATTAAGTATAAACATTAATTTAATAACTCAAGATTTTAGAAGTTGGTTACTGGTTTCTCTATATAAATAAACTGGCCAAGACTATACAGAAACATTAATTTGAGTTACTTATTTCTACTCAAAACCACTTTCATGGCGACTAGAGTACACCTTACAGTATTAAAAATACTGAAGAACCGTCTACTCGTTGCTCTTTTACAACTATAAAAAATTAAATTCTTAAAAATTGATTTAGATCCGCGATTATCCATTTCACTTTCGCTCATCTTATAACTTGTTACTATACCTGAGTAATTAGTTCAGCCACTTAAGTACTTTCGTACCTAGTTTAGTATTATAAGCTTTAGGACTTCCCCGGAGTTTGGCTCTTGTTCACAGAGTAACCTAATTTACTATATGAATTCAATTAAAACCAATAAAGGTAGTAAAGGCAAAGGACAACCAGCAGGCACTAAAAGAGAGAAGAACACTAAACCATGTCTCTGGAGCCCTAATATTGTTGCACCTAAAACTATAGTAAAACTTAAAGCAAATGTTAATACAAAATGACTAGTAGAAGCAAAACTGTAAGGACAATTTTATAAACCATATAGATTTATCAAACCGGACTATATCTTAATTACTTAATAATTATTGTAAAATTTAATTAAGTAACTTTTCACGTGTAGTCTCTAGGGAACCCGCTAGGTGATATGTTAGCGGTTTCCTGCTGATTGTTCATTGTTTCATCCTTTAAGATTTTTACCTATAGATTATTCTTATTGGTACTTAAGGCTTTAGAAGTTTCCAGCATATAGTGAGATTAGTAGAAATTTATCATTAATTATCTATGGTATTACAATTACCTAAACTATCTATTTTTTATTAATTTATTCTTTAATTAATATTCTTTTTGTATTCATATTATTTTTAATTGTTCTTATTAAACTAAATCCTTCTTCAGTTAAATGATCTTTAGATTTAATTAATTTAGCTGCTTTTACTAAATCTAAGTAATCTTCCTTTTTTACACCTAATAAAGGGTACTCTTTTAATAAAGGTATTATTTTGTCATTTATATCTGAAAAGGTTGTAACTAAATATTGTCCTTCGTTACGTGAAGGTGATTTATAATATCTACCACAATTTAGATAAGTTGTAAAGCTATTTAATAATAATTCATCTTTAACGTGTTGAGTTATTGAAAATCTTAAACTCACGTTAGCTTTATTATTATTTTCTTGAATTATAATTTGAAAACAAGCTTCTGCTTCTATAAATCCTCTAACTCAATTAGAGTTTCTTATATTAGCCTTATCTAAACTTGGTCTAGTTATGGGTTCTCTAAAGACAGCAGGGAAAGATTCTTAAAATTTTACAGGTAAACCTCAATTTAATGCTGATTTTATACGAACTATTTTTAATAAACCTGTACTCGATAAATGTTCTTTATTGTAAATTAAATTTATAGCTTGTTTAAATAAAATATAATCTGCTTGTTTTTGAGTTATTAAAGGATATTTGTCAAAATGATCTATAATTACTTGCAAATCATTTAAAGAACTAACACGATATTGTATAGAATCAATACCATGTTTATATATTTTACCTACATTAAAAGTTCTCTGTATTGCCTCTAATAAATTTAGGTCTTTATTATGTAAAGATATACTAAAGATAGGTTTAACTTGTCAACCTGTCAATCTTCTACTATCTTTAAATATAGAAACAGAAAAACAACCCTCTCCATCTACAAATCCTGTAATATAATCAGGATTAAGATAGAAAGTATTTTTATTATTAAAACTGTATCTTACTTGATTTTTAGATATTTTGTAGCTAATATTGCTCCTTCCGAAGGCAGGAGCGAAGCCTTGATAATATGAAATTGAAGAATATAATTTTTTTAATAGATTGTTTGAGATAATTAATCATGAATTTATAAGGCACCTTTGTCGACTTTTAAACATATATTGATTTTTATTCAAATTAGTAGCCGTAGGCTTGTGATTTATAAATAATAAAGGGTAATATTTATATGACATATTTAATACTCAGGGTTGGCAGGCTTTTTTTCCTCCTACGAAGTCAGGCAGGACTACTGCGCATATTGTCTTTAATAACATTAATTTCTGCTAATCCTTCTTTAGTAAGATGTGCTTTCGATTTTATTAATTCTGCTACTTTTACAAAAGAAATGTAATCTTGTTGTTTAGCACCTAATAAAGGATATTCTTGAAACATAGGTATAATTATATTATATATGTCTGAAAAGACAGAAACAATGAAATATACTTCTTTACGGTTAGATGATGATAAATATCTTCCACAATTTAAATATCCTACTATGCTTTTCATAAGGTCTTTTCCCTATATATCTATGCAATTCTGCCATTTCCACATCTTCTAACGGTTTTGAATCTAATAAATTTCATTTATTTTCTTCAAAGTTAAAAACACCGTTTTCCTTTTCTGTCGTTATTATCAATCTTCTATTGTCAAAGAACAAACGAAATGTTTGGTCTTTGAGTTCAACCGTAACGTGACCACCTCGTTTATATATATCTAAAGCAGATCTCAAACGCTTGTTAATGTAAATAACCTCTTTATTATCACTCTTTAACCCTTCTCTTAATAATTTGTCCATTTCTTCCATGCTGTATAAATGTCTTTGAAATCCAGTAGATGCTACCAATTCATTACCACCACCACCTGTACTAAACTGACCTCTGGTTGTTCAACTACTAATACCAACTCCTTCCTTTTTCTTTTCATAACCTGTTGGATCCCCAAATAAATCTTTTCTACCCTTTCTAAACATATTCAATAAATTAGTTGTTGATGACGGTAAATTTAGAAGTTTTTTCTCTAAGTCAACAATATCCGTTATAAAACCGTCTGTTGTAACTGAAACTACCTTTCCTTCTAATTTTTGTATGTTATGAAGTGTTTCTCCTATAACACTTCGAATAAACGCTGTTATTCAACTTGCTAAAATAGGATTTGATAAATCATTACCCTCCATTCTTACTGTTCTATTTAACCTAATATCATATTTCATTTTATTAGATATACCCCGACAAATTAGTCCGTAAATAGCATTTGCTAACTCCTTAAAAAGTAAATTGTTAATACTTTTTGCAACTTCGTTTGACCTTTTTGATTGCAATTCTTTTATCACCGCGTAGAACGTAGAAAGGTCTCATTAACAATTCCGCTTGATCTTTTTGCTCTTTAGTCAATTCTTCCTTAGGATCTTTTGATGCATATTTTTTCATGGGTATATAACAAATTTCCTTAAAAATTATTTCACAACATTGTTCCAAAGCTAATATGTACTCAGGACCTGTCAAATGACATTCACCTTCTAAAGGATATACTGTAGTTGTTTCATCTACAAAACATGGTATTGAAGGGTATTTTGTATCTTTTGGAAACTTAAATTTCCCTTGTATACATGTATAAGAACGAATTATATCAATTGTATCAATTTTAGCTAATTCTTCTTTAGAAATGATTCTTGCGTTTTTATAATCAGGATCACCCATCAAACTCATCCCTGAAGTATAGGCGCTAGTTAGATCATAATCAACCCACTTAAAAGAATCATCAATCCCATACATAAAACTTTCATTTCTACCACCTTTGTAACTAGCTATGTATTTACTAATATGATGCCCAACATCACCCACAGAAAATAACCCCCTAGGCGTTTGTGTTTTTGCTGAATCATTTATTAAATACTCTGGGTTTATTTGATAACCTTCATAATTATTAAGTTGTCAAAACTTTCTTAAATGACTAGAAGAAAGCATTGACAATGATAATGGAACTCCTATCATACCCAACTTAAATGCAAATTCCTCCATATAAACACCGTGTAATAAAGCTATTTTTGCATCTTGTATAGCATAATCCTTAAACAAGTTAAAATCCTCTACTAAAAGTTTATCCATTTTTGTTATTCAATCACCTATATCTATTTTAGGAAAATCATACATTTTTCCTAAAGCGGCTAAACTGTTACTAGTACCGGGACACAATAACATTGCGTCCCTCATAATAACATTTATATCACCAACTAAATAAGGTTTTTTCAAACTTACCATTGATTTATTCACTATATCGAAGTCATTTTTAAAGACTTCATAATCTTTTAAAATACTTAAATCCGCTGCTGTATAATGACCTACAAAATAATTATTTCTAGTTAAGGTAACAGAAACTTTTTCTGGGGTAAAAGTTTGTTTATACGTTCTCTTAAACTTTTTACTAAGTACCTTCGGTTTTTCTATAGGTATTATAGATTCTAATTTTTCTACAGAATCTAAAGTCTCTACAGACTCTTTAAAGTGTTGACTAAAGTCAACAACTTTCTTTACATTTATTTCAGTAGTTTTTATACCCTCTAATTTTTTATCACTTTTCACACCCTTAACATCCTCAACTAGATCTTCAAGATCAACCAGATCAACCAAATCATTGTTAAAAATCCTTTTTAACAACTCATATACCTCGCCCAACTTTACGTCTAAATCGTTTTTAGACATTGAGTCTGATTGATTAACTAATTCTGTTAATGAAACACCTTTAGCCACATCTAGAGAAAATCAAGTTTTTAACAAGCTTTTATCAAACATAAAGAACATGTTATCATTCTTCTCTGTAAAAGGTATACCCTCTTTTATTAAACCGTTTACTAACTTTTTAATGCTTTCATCATAACTAGGGTAAAGAAGTTCTCTAACAAATTTTATATTGATGTTTATTAAATCATTTATATAATTTACATTTAATTTACCTCCTAACACCTCTTCTAGAGGTTTGTATGAAACATTACTTAAGGTATTTACCGACCTCATTCTATAAATATCAATCACAGAAGGAATTTTCATCACAACTCTGGAAACCACTGCTAATTGAACCGATAATAGTTGATTTCTTATACCCTCTAAGTATTTATATTCGGTATCAAAACCGGTGTAAGTGTTTAACAAAAAACTGATTCCACCTTTTGCCAAACCCTTTTTGATATAGGATCTCAAAAAACTTTTGAGATCCTTACCAACAACCTTTAAATAACTATTTTTGTCGTTTTCAATAACATAAAAAAATGTTTTATTTATTCAAGTTACTAAAGTATATAGATCTAAATAAATTATATCAAATCAAACATTTAAAACCCTTATTTGGTGTTTAATTTCCAGATCATCAAATCGAGTTGGTTTATCCTTCTTATTCTGTTTTATCAGTTCCTGAATATACCTCGATGTGATGGGGAAATTCACAAAATGTTCTTCAGTAAATCCATTCACAAACCCTTTGCTATTTAAACCATTTAACAGCGTTTTTTGAAGGAATATCTCCTGATGAGCGATGATTCTACTACCTTGGGCGATTCTATTATTTCAGGCGATTCTATTATATTAGAGAATTCTTCTTCAGGTACGTTTCATCCATTTTCCTCTGACATAAAGTCTTTAGGAATATCAGATGTAAAATCTATCGGAAGATCATCGGGTGCGTATTCTCCTATTATTTCGGGGGATTCTATTTTAGAGAATTCTTCTGGTACGTCATAGGATACATACCCTTTGATAGTATAATCAAATTCGTTAATTCTCTCGTGAATTTCTTCAACCATCACTTCTGCAAGTATACTCTTTGCAAGCATATAATCGTTTACAGACATGTTTATATTTTTATTTCTATTTTTTCAATCTATAAGTTTTTCTGATATATAATATTTATTTGAGTTATCTATAAGATCCCTTGATATATAATAATCCATTATATAATCTTGTAAAGATGTATTTTTAGCTTTTTCTAAATCTCTAGCTCTTTCAATTATCCCATCTTCTATTCTATCAAGTTCTATTTCTATTCTATCTATTTCTTTTTGGATATATTCAACACCTCTTTCAGGGTTATACTCTACAAGAGCTAATTTTTTAGTTTTCTGGATGATTTTTAATTCATTAGCCTTTCTACGACGTTCTTTCTGTACTTCTTGTGAAAAATCTTTGAAGAATAAGTCAGAATCGAAATCTGGTAGATGTGTCTTTACAAAGTCTACAAAAACTTCGTTTTCTCTATTACGAGGTACAGTTCTTGATATAGTTGTACGATTCTTTAACTTGGAAATAATGGTAATAGAAAGTTTTACCTCACGAGCTTCTTCACAAGAATGTACAAAATTTATTATTGATTGATAAGTAGGGAAAGCGTTTATAGGAATTCCAAAGCGTTTTGATACATCTGTAGATAAACAGGCTTTTATAAATCCTCTAACCGAAGTTTCGATATAACTTTTATATACTTTAGAAGTCTGTGTTGAGTATCCTGTATAAATAGGTACTTTAACAAGTTTTGATAAAACTCTTAGTCTTTGAAATTCAGAAGCTCATTTTCAAGGTCTTGAATCTTTTAAACCTATATCAGTATTTTTCCTTGGTATATTAGGATCTCCTTCTAAGAGACATCGTTTGTTATCATACTCAAGAGTGTATCTTACATCTCTATATTTAGATATAACATGTCCACCCTTTTTGTATATATCATTACCACGTCTTAATCCACTCTGTATAAACTCAAAAATCTTGGATTTATCTTCCAAATTTAGAATTTCACTAAATTCTTTAATAAGAAAGTCTTTATCTAAACCATTAGTTTGAAAGCCTGACGCAGCACTCATTCCTGCGACTCCGCAGGAACCTCTAGTTTTTCAAGCTGCTAACCCATTCTCCTCCTTATGCTTTACTTCCAGAGCTTCGTCGGAGCTTTCTAGGTCTTCTGATGTCAAGTAAGAACGTATTTCTTTATATATCAGTAAACAATTCTTTTTACAATCTGGAGAATTCATTATTTTATCTTCTAAGTCTTCTATATCGGTAATAAATCCATCGGTTGTTACGGTAACTACCTTACCACCTAAAATATGGATATTATTTAGACATTCTCCAATAAGAGCTCTTGTAAAACCGCATATATAACTTGATAATATAGGATTAGATAAAATACCACCTTCTACTCTGATATAGCTTTTTGTAGCTATGTCATAGCTCTTTTTTCCACTAATTCCCATTGATACCAAACCGTAAATCGCATTAGCGATTAACTTATACATAGCATTAAGGAAAGTACCCTTTGGGTTCTCTCTTCTCATCGCTTGTATCTTTGACATTATAGATCTGAAGGGTGTCAGGTAGCTAAAAACAGCTTCTTCTATTTTAGCTCTATAATTTGTTCCACCTTCTACTTTCTCATTTTTATCCTTCTTATTTTTAGCTTCTTCTTCTGCTTTTTTCTTCTCCTTCTTTGCTGCTTCAGCAGGACTAATAGGACTCTTTTTAAACGGTATCATAATACCGTCATTCACGAATAAACGACACCCCATTTCTTTAGCAACTAGGTATTCACAACCCGTTATCACACTTCTACCTTCTTGAGGATAGATATCAACATCATCATCTACACGCGTTGGAATACAGGGGTATTTTACGCTAGATGGGAACTTGAAATCAACATCCAGCGAAATATAATTTAGTAATAAAGATTCATTACTCATTTCTAAAACAGTCTTATTATAAATACGTACTGGTTTTTCTGTATCAGGGTGTCCCAGAATAGACATAACAGTACTATAAGCACTAGTGAGATCGTAATCAAATCACTGGCGTGATTTTGGAGTTACTATCTCATCTATTCCATACATAAAGGATTCATTTCTACCACCTCGGTAACAGGCTATAAAGGATACTATGTATTTGGATAGATCTATCGCACGAGCGAATTTTGGTGTTAATTTAGAAGTAAGATTACCTATATTTATGTCATGACGTACTTGATAACCACCATACTTCGCTTGTGATCACTCCTTTAGAACGTATGAGTTTGATATCCCAGAAAGAGTTAATGGTACTCCTATTTTACCAGTTTGGTGATAAAATTGTTCCATACTAACCGTATGTTTTAGTGTAATTACAGCATCCTGAAGAGCATATTCATCAAATAATTCCTTATTTTCTTTTAATAAATCCTTCATTTTACCGCTTCTGTAATTACCAATATCCTTTTTCTCATAACCCTTTCCATAAATCTCACCTACAGCCTTAAGACTTTTAGATCCTGGAGGTGATAATAATATGGTATCTCTAATATTGACTTTACTCTTGCAAAAGTCGAATACTAGAGCATTACCTCTAGTTACGAAGGACCCGCTTATCAGATTTAAATGATCCTTGAATTCATTAAAATCACTTAACATAGATAAATCCGCACTAGATTCGTGCATACTTAGGTATAAATTTCTTGTAACGGTTATATTCAACTGATGTGTAGAATCTCAAAATTTATAACATATACGCGATGTTGGTTGACTAATTGCTCTATTTATACTGTTCTTCATTTTATCCGACAGTTGATCAGGATATGATCCTGTCAATACTGTCTCCCCTTCCAGAAAAGCTTTATCTTCGGTAGTTACATCAGTAACAACCGAAGGATTGCTTTCAAGTAAATTCTTTGAAGGTATATTATTTAATAACGATATAAATTCTGATAAAGCCTTTGTATGTTCCATATCATTTATAGACTCAGAGTCTATAATTAACTCTTTACTAGAGTACTCACTAACATATCTAATCAATTTTTTAACCTCTGTTTTCGGGCTTGTATAAATAGTAAAATCTTTTTCTTCCATAATTATATCTTTATTTCCCTCTTCAATGTCTCGAAATTGAATTTTGTGTCTTTCAGATAATGCATCATGCAATCTTCTTATAAATTTATCATTTCCTATAAACAACATCTCCCTTATTCCCCGTATAACATCCGAAATACTCTTGCAACACGATGTTACCATAGTTTTTTCACCTATCTGGAAAATGTTTAAATTAGGTTCATCATAACTAAATTCAATTCATTGTACTGAACCTCATTCTATATTAGGTACTTTTACATAAAAAGATGTTTGTGATGCTAATTGGATAGAAATCAATTCATTGGTCATTGTAGATGAACACGAAAGATCGTATTCACTATCATAACCAGTGAATGTATTCATTAGTACATTAACACCTCTATTACAAAGTCTTTTATTTATAGCAGGATGTATCATCCGCGTATAATTATCTCTAATCGTTTTCAAATCAGCCTTTCGGTCGATAGAAAACTCAGTTTTTTCTCTACCTTCATACTCCTGTATATACCGTTCTAATAGTATAATCAAATTAAGCATCAGGACCATAATTAGATTATAGAGTATTGTATTCATCATAATAGAGGCATTGAAGGTCTTACGTTTTGCTAATCGGCTAAACGGATTCTTTGGATCAGGATCCTTCTTAAGCTCTTCCATAAAGTAACGGACTATCGGAATATTCACAGAAGGATCGTTTATAAATCCTTTAGTATTTATAGAACCTACATCTATAAATAACTTATCCAAACAAGTAATTAACTCTATTGCATGCTCCTTATCTCTAATGGTAAAACCTTTCGATATAGCGATCCCATAACGACCATCAAATTTAACAACCTTATCTAATCAACTGTAACTGCTATTCATTTTTTCTTCTTCTTCTTTCATTTTCTATTTTTGATTTTTATTTTTATTTATACTTAATCATTCTAGTGTTGCTATCTTATCGATAAGTGAAACACTAACAGGATGGGGCGATCTAACAGGATTGGGCAATCTGACTGGATTGGGCAATAATAATCATCAACTATAGTTGTTATTCATTTTTCATTTGTTCTAATAGAGCTATATCCCTGTTATGTAAAGATATTTTAAAAACAGGGTTAACACGTCAACCTGTTGCTAATTCCCTATTCTTATTAATAGTGATATTAAAACACCCCTCACCGTCTATAAATCCCGTTAAATAGTGAGGATTTATATGATTAGATGGATTATCATTACTAGAAGAACTAGTAGAATACCATCTATTGGTGAAACATTTACCTTGAACTTTTGTCTTATTTATTTTTAAATCACCTAATGTTAAATTATTATCAATAAATTTAAAATATGTTAATTGTACCATTCCTATTAAGTTATTTATCAAAATAAAGAGAAATAAAGCATATATAAATGGAAAGTACATTTGTCCATTTTTAGGATTTATTTGGTTTGTAACAATACTATGTACTGTAGCATATAAAGAGAGAGAGACTCCTACACGAAAATTACACCCTCCTTCGTAGCCCAGCATGACTAGCCGCGCCTGTGCTAGGCCTACGTAGTCGGGGTAGAAAAATATTATTTATATTGCCCTCCTCCTATACTTCTGGCGTAGCACAGAAGTATGGCAGTCCTACGGACTCCACCCGATTTTATATTTAATATAAATAACCACAACAACTTCCGGTCGTAAAAAAAACATTTATCCTCACCATCAGGGCCAGGTCTTATAAAAAAAAATGTATTTTTTTTATTAGACCTGGACCTGAAACTAAATTTTATAAAGGCAGCTAGCCTCTATGCTTCGCTAGTAGTAGAAAGCTCTTAATTAGTGTCCTAATCCGGAGGATATGGATACTAATTAAACCATTTAATATTTATTATGAACTAATTAATTTTATATAATACTTTTTATTGTTAAATAATACAGGTTTATTAGATTTAATTTTACTGTAGACACTTGTACGACCAACACCTAAGTACTGAGCGCAAAGGTTTCCAGAATCAAATATCTTAAAGATTTCCCCTGTTTCATCTACAAGTGTTACTCCTTTACTTGCAGTTTCTTGAACTATCTTTCCAGAACTCTTATCTATTCTTTTACCTTCACTCCCCACATCATAATTAGAAGGTGAAGCTAAAAGTTTATTTATTTCAAAGTCCAAGTTAATTCTATCGTCTTTCGCTGCTTCTACTGAAGCAGTAGATAGTCTTTTACTATTCATTTGTGAGATAATTTTTAGAATAAGCTCTTTTCCTTCAGGTAATAAATGTTTACCCTCGGATTTTAATGTTAAAATGTAGGCTCAATCTATGAAATCTGATTCTTTCTTAGTTAATCAAGATAAGCTCTTCAAAAATGGGACAAGAACCTTTAAAAGATATTCACTATTTGAAGTTTCTATTGAAACATAAGGTTTAGCATTAGGTTTGTTCTTAAAGCTAGTATATTCGTACATATGAAAAAAAGAAGATATTCTCTCGCTAAAAGACTTACCGCTATATTCATTAGCCAATTCATCCAAAAATAAAACGATTTTTTGGAATAATAATTTATCTCTAGAAACTTGTCCTAATCTAAATTTTAAAGCCAAAGATTTGGACTCTGCATTAAAATTACCCTCACCTTCAATAAACCCTAATAGTCAATACTTTGTAATTATTATATTATCAAAATTAAAAACTTCATAAGGACGATTCTTATTCATACCATTTTTTAAATTAGCAATTTTTAAGAAAACTTCTGATTGTTCTTGCCGATTGTCACCTTCACCTGAAACTCTATTCACATAAAGTTCAAAGGCGCACTTTCAATCTTCAAAGTCCAATCTTTTAGCTGTATTTAAAGGATTGTTACTTAAAATATCAATAAGAACTTTAATATCTGCTTGACGATTAACTTTTCACGAAGCTGACGAGCAATAAGCATAAACTTTACCTATATTTAATTTGTCTTGGAGAAAATTTAACACAGCTAGATCATCTATATGTACTTCAATTATAAACTCAAATTGATAACCGTGCTGAGTTTTTTTAATGACAAAACAACCCTCACCGTCGATAAACCCCCTTAGTTTCATCACTCATATAGATCAGAACTAGCTATCTTTGAGTTAACCTTGATGAAAGTATCATTAACTTTACTAGGGTTCACAGTACAATCTAAATTATCAATAGTAACACTAGTACAAAAATTTTGTTTCATTAGTGTAAATCCAATCCGTCTTTTATATACCCCGCAGATAGCACTATGAATACCTGAGCTTGGATAAAGGCTATACCTAGTTCCAAACCCGAAAAAGCTATTATAAAAGACAAAGGGATAAAACCTAAAAAAAAGAATACTATACCACTTGTCATAATATTGTATGTAAAACCTGCTAAGATATTTAATAGCATATGGCCAGACAATCGTCCAACAAATTCATCCTTATATTATACTATTTCTTAAAATATACCGCAGTATTCTAGTATACTAATTTGAACAAATATTTTCCTTTAAAAGGTTTACTTCTATTTTCTTTTAAGTATAAAGAAATACTGGGTTATCTCACTCAAATGATATATTAACCATATCCACTTTTTCTTACGTAAGACAACTTAAACTAATTTAAAAAGATAAATACCTCTAAACGGAGTAGTACGTTTCCTACTTAAATAAACGGAAATACTTGCCTGTGAAATACCCAGAGCTTCACCTGCTGAACTAAGCGAAGAATAATTAATAACTTCATTTGTCTGAACATTAGTAACTTCTATAGCTTTACAGTTTTGTCCGACTGAGTCTAGTTTGGAGATAATGTACCCTTTAATGGTACTAACTTCCCCATTTGTAGATGAAGACTTGTTATTTTTTAAATAGTTTGAAAGTCGTCTAGGAGATATATCCAAAAATTGATATGCAGCTTTCATTGTAGAGAATTGTTGGGTAATCCCTGTTACACTGTTAGTTAATTCTACAGCCTGTCATGAATTAGTTAGGCTAGAGGCAGAAGAGGTATCGCCCGCTAAAAAATTTAGCGCGGGAGATGTAGCTTTAGTAATCATATAACCTTTGTATGGCTTATTAGTAACTAAATACTTTTTTACAGTAGTCATATGAACACCTAAAAACAGAGCAGCCCGTATCAAAGAAGTAAATTCTTTATTCTCTCCTGTTTCGATATTAGAAAGAATAATCGCCACTCTAAAGGGATTATTTTTGGCCATTCCTTCTAATTGAGATTTAGATAATTTTCGCCCTAACATAACCTCTCTTTTAAACTTCAGGACTTCCTCTGATTCATTTCTACTTTTGGAAGCAGCACTCATAAGTTTAAGAGAGGCTTCACTATGTTTGTATCCCAAAGAAGATCCTGCTATTTTTAATATATTGTATTCTGGATTGAATTTATCTATGTAGAATTGCTCTCTATCCAGTACTATTGAAGTAGGACAATATTCTAAAATCTCTAATCTAAACCCAGCATAGCCATATTTTAAAAGTGCCCTACAAATAAGAGATGCACCTCTCATACTGCTCGACAAATAGCTATGATTAAAGTATCGTCTAAATCTTTCATCCTCTTATTTTATAACTAACAGTTACTTACTTCTACTTTTTCTACCTTGTATCGCTTTTTGACTATAAATGGATCTCGAGTCATTTTCTTAAACCTTTTTGATATGGCAGCTTGTGAAACTCCCATTGCTTCTGCCGCTTTGGTTATGGAAGAATACATGGAAGTTTCATTTGTTTTTAAGTCTAAAACTTTTAGGGGTGTCCCCATATCTATACTCATTTTTGATTTCATTGTATCTGAAAGAACAGATTTTCCTAATTTGGCTAAGCTAATTAAGGCTTTTGTTTCTTCACTATGTGTTTTACCAAAATTTGGGTTATTCATACCTTTCTTCGCAAGACTAAGTAATTTTTTAGTCTCTTCAGAAAATTTACGCCCTTTAGATGAGTTACTCATTCTAAGCCTGGCTTCCTCAGAATGAATATGTCCAAGTCTTGAACCTGCTGTAGTCAGTATATTATATTTGGGTTTTAGTAAATCAAGATAATATTGTTCTCTACTTATGGCGTTTTCTGTCGCACAGTATTCTAATATTTCTATTTGAAAGTTTTTTAAACCATACTTAACAATAGCACTATAGATTAGACTTTTACCTTTTAATAACTCTAAGGAAATATTCCTGAAGCTATAGTACTTTCTAAACCTATCTGTTAGATTTCCACTACTACCGACATAGCTATTACCATTCTCTTTATTAACTCAACGATAAATTCCGGCTTTATTTTTATTATCCTTGAGTATAATAGATTTGTCAGTAGAAGCGTCAGAGTATACTACAACAGGAATAACGCTTTCCTCATGTTTATCATTTGTAACCTGTGAGTAATTTCTACGCTGAGTTACATTATATTTAAAAATATACCTTTTATTTGTATAAAAATATACCTCCCTGCGGAGGGATCTACGTTCTCGTATTCACAAATTTATCCTTTGTATTTTATATTTATACGGACTTTTGTCAGTTTGAATAAGAACCTACATAACTTTTGCCTGAATCCTTATGAACTCAACGATAAACACCTGATTTACCTTTATTTTGTTTAATGATCAATCCTTTATGCTCATCAGGATTAGTATAAATTAGAACAGGTTCAAGTTCAGAAGAAGTAGACATAGTTCTTATGTTTATTTCCCCTTTAAAGTGTGTATTACTTAAGTTGGTTGATGTAAGCCCAATTCGTTTTTGACAGTGAGTTCCGCCGTAGGTAAAGCTTTTTTGAATATAAATAGATGTTTTTAAACTTAATTTCTCTTCCATATCTGAAGGATAAGTTTTAATGAAAGATAAAATATCTTGTGTTTTGTTAACGAATAATCGAATCACAATTTTATCCTCGAGTTAATATATATTTCGGTTATTTTCTGTAAAGTAGCTGTAACGACTTATATTTTTCCCGGCTGCTGCGAACGCAGCAGCGGAAATAGAAGAATATATTGTAACCTCTTTAGTGTCGACGTTAGTAACCTCCACTTTCATAGAGGCTTTCTGAACCTTTTCTTGAATTAAATTTGTACTTTCGTCATCTGAGTTTAAGTTTAATTTAAAAGTATATCTACCTAAAACAGGTTTATTTTGTTTCAAGTAAATGTAATGTTCAATATATCTTCTGTCTATATCTAAGGCTCGGGCTGCAGCTCTAATGGCATGGTAAGTAGTAGTAGTATTTGTTTCCAAATCAGTTACCTCAACTTCAATACCACTAGATTGACCTTTAGATAATTTAGTTAAAAATTCCGGAGATTTGAATGTCTTAGAAGCAGCTATACGCATATTCTCTATTGTAGCTTCAGAATGTGTTCACCCAGATCCTCGAGAAGGGCTTCCAGGTGTTTTTAATATATTATACTCAGGAGAGTATACTTCAAAAAAGTGTTTTTCTCTAGACATTAGACTATCTTTGTCACAAATTTCTAAGATAGTCAAAGTAAAGTTAGTGTAACCGTACTTTAATAATGCAATGTTAATGGGCATACTTTTTTCGTTTAGTATTCTATTTACATTGTAATATTCCAAAAGTCTACGTCTCTGATTATGGTTTGGCCAATCAATAACTACTACTTATCAGAATTTTCCACCTTTTCAACTTGGTAACGTTTTTTAACTATAAAGGAACCTTGTGTATTCTTAACTCTTTTACTTAGTCCGGGCTGTGTAACACCCATTGCTTCAGCCGCCCTAGTTATAGAAGTATATGTTTAAATTTCATTTGTTTTTAAATCTAAAACTCTCAGTGATGTACCGGTATCTTTGCTCATTTTATCTCTAGCTGAATCTGAAATAAAATTTTTACCTAATCTAGCTAAACTAATTAAAGCTTTAGTTTCTTTACTATGAGTTTTACCAAAGTTAGGATTATTGATACCTTTATTAGCCAAACTAAGTAATAATTTACTTTGTTCCGTGTGTTTAAACCCTACAGAAGATTTACTCATTTTTAACCTGCTTTCCTCCGAACAAATACTTCCAAGTCTTGAACCTGCTATATTATTAAGATTATATTCAGGTTTACATAAATCAATATAATATTGTTCCCTACTTATAGCATTTTCTTTTGTGCAGTATTCTAAGATTTCTAACTGGAAATTAGAGTAACCATGCTTTAAAATTGCACTATAAATTCGGCTTTTAGCTTTTCCTATTCTAACTGAAAGATAAGAAAAATCATAGTACACTCTAAATCTTCGGGATAAATTTACACTACTACCTATATAGCTATTACCATTTACTTTGTTTACTCAACGATAAATACCTGCTTTATTTTTAAATTCTTTTAGAATGATAGATTTGTTCAAAAAAGCATCAGAATACGTTACAACTGCTATAAGGCTACTACTTTCTTTTGGTTGATCATTTGAAACCTGTGAGTAATTTCTACGCTGTAGAAAATTATATTTTAAAAGACACCTCTCATAAGGATACCTTTTAAAAGAGAAGGAATGTGAAAAAGATTTATGTTTTCGGAGTCACAACTCTACCTTAACAAAAAATTATCCTAAATTGTGTACGAACTTACACTATATTTGTTATTATTCTACTAATTATTATTTTACTTATTAAAAATTATCCACAGAACTCCCTACATAATTCTTACCATTCAATTTGTTAGTTCACATATAAATACCAGATTTACCTTTAACATATTTAAGAACATTCAGTTTGTCTATGTCCGCATCAGAAAAAACAGCTAGACCGGAAGAGGAATCGTCACTTTTTGAAGTTGAAAACATCCTTACGCCAATAGGTCTGGTACACTTCATAGAGAAGGCATAATTTTTATATATAAAATTTAGGCTACGTGATCTCACATTATATAAGTGAAAACAATAAGATATGCCAGATCTCTTAGTAGAATCTTTAACCAAAGATAATATAAGTCGTTCACAACTTTATCCTTTCTTTAAAGGTATATATAAACTTTGTCCCTTATTTAAAAGTGTTTATATACTTTATCCTTTCTTTAAAGTGTTACAGTATAAACTTTTCGTATCATGAAAATAACCGAAAGATTATCTAAGTCTATATATAATAACATAGTTATTTTCTTTATTTTCCTTAAGGATAGGCTATTGCGATACCTTTAATCTTAGGTTACTTAGTTTCTCCTAAGAACCAGCTTTCCTGGCGACTAGAGTACACCTTACCATTAGTTTAATGTAATGGAAGAACCGTCTACTCGTTGCTCTTTTACAATAATCATTTCAAATATTACTGATTTAGATCCACGATCACCCATTCCTATTACTAGAATCTCTAATGATATTACTATACCCTCAATCATTAATGAGGCCAGGTAAGAAGTTTCCGTCTTATCTTTAGTTATTAGAGCTTTAGGGCTTCCCTGGAGTTTGGTTCTTTAACACAACAGAAATGAGGTACCTAATCTCATATTTTTATGTTTGCGGCCAATCTTAAACCTAATGAGATATTCCTTGCTAAGTATGAACGGCTGCACTCTGGGCCAATTTTAATATTAATCTTATAATCATATATAGCTTAAGAGATAAAAACTAAAAACCATTACTAACTTGTTCTTTCGACTAAACTTAATATATATCTTTTTTTAAAAGGATTAGTACGTTTTTTTGAAAAATACATGGATAAACTTGAAGATTTTACGCCTAAAGCTTGGCCCGCTAAAGTAAAAGAAGGGTAAAGAGTTTCTTCATTTGTTTCTAAATCTATTACTTTTATCTTCTTTGAATTTTTTTTCTCCTTTTGTAGCGGGTCCCCTAGGTTTGAAACTTCTAACTTAGAAACTGTATACCCTTTTAGGGTTACATTGTCGCCACGTTTAACCGTATTTTTTAAAAAATACCATAAACCTGCTCTAGATATATTTAAATATTTAGCTGCATCTACCATAGAAGAAAATTCTTTTATGTCCCCTGTCTTATTGTTAGATAATAAGATCGGTTGTGCTGTTAATTTAGTTTCATTATAAAGAGAATCAGCTTTATTATTTTCTTTATTAATTAAATGACTAGATAATATATAATTTTGGTAAGGAATACCTTTTAATATATAATTACGTACAGAAACTCTTGATATCTAGATTTTTTCAACAATAAACTCCGGATTTACCCTCATTATCTTGCAAAATCACTTTTTTTTGTGTCAATGCATTATTATAACTCTTTACAGATATAATAGATTGAGGGTTTCCGGAATGAAAAGAACGTTTATGTAATATTATGCTATCCTTTTTCCCTGAGGGATAAGGGACAATTTTTCGTTTATATAAATCATCAATCATATTATATTCAGGTTTTATGCAATCTACATAATAAAGACAACGCGCTATTAGAATATTTGTATCGCAATACTCTAAAATTTCTAAACTAAACCCTGCATAACCGTATTTTAATAATGCCTTATAAATTCTCATATTCCGTTTAGGATAAGATATATGATTATAATTAAAATATTGTTTAAATCTTATACTCAAATTTTTAGCTGACCCTATGTAAGATTTACCTGAATCTATGTGTACTCATCGGTAGACACCTGTTCGCCCTTTATTTTCATTGACAATTAATTCTTTATCCTTATCGGAGTCAAGATAAACTTTCACAGGTTCTATTTTAGACGATGTAGACATAGTTCTTTTACAAGTAAAGGTATAACGACCTATTTTATACAGCTGTCTATAGGACATATTAATAGTACGATGTCTAGCTTCAGTCACAGGATAAAAATCAGAATTATTAAATATTCATCTTAAATATTGAGTTAAAGATATAATAAATAGGCTACTTATTCGTAATTGACCCAGACTATGCAGAAACTTTAATTTGAGTTACTTAATTCTACTCAAAACCACTTTCATGGCGACTAGAGTACACCTTACAGTATTCAAGTAATACTGAAGAACCGTCTACTCGTTGCTCTTTTACAATAATATAATTTTGTAAACAATCCATCAAATGTAATTATTAATATATATAATCGATTTAGATCCGCGATCACCCATTTCTCGATTGATCATCTTATAACTTATTACTATACCTGAGTAATTACTTCAGCCGCCTATATACTTGCATATGTAGGTTTAGTATTATAAGCTTTAGGGCTTCCCCGGAGTTTGGCTCTTGTTCACAAAGTAACCTAAATACTATATGAATTCTATTAAAACCAATAAAGGTAATAAGGGTAAAGGACAACCAGCAGGTACTAAAAGAGAGAAGAACACTAAACCGTGTTTTTGGAATCCTAATATTGTTGCACCTAAAACTATAGTAAAACTAATAGAGAAAGTTAGAACAAAGTGACTTGTCGAAGCAAAACTATAAGGTCTACTCAATAAAACATATAGATCTAAAGAGCTGGACTATATCTTAACTATTAAATTATACTTTTTTTTAACTTAAAGTTTTTCACATGTAGTCTCTGAGGATCCTACTCATAACGTGGTTGGTTATTTTGGTTTCCTGCTGATTATTCATTGTTGCATCTTTAAAATTTTCACTGAATTAAAACTCAGTATCTAAAGCCTTAGAAACTCCCAGCAATATAGTGAAATTTATGGTTATTTTTTTTTTTATTATATTTAAAATATAAATAAATATTAATATTAATCTTCTATTATTCTATTTTTATTCATATTATTTTTAATTATTAATATTTCTTTTAAACCTTCATCTGTTAAATGTTTTTTTGTTTTCATAAGTTCCGCTACTTTAAAAAAATCTAAATAATCTTTTTTTTTTACCCCTATCAAAGGATATTCCTTAAATAAAGGTATAATTTTTTCAACTATATCTGAATAAACAGAAACTAAAAAATATATTTCATTACGAGTAGAAGCTTCACATATCCTTCCACAGTTTAAATATTCAACAAATTTACTTATTAAAACTTTATCACGACTATGTTGAGTTAATGAAAATTTTAAACCTATATTTATTTTATCTTTTTTAGATTGAGCAGTAACTTGAAAACTTCCTTCTGCCTCTACAAAACCTCTAAATCAATTTAAATCCTCTATTTGATTATTCTCACTTTTAGGTATTTCCTCCGCAGGGTAGGGTATTAAACTAGGGAAAGATTCTTTAAATCTTTCAGACAATCCTCTATTTAATACTGATTTAATACTAATTAATTTTAATAACCCTTCATTTGTTAAATGTTCTTTTTTTTCCATTAAACTAAAAGCCTGTTTAAACAATAAATAGTCTATACATTTTTTAGTTATTAAAGGATAATTATCAAAATGTGCAATAATAATTTTTATATCTTTTAAAGAACTAACACGATATTGTATAGAATAAGCACCATGCTTATATATTTTTCCTACCCCAAAAGTTCTTTGAATTGCTTCTAATATATTTATATCTCTATTATGTAAAGCAATACTAAATATGGGTTTAATCTGTCACCCTGTAAACATTCTCTTTTCTTGATGCAAAGAAAGAGAAAAACACCCCTCTCCGTCAGTAAAACCTGTAATATAGTAAGGATTAAGATAATAAGAATTATTATTTTTAAAATTGTATTTAGCCCTTCGTTCGTCTGCGAGTAAACTGGGCGGCGTTACTGGAGCCGTATAAGCTAAATTATTTGAGAGTGTAGAATATGAATTTTTAGGTTTAAAAGTTAATATTTTAAATATAATAAAATTACAAATTTTTTGTAATATATAACCAAGGCACAGTTTTACCATCCCTATCAGATTATTTATAAGTATGAACATAAATAAGGCATACAAGAAAGGGAAGTAGGCTTGACCCCCTTTAGGGTTTATTTGATTTGTAACAATACTGTGTACTGTAGCATACAAAGATTCCATGCTTATTGATCAATTATTACTAACTAATTTATTATAGTTTGTACTTAAAAAATTAAGAGCTAATATAAAAAAAGCACCTATCATTAAGTATAATCCTATATTAGTTATTGATATATGTAAATTACCTACCACTGGTGCATCTAAACTTAATAAATCATTTATTTCAAACTGGATTAAAGGACTAGCTACTTCTCTGTTTAAATTTGTTAAAAATAAGTTTTTCATATTAAAATTCATAGTAATTGTATTCACTAGTTAACAAAATAAGAATTTTAGTGCTGCCTGATAGGATCCATACTTCGTTAGGAGGAGCCAGGCTGGCTGGCTGGCTGGCTGGCTGGCTGGCTGGCTGGCTGGCTGGCTGGCTTCGCAGCAGCAGCAGCAGCAGCAGCAGCAGCAGCAGTCGCTTTCCTGCCATACTTCGTTAGGAGGAGCACACCTATATATATTTGTTAAATTTGAAATGTAAATCTTGATAAATAAAAAAAAAGTCTATAATCAGTCCTGGCTTCCTTCCTGCCTCCTGCCATACTTCGTTAGGCTACGAAGTCAGTCCTTCCGTAGGAGGAAGGAAGGAAGGAAGGAAGGAAGGAAGGAAGGAAGGAGGAGGAGGAGCAAGCGACTGACTTCTCCTCCTGCCTGACTTCGTAGGAGGCAGGCATAGCTTCGCTAGGCAGGCCAAGGAGGAAGCACTACTTCTATAACTTAAAATTGGGGGGGGAAGGCTTCTCCTACGTAGTCAGGGGCGGCGTCCCCTACGTAGTCAGGACGCCGCCGTAAATCTAGATAAATCAAGAGAAATTTAGTATTAATTAATATGTGGCATGCTGCGGTGTCAGCGGCGTGCGCATTTAAGTATTAATTAAATAATTTGGGTATAAAAGTACGAGTTAAAAATACACGAACAAATCTAGGTAATATATATTTAGATAACATATATATTGTTATGATTATTATAGCAAAAGCAAAAGTTACTTCATTTATAAAATAAAAAGGTGTTAATTGGGGCATATAAAGGAATAGTTTGGGTATTTAATACTAAATATAGTATTAACGTTTATTGTTAAACAAGAATTTAGGTACTCCAGTGCTCTTAAACTCGGAGATTGAAAAAAAAAAAGCGATAATTATAAAAAGATCCTGTCGATTTCCTACCTCAAAACAAACTTCAGCTCTAGTATTCTTAGCTTTAACCAACCCTAAACCTAATTGACTTTGAATATAATTTAATACTTCAACGTCATCAGAGTGAAGGAGTATTGAAAATCTAAACCCATGTCATACTCCGACCTTCATTATAGTGAAACATCCCTCAGCGTCAGTGAAACCTCTAAATCAATCAATAAATTCTCTGCTCCTCCTCCTCCTCCTGCCTTCTAACGAAGTATGGATCCTACCAGGAAGGAAGGACTGCCTCCTCCTGCCTCCTGCCTCCTGCCTCCTGCCGTAGGAGGCAGGAGGCAGGAGGCAGGAGGCAGTCCTTCCTCCTGCCGTAGGAGGCAGGAGGAAGGAGAAGTCAGTCCTCCTCCTCCTGCCTTCTAACGAAGTATGGATCCTACCAGGAAGGAAGGAAGGACTGCCATACTTCGTTAGGCTACGAAGTCAGTCCTTCCGTAGGAGGAAGGATGGATGGCAGTGGCAGGCCAAGGCAGGCAGCACTAAAACCCGTTTTTCACCATTACCATTAGGTGACTCTACCACTAGAGTCCCATCAGCTTGCTCTTGAATTAAGGCTGCTAACCGATTTTGTAGGGACGGATCTAAGGTATTCTGATTAATAGAAGATAAGGTTTCTTCCTTTAATGCAGCTACCCTCGTTGAACTAAATCTTACAAAATTGAGGGGTAATGAAGATAACGAAGGTTTTTTAAAAGGTGCGGTGGCGGCCACCAAATATAAAGAATTTGAAGATTCCTTTACAATATATATTAAAGTAGATAAACGATAGTGTATACCTGCATCTAGCAGAATGTGAAGATAAACACCTAATAATACAGTAAAGAAAGATAATAACATTTTTTTTCTTAAAACAACAAACTTCAACTTCCTATAAAATTAAATTATAATTACATCATAGTAAACAATTACATGATTATGCAGTAAAAAAAATTGGTTTTTTTTTTACGAATTCAAGATTTAGCCCTCTGCAGTATATGCAACGGAGAGTACCTTAGGCGGAGCCATGACGCAAGCACAAAAAAAATTAAGATGTACTTACTTACATGGAATGGCGCACCTATACATTAACATTAGAAAATACCTAAAAGGTAAATCTTTAAATTTACAAGGAATATATCAAAACTATATAAAATACAAGGGGGGGTTAGAATAAATATATAAAACCTAAGGGAATGGTTTGGGTATCTCACTATAAATTTTAGATTTTTCCAATCATATTCCTCCTACGAAGTCAGGACGAAGGACTGGTTTGTCACTTACCTTTGAGTAACCCCCTACCTATTTTTCAATAAATTCCAGTCCTTATTAGAAGTTAATAACCCTAATAACTGTAAATTAAACCAGATACACTAAAGTGTAAACCATCTAATATAATAGAAGGATAAATACCTAATAATACCGCAAAGATTACTAAGATTCCTAAGATAACAAATTCTCTTTTACTCAAGTCTACAAAGTTATCTTTAAAATAACCAGAGAAGGTACCCCCTAAGGCTACCCTGTTAAATAAGTAAATACTATAAGCTGCGGAGAATACTATTGAAGAGGCTGCTAAGGCTCCCATTATAGGCATTCTTTCAAATGCACCATAAAGAGAAAGGAACTCTCCTATAAAATTTAAAGTTAAAGGTGTTCCACAGTTTCCTAAACAAAGGATAAAAAATAATAAAGATAACAATGGCATTAGCTGGGCAACTCCTTTATAATAAGCAATTGAACGAGTACCTGATCTATCGTACAAGACTCCTCCAGCACATATAAATAATCCACTAGAAACAAATCCGTGTGCTAACCCTAAGACAATTGCACCTTCAATACCTGCTATTGTATTACTGAAAACACCCATTAAATAAATAGCCGCGTGAGCTACAGAAGAATAAGCTATCATCTCTTTAATGTCTAAAGTCCTAAGTGTACTTAAACTAGAATATATTACTGTAATAACTGCAATAACGTATACTATATAAGTTAAATCTAAAGAAGCTTTAGGAATAATGGGTAATATTAATCTCATAATTCCATATAAACCTAGTTTTAATACAATCGCTGCAAGGATTATACTACCACTAAGAGGCGCTTCTGTGTGAGCTTTTAGCAATCAACTGTTTAATCCATATACCGGAGTTTTTACTGCAATCGCAAAAAAAATACCACAAAACAATAAAATTTGTGTATTATAATCAAAATTTGTTTTAAACAAAGCATCAAAATCAGTAGTACCCATTATAGAAGACATAGCTAAAATAGATAACAATAAAAAAAGAGAACCGAACACGCACATAATTTTTGTCCTTATTGTGTTAATAATTTAGAACAGACTATTATGTTATCTTTAATTTTTAGATACTTTAATTCCTACCGGGCTAACCGGTTAAATCCATCCTTGCTAATTATTGTAATTGTGCAACACGCAATCGCTAGTAACAAAGATCAAGTTATAATAGCCTAACGTCAAAAAAAGATTAATTTAGTCATACAATTAATATAATAAACCGTTCCCCTGGGGGAGGGGGCCCCTCCCCAGGGGAACGATAGGCAAATATGCATGTATCAAACGGAACTTTTATTTCTCAGATGTATTACGGACAAAATTCATATTTGACTTTATAAATTGAATTTCAGATAATCCTTGTTCTGTTAAGTGAGCTTTCTTATTTATTAGAATAGCCGCTTTTTTAAAATTGTAATAATCTGAGATTTTCGCTCCTTTAATGAGATATTTTCCAAAAAATGGTAAAACTTTATGAGTAATATCTTCAAATCTTGTAACTACAAAATACACAACTGATCTAGATAAGTTTAATTCAATTCTACCACATCCTAAAGTAGTTATTATATTTTTCATAAGCTCAGTATCTCTACTATGTTGAGCTATTTGAAATTTTAATATTACAGCTTTACCTAATTTAGTTGTAGAAGATTTTCGTATAGAAATAAAGAAACATCCTTCTCCATTAGTAAAACCAGCTAATCAATTGGGATCTTTAACACTTCTATCTAAAAGTAAAGGTCTTGCCATCGGAGTAACATTAGGAAAAGTTCGCTTTAATTCCTCGGATAAACCTAGATTAATAGAAGCTCTAATGCTAAGTATCTTATTAAACCCTTCTCTAGTTAGATGTACTTTATTTTTAAGTAATAAAACCGCTGATTTGAAAAGCTGATAATCAGCCCATTTTTTACTAATAAGGGGATATTTATCAAAATGAGAAATAATTATGTTTAAATATTTCAAAGATTTAATCGTATATTGTAAGGTAGTATTACCATGTTTTGTAATACTTCCTGCCCCAAAATAATCTTTAATTTGACATAATAAATCATAATCTTTATTATCTAAAGTAATTTTAAAAATAGCTTGAACTCTATAAGCCATTTTATAATTACTATCTGCGAATACCCCTAAAGTAAAACACCCTTCTGCGTCTACAAATCCCGTAATAAATCAAGGATCTAACTTGTCAGGTCCTGCCATAGATTTTACTGAGATCGTAGTATCATTTACTTGTTCTGTGTAGTCCAAAGTTAGGTTTTTTTCTGTAGGTATAGTTGAATGTATAAAAGCTTTTTGTGCTACGCTAAAAAGCCCCATTACAACTCTGCGGTTATAAGAATGGGAAGAAATTTTTCTCAAAAAAACTGGTTTCCCAGCGACTAGAGTACACCTTACAAAATCTAAAATCCTAGATTCTGAAGAACCATCTACTCGTTGCTCTTTTACAGATTCCCTCCGATGGAGTAACCGGGATAATCTGATTTAGATACGTGATCACCCATTTAGGGAGCGAAGCGCCCCCTCATCTCCCTGCAAAGCAGGGTTTTCATAACGGTGTAATGAAAACTAGTGATGTTACCTTACCCCCTGGCATTAAAGGGGCCGGCTGTAGAGTTTCCTCTGCAACTTTGGTTACTAGAGCTTTAGGGCTTCCCCGTAGTTTGGCTCTTTTACACTGAAAAAGGTATTTTTTTAATGTATACAAGAAAAGATAAAAGCTAGCTCTAACCTTGTTTGAAGATCCAAAAAGTCCTAATAATAAAAACAGGGGAGGAAGGATTGATTCAAAAAAAATATAAAACAATAAAATATCTAATACTAAAAAGACAGCTAGCAATAATGTTTCTAATAATAACATTATTATTAAATAAGATTTTACATTTTCAGTTATTGAATTTCAATTAGATAATATAGCTATTGGCATTATTATAGTAGTTAACAATACAAAATATATAGATATTCCATCTACTCCTAGATAAACATCAAATAAATTCATATCATAATGCTCTTGAACAAATTGGAACTGATTACTACTAAAATCAAATAATATAAAGATTACTAAAGATAAAATTAAATTTAAGATAGATGTTACAAAAGCAGTTATTTTGTATGATCTTAATTTATCTTCGGTATCTTCAGAAGAAATATTACTAGAGATTGAAAATATACCTAAAATAGGTATTAATAATAAAGATGATAACAACATTTATTATTTAAAAATAAAAAACTTCCCATATAATTAAATTATAATTACATCATAAGTAAACAATTACATGATTATACTAAAAAAAATATTTAATCTTAGAAATATCCAAAAAAGGAAAATCTTTAAAATAAATTTAAATTAACTGAGAATATATCAAAACTATATAAAATACAAGGTACTATTATTATAAAGGCAAACACTATAGGTAATAGGATAGTTCAACAGAAAGACATTAGCTGGTCAAATCTTATTCTAGGGAAAGATGCCCTACATCATATAAATGTAAATATCATCATAGAACTTTTTAATCCTAAACTAAAACCATATATTAACCCCTCTAAAACAGGGGTACTCATTATATCTTCTAGAAAATAATCCAATACAAGAACTCAATCTATAAGAAAAATTTCTCTAACGATGAAATCTAAATATGTTAATAAATAAATAACATCTAATATTAAATAACCACCTAAAAATAATAAACTAGTTAGTATACACATTAATACAATACTACCATACACGTCTGGGTATTCTTTTACCTTATCCTTTATTCATCTTATACTACTTTAGCTTACGTAATATACTCTTCAATGCATACGAAGTATGCGCTACGAAGTATGCACAAAAATTTATTTTTCCCGGCTTAGCACGCATGGGTGCGTGCCGTGCTAAGCCGCCGCGGGGGCATTCTAATTCTTGGGTAGTAACACCTAAAAAATCTGGGTACCTACCCTACCCTACCCATAAGCGTATTCTTCTCTCTTTCTTTCTTTTAAGACCTTACCTACCTACGTATATTTTACTGCAAAGATATTTATTTTGGCAAATTCTATAAACTAACCTTACCCCTTCTTAAACGTTTCGTCCCTGCTAATAACTGGTCTACGAGATAATCTAAACTCTATTCTAGTGGATGGGTCTAGAATTGGCAATTCTTTAGCTAATCTGTCATTAATAGTTTGAGAAGTAACACCAAAGTACTCGGCGCAAGCTTTGGAATCTTGGAAGAAAAGATTTTGTTCTTCGTGAGGTCCTTCAGCTAATAAATAGAAAAGTTGTCCTTTGACGAGAGAACGATTTGCAGCTATAATTCTTAACCCTCGGGAGTCTCTAATGTATATATCCTCCATATTTAACACTTTATTCCATAAAGAAGAACTTTTGTCAATACTATCTTTAAGTTTAGTAGCTCCCTGTTTAAAAGTAGATAAACGATAATTATTCATACGCTGACTAATCTTTATAATTAATTCTCTACCTTCCTCGGTAGTGTGCTTTCCAGTATAAATTAAAGAAGCAATAATCTGTCAGTCTAGAAAGTCTAGATGTTTTTTAGTAAGGAAGGTAAGATTCGAAAACATAGGAATAAGTTTATCCACTATAAAATTTACTTGTCTAACCGCTAATTCAATAGCGGGTTTAATATTAACTTTTTTACTAATTTTTATGGAAATATAAGATAATTTACTACTTATTTCTAAGTAAAAGGGGGAAGATTTTAAAAGGGGATCCGTAACAAATTGGGTATCCAGGTAAGATTTTATTGCATAAATAAGAGGAGCTTGTGATGCAGTAAGAGCAAAACTGAAGGAAATACCCATAGTTTTAGGATCATTCAGACAGAAACTACCTTCACCTTCAATAAGACCTAATAATCAGTAAGGAGTGATTCTTATAGTATGAGAATCAGGCATTTCAAAGTTCACTCTCTGTGTATTCATACTAATTTTCAAGGAGGCTATTCGCCTAAATTGTTCATCCTTGGGGATAGAACCATTTAATTTTAAACTAACACCCTCTTTAAAGCATAAGTAATCTAAATATTTTATACCATTTAATGGAAATTTTTCGAATAAAGGTATTAAAATAGTACTAATATCCCTAATTTTAGTTAAGTAAAACTGAGCACTATTATCTTTACCAACTATGATTGTACCACAATTCAATCTATTTTTTATAAACTCCAATACACCGAGATCGTCAATATGTAATTTGATCTTGAAAGCAAAGCTTATAACATTACTAGGACTTATAGATATAAAAAAATGTCCTTCACCGTCGGTAAATCCTGTAAACCATTGATTAAATTCAGAGTCTGTTATACCCTCTCCGTTCGACGAAGAAAAATCACGTGCATATCCAGGACAAGGGCGACTAAAGTAACCTGATTTATTAGCAAAGAAGTTGTAGGGTAAGGAATTAGGGCTAACCAAACATCTAACCGGACCAGCCAAAGTGCAACCAGCGGTAGAGCTGATACCAAAATAAATGTAAGCTAGGTCTAGAATATGCATGTAAATTGTTTTAATTGTTTTCATTTTTTATTGATTATTATATAAATTGCTACCTCGGGTTCTCCCATGCCAACTTACTTTTGTAGTGTTGGCTTGAAATCTATCCCTCCGCTCCACTCCCCACAGTGGCTACCCACCTGCACCTGCACATGCACATGCACATGCACATGCACATTTTGCAGGCATCCTTTCACGGGGTCCTTTCAAGTAACGCTACGCTATTATTCTCCTCTAGACCTAACACCGGTTTTGCCCCATGTTATTATTAGATTTGAATCTCTCAGATTTCTTAATCCTGTGGAGTAAGGCGAAGCTGTGGTCGTCGCGGGAAACACTTGTGTGTAAGAGAATCAAAGTCAAATCCGGGGTACTACCTACCTCTATCACGAGCGGCAGTAGCTACCGAGTGATTCCTGCAAACGCGAATTATAATTGAGCAACCAGACTGGGAAGATTAATGAAGTAACTGTGCGAGAGGCCTAGGTGATTCCGAATTTCCTCCAACCGAGCTATTTAACCTCCTCGGTTCCTTGCGTGCTTTATACTACTTAAGCTCTCGAAGAGATTGAAGGTAAAAAAAGAAAGAAAATAAGAGATTTGTTGCATGCCTCGCGGGATTTTTTTGTTGAAAAAAAATTAAAATAAATATAATTGTTAAAGGACTTAGGTATAAGCTGAATACATAACACCTCATTTCTTTGGTTATTAGAGTACACCTTACACCATCTATCTATCCTCTATACTCAAGAGGTATTTTTAGCTTTTAACTTAATAGGTGGCGAGTAACCATCTACTCGTTGCTCTTTTACACATTAATTACTTACCTTATTCACAAGGATCCTAAGTTTGTAACTAAGAGGTGATTTAGATCCGCGAACAACCATTCTGACTTTCATCAAATCTCAGAACTTGTTACTATACCCAAATGATTAGTTTGGCCCCCCTTCTTACCCTTTTAGGTTACGGGGTTAGTATTCTGAGCTCTTAGGTTTTACCCGGAGTTTGGCTACTATAGAGTAATTGAGACTTGCTTAAGGTCTCTTCACTCAGCTAAAAAAAAGAACACAAAAACAACCGCAGCATGTTCTGTCATAAATCCACTAACTAATTCAGATTCCTGTTGTGGTTTAACAGAGGGTGGCTCCTCCGAAGGAAGGAAAGCTCCCTCTGAAGATTATGTGAATTAGGAAAATTCAATTGATATAGAGGTGACGATAATTATTAAAATCTTTTTAATAATTATGTCGACTAGACATAAGAGAGTGTTGGATTTGATTACGCGTCATAATTTATTTAGTTATAGGTTTAAAATAATAAAGATTTTTGTATATAAGCTCAGAATTTAAATATTTACCTACTGTAACTTTATAAATACTTAAATGTTTAGCTAATTCTACATTGTTTTTAAATTTTAAAATTAAATTACCATTTAAATCAAATATTCCTACTCCTAAGTTATATTTATTTTTATTTTCACTCATTATAGCCTTGGTATTCTCGGTATGACTTTTACCATACATAGGATTTTTACTACCTGGTTTACTGATTTTTAATTTAGATTCCTCAGTATGTTTATAACCCAAATTATTATGGGCGATAAGACTAAAATTATATAAAGTATTGAAATCAAATTTTGATATATAACTAGTTTCTAGTTCAGTTAATGATTTATGACTTATAATTTTACTTTCATATGTAAAATACTCATAAATATATAATTTAAACTTATCTATACCATACTTGACAAAGGCTTTTTGCATGGCTACATTTGAATTATTTTTATACTTTAAATGTTCATTAATTCTAATAAAAAAGTCTTTAGCACTACCAATGTATTGCTTATTATTAATAGTGTTTACCAAAGAATAAATACCACCTTTTCCCTTTAATATATCCTTATATGATTTTATACCATCTTTGTCGAGCTTCGCACTAAATCTAGAATTAAAATCGGCTTAGGCCCAGGATAAGAACCTAAATGTGAAGGAGAATTAGAAGAATAATATTTACGACTATAAATTAAAGAGTTATCTAAAAGAGTTAAAGGTAAAATACCCCTACGCATATAACTAAATGAATTCTCAAATTTTACTAACCTAGATTTCACACAATTAAAAAAAACAAAAATGGGGGGGATATAAAACCCCTATATGCTGGTAGGAAAAGGGACATAAAACTATATTTAATTTTGTATTGGTTTAAACCGATAAATTTTATTATATATCAGACCCGAATTTAAATACTTACCTACTGTAACCTTAGAAATACCTAAATGTTTAGCTAACTCTACATTATTATTAAACTTCAAAATTAAGTTATCATCTAAATCATAAATTCCTACACCTAAAGGATATTTATTCTTCTTTTCACTCATAATCGCTTTAGTAGCTTCACGATGTTTTATACCAAACATCGGATTTAACTCACCAGGTTTACTAATTAAAGCTAAGGCTTCTTCAGTATGAGTTTTACCAAACATAGGATGATTATTTTTATCCTTATAATAACGAAAATAAGATAAACAATAAGAAGATTAAACTTTAGAACACCTAGCCACCGAACATGGTCAAACCTCACTCGCACTCACTCTTTCATTTACAAAAATATTCAAAATAACTTACCGTAGGGGTCTCCGAGATAACTTAAACTCAACTTTATTTGAGTCAAACACGGTTACTCCTTTGTTCAACTTAGCATTTATAGTTTGCGGTGCAATTTTAAAGTAATCAGCGCAGGATTGGGAATCCTTAAATATTCTAAATTTTTCTGATACCTGAGAGGATAAGCAAGCTCGCGAAGCAGGAACAACCTCTTCAGCTAAAATATAGAAAAGCTGTCGTTTAACTAGCGAACCGCCTGTTAAAGAATTTATTCGTAAGCCATCTTGATTTATTACATATATATCCTTCATATTTATTACTTCATTCACCAGGTTCGAAGATATTCCCCTAATCTCCTCCCCTCCGGGAGATACGAAAGTATCGCTGCTTTCTATATGTTTAAATGAAGATAAACGGTAGTTATTCATTCTTCTACTCACCTTAATTATTAACTCTTTACCTAATTTTGTTAGATGTTTTCCTTTATAAATTAAAGAAGCAATAAACACTCAATCTAAGAAATCTTTATATTTTTTTGAAGCAAAACTAAGGTCAGATAGAAAGGGTATAAGTGTATCCACTATATAACTTAAGTGGTTAATATGGAATTGAACCACGAGTTTACCTTTAGTTGTGCATTTACCCTTATCATAAATAGAAGTTCTTTGACTAATTATTTCTAGATATTGAGAAGATGCTTTTAATTTTACATCCTCTATCCCATAAGAATCTAAAAATTCTTTAATCGCATGAACTAAAGGGGCTTGAACAAAAGTAAGCCCAAGGCTGAAGGAAATACTTATATCTTTTGTATCGACAAGTGAGAAACAACCCTCTCCCTCCAGAAATCCTAAGAATCAGTAAGGAGTTATTCTTATTGTATGAGTAGAAGGCATTACAAAATCCACTCTTTTACTATTCATCTGACCTTTTAAGTCAGTTATTAACTTTAATTTTTCAGACATAGATAAAGATTTGTTAAATTTTATAGCAACTGCTTCTTTAAATCCCAAGTACTCTAAGTACTTTGTACCATTTAAAGGGAATTTATCAAACATAGGTATTAAAATATTTTTGATATCGTTAATCCTCTTCACATTCAGATGAACAACCTTTTTAGATATATAAATACTACCACAATTCAATCTATTTTTTATAAACTCTAAAACACCAGTGTCATCAATATGAACCCCAATAGTTAATATAAAACTAATAGTATTTCCTTTAGAAATATCTATCAAAAAACATCCCTCACCATCTACAAAACCTACAAATCATTCTAAAAATTCAGATTCCGTCATATCTCTAAATCTAACTTTAATATTGCTTAAATTTGATGTATTTTTTAAAATAAGTTCATCTTGGTCACTACGAGACAGCGCAGAACTACCTTTTGTACTAAATATAAATCCTTTATTTTCCATTTTTTGTATAAATTTTTAATTACCTCCGTAGAGGATAGGGTTTTGTAAAAATCCATTCCATTTTACAAAACCTAACTCAGGTTAGGTTTTGTAAAAATCCATTTTACAAAACCTAACTCAGGTTCGCACTGAGTATTCGGAGGTTGAAGCTCCATGTTTTACCTGTAAACTATACTCTTAAAAAAGCATAAGATGTACTCAATTCATCGCAACAGCTGTGTGTTTCTATAAAAAAAAGTACATCACTATAAACTTTTGGTGACAAACACCAAGGAGTAGAATGGCACGGATAAGTATTAAGGTGTATAATTGAAAGAGGAGGGAAGAGAGTGGGCGAATTCAACCATCTTTAATTTGGCTTCTTCTGTATGTTTATAACCTAAAGAGCTTGTAGCTGTAGCTTTAAAATTCTAAAGATTATCAAAATTAAATCTCTTAATATAACTAGTCTCTAGATCAGTTAAAGCTTGATGACTTATAATTTTACTTTCATATGTGAAATATTCAAATATACAAAATTTCAATTTATCTAAGCCATACTTAGCAAATGCTTTTTGCAAAGCCAGATTAGACTTCTTATTTTCCAAATGTTCATTAAGTCTTAAATAAAAATCTTTGGCGCTTCCTATATATTGATTGCCGTTTACTGTATTTATAAAAGAATAAATACCTCCTTTGTCTTTTAAGAATATTCTATAAGATTTAATACTATCTTTATCATTTAGATTATTAATAGTTAAAACTGGAAGAGGTAAATCAGATGATTGTAAATCAGAATTTGAAGTAGAATAATATCTATCACTAGCTTTCGTACCAACTTTTCATCTAGATATTGTATAAAGATAACCACAGTTTGTAAGAACTAAAGGGTTCGCACCAATGGTAGAAACGCTACTATAGTTCAGCATATATGATCCCATTTTTTATTAGTTGGCATTTACAAGCCAATTTGGACTATACCTTATCTAATATAAATACTTATATTAAATGATCACGTCTAGTCTCTGAAGGGTTTAACATTATATGTTAACTTCCCTGCTGATTGTCCTATTCTCTAATTAGGGTTTTCCAGCAATTTGTGATCTTTAATGAGACCAAATCTTATTAGTAGCCTCTGCTAAATCAATATCTATACTATCTAAGCATTCACCTTAGGTTTTCCAACTTGTCTTAACTAAAATATAGCTAAGGTTGTTCAAGGGATAGCAAGGTTGTAAATAATAGAGTATGAACATTCAATAGTTACATACTACAAACATATTTAGCTGTACTACCTTGCTTTCCCTCTTTTCTGCGAAGTAAACCACACAGAAAATTTTATTTGGTGTATTTATTCATAATACTTTGAATATTTTTAAGATTATTAAATTGTTCTTCAGTCCATTTCCTCCGAAGGCGAAGATTTGCTTTTAATTATATCAGCTGCTTTAACAAAAGATACGAAATCGGATTGTTTAGCGCTTTGAAGAGGATATTTTAGGAAAAAAGGTATAATTATATTATTCAAGATCTCGAAATTATTTAACTTCAAATCGACAGCATCGTTGTTTCTTTTTTTAACACTACCGCAACCTAAATAAGTTACTATTCTTTCCATTAGCAAAGTATCTCGGGAATGCTGAGTTATTTGAAAATGTAATCAAACCTTATAACTACTAGATAACTCAGGAGCCAGAGTGGACCTTTTCTCTACAGTAATAATATTAAAGCTACCTTCCCCATCTACGAATCCTACTACCCATTCAGGATGTATTTCTCTTTCCGGTACTTCTGGTCTCGGTTCGGGAACAAGATTTGGATATAATTCCTTCAATTCTTCAGATATCCCTTTATTCAAATAATATCTAAGATTAAGAATCTTCATGAACCCTTGTTCACTTAAAGAGGGTTCCTCTTTAATAATTAATATAATTTGTCTAAATAATTCGAAGTCAGCATATTTTTTAGTTAATAAAGGATATGCAAGGAAATGAGGTATAACTTTCTCAAGTATATCACTTAGTTTACTAATAATTAGCTTAGCGAAATTTTTATCGAAACTTATTACCCCTACGCCTCCAAAATACTCCTTAATACGATATAAAATATCTAAATCACGGGAATTCAATTTAATTTGAAAAACAGGTTGTAATTTTCAACCTAACCTGTATGCTTTGACTTTCGAAATTTTTATCACGAAGGATCCCTCACCATCAGTGAAACCTGTAATTCACTCAGGGTGAAGTAAAACCTTATTATGGGAATTTGTGGAACTATAGTGTCTTCTGGCTGCTGGTAATTTTCCCGCCCGTTCATTAAGTACGGGTTGCAATCCGTAAAAGAAACAAATTAAATCTCTAATAATATTCAAAATATAATTACAAATGTATATTAACATAAACATTGTAATTTTAATAACTTTAGCTGTAATATAGTTGCTAGCGAGGGCTGTGGATTTGTGACGATTAGCCTCTGCAAGATCGAAGGGCGGCCGATTAGTTTCTGCAATAGAACCTATAAAAAATATTATAAATATAGGTAATAAAGGTAATATAAATCAAACAGCTCTTTGTGATTCTACATTTACAGTTAGATTTAAACTACCTGTTAACATAATTACTAATAATAAAGCTGAACTTAATATTAGTTCATAACTAATTAACTGAGCAGTACTTCTAAGTGAACCTAAAAAAGCATATTTACTATTAGCACTTCCAGATTTGTTATTTTAATACATTTAATATTAATCCCGCACCTCGCGGTGCGGCTCAGACTAGGTTATGATCTATCTAATTTTTGTAGAATAGACCCCGAATACTCGTGGCAGCAAATTTATATCTGCTAGTCGTTGAACGTTCCTCGCTGAGCGTGGTTTCGCTTCAAGTTGACTTAATATAATAAGTTATTCTTGAAATTCAATCGGTTTATTCTTAATTACTCTCGCAATTAAGGGGCTTATCTTTTTATTTATTTAATGTGTACGCAACATGTATACGAAGAAGTGGCCACCTACAAGAAAAAAAAATACATTTTTTTTTCTTTTACTAGGTTATGCATCCGTAAAGGTGCGTAACTAAAATACTGAATTAGTATAATCACATTAAACCCCAATATTACATACTAAACTCTTTATATGGATTAAGTACTCTGTTCCTTGTTTTTTTTTGTTAATAAAAAAAAACAAAAATGAAAAACCAGAATATTAATCTATATATCTATCTCTCAATATATCTATTTTATCTATCTATTAAAACACCTCTCTGAAAAATTGCGTAGCTTGCAACTTCAAGAAAATATATCTATGTATGTACCGAAGTATAGGAGATCACCATAATTAGTAAATCCATCAATACTTAGTTACAGATTTACCCTTTCTTAATTTTATCTTTGAACTCAGAGCTCATTTCTTTAGTTAGAAAGTAGACAGTAAGCTTAACTTTTCTTAAGGCTACAGGTTTACTACTGTCTAAATTTCGATAGATAGTTGATTTATCTATACCTATATAGCTAACAGTAGATAAAATGGAGTCAAAAGGGCAATTGTTTATTAATTCTAGAGTATTAGCATCATAAACGTAAACTTTCGTGTTATAATTACGACTATTCGCTATTATCGGTCTTGCAGCAAGTAATTCTTTGCTTAATGACGCATCCAACTTTTTCTTGAAGAAATAAACTAACATATCACCTCGTTTAGTAGCTTTATTACTATTTAAATTACGAACAATTGTTCGAGAATCGACGCCAAAATAATTTGCAGTATCTAAAAGTGAATCGAAAGGCGCATTATTTATTAATTCTAGAGTATTAGCATCATAAGCGTAAACTGGTATTTTTAGACCTAGTTGCAAATCTCCAACCTTAGCTTTAAGAGTTTGAATTTCTTTGACACTTAGAGGTACTGAATATACATAAATAGCCTTCGATCCTGCAGTTCTTCCTTTGTCTAGAACTAAATCTAGAGTTGCTCTAGGTATTCCTAAAGCTTTAGCTGCTTGAGCTTTTGAAGCGAAAGGACTACCTATTAATAATTCTAAAGTAATAGCATCATACGCTCAAACTGGAGTCCTAACAACTCGATTCAATAGACCCTTAGGTGTGAGTTTTTTTGATTCTTCGTACATTAAGTTAAAATCAGTAATAGGGTAATTAAAGAACAATTTACCTCTGTAAGGTATAGATGTGTTTTTATATCTACCTATCCCGGAAATAGGGTAAGATAAAGATCGGCTTGCCTCATTACTGCTCTTATATATAGTTGCTTGAGGATTTATACCTTTTTCTGTACATTCGTAAACATAAACGAGAGTATCTCTAGAGTCTAATACCTTATTAGTTTCTCTAAGATCCTTAAGTTTTAATAATAAGGTTTGTTTAATTACGCCTTCAGTTATTGATGAAGAGAAAACAGAATTAAGTATAGGTATATACTTTTGTAAGTAATAAGTTTCCCTTTCACCTAATTTAGCTAAAGGGCAGACCTCTAGGATGTGAATACTAAAATGCTCTATCCCTATTAGCCGTACGAAAAGATGGAATTTACTGGGGGATTCTGCTTTTGAGTGTTCAAATAATCTTTTTTTAAATAGATTTGTTCTCCCTATGTAATAAATATCAGGGTAATATTTGTACTCTATAAGGTAAATTCCAAATTTGGAACCTCATTCTTTAAGGAATTTTGCTTTCAGTACCTTATCTGTATAGTTTAAACAAGAGCCCTTTATTAAGTCCCGATCGAAAGGTATAACTGGAGCAATTCTATCTTTTAAAAGATCTTTGATATACTCGATATTCTTATTACTCTTATCCATATTACTATTATTTTGATAAGTGTGAAGAAAACATCTAGATATATTAAGATATTCTGAAGAATATTTGTTGTATCCTACTGATCTTTTGGTTAAGATAGATATAGGCTTAGATATACTAGAGAAAAAGTATTGAGTATTTTTAGTTTGTAAAATATTGGCTGGAAATAAAAACCCAGCTAATAGAATTCCGTAAGTGGCTAAAGATGATACGGCCAACATATATAATATACCTAAATTAAAATCATTAATAGCTAAACCTGGTCCATAAGGAATAACACCATACCCTAATAAAGCAAAAATTAATGTTATAACAGGCCCTAAGAAAAACAGTACTATGTTAGCTTGTGTTGGGGCTACATATTCTTTTAATAGAAGTTTTAGAGCATCTGCAAATGCTTGAAGAAGTCCAAAATAACCTATATGATTGGGACCTAATCTTCTTTGCATACTAGCCATCGTTTTTCTTTCTGCTACAGTCACATAGGCTACACTCAGTAGGGCAGGAACAATAACCAACAACACTTCAAGAATAGATATTAAAGTTGGAGGTAGATAATACATTTTTTCAGTTTATATTTGAATTAATCCTTTCTACATAAAAAATATAAAAATTAAATTAAAAATTAAGAGTAACAATAATTTGAGTTAATTACTTATTAGGTATATCTTACTCTACTTTTAAATTAATAAAAAATAGTGTTACTAATAAAACAAGAGCTTGCTAATCCTGGCTTACTGCCTTATCCTCCACCTGGCAGGCTTCGCTGCAGAAGTCTGGGAGGCAGGAAGCCAGAAAAAGTAAACATACAAAACATCAGAGGGTCACTAATTATTTTTTAGCCCTAGGCCTCTGGTGTAAAGCGTCAGCGCCACCAAGTTTCAGTCGTCGAAGACGACGCCCTCCTACGTAGTCAGGCAACTAATAAAAAAAATACGTTTTTTTATAAGGCCCAGGACTCCCTCCTGCCTGCCTCCTACGAAGGAAGGCAGGAGTCCTGACTACGTAGGCAGCAGGATGGACTTCCTCCTGCCTGCCGTAGGAGGAAGGAGGAAGGAGCCAGCTTCGCCAGCTTCGCCAGCGTAGGTTAAAATTAATTAAAATTAATTAAATTAATTTTTTCAATTTATATTTGAATTAACCCTTTCTACATAAAAAATAAAATGACTAGTCAGTCCTTCGGAGGCATTCCCATTTTAGAGTCGAACTAAAATCATAATATTTTAAATATTCTACTCTACCGTTGAGCTAATGAGAATTTGTGTTAATAACACAAAAGGAATACCTGAGTAATGAGAGTACATAAGCAAATAATATTTTTTGGCTGCTCCTCCTTCGTAGGAGGAAGGAGGAGAAGTCAGGGGGGAAGCAAGCTCCTAAATTAGACTATAATTTAACTAATTACTTCTTTTTAGTGAATAAAATCTCTTCTACTCTTTTTTTTAAGTAACTATCTTGTTCATTAAAAATTCTTTTAACTACTTGTAAATCTGAATTTACTACTTGCTTTACTTTAGGGTCTCTATAAGCAACAGTTAGTCTTATATTTTCATGTACTTCTTTTTCAGCTAAATTAAGTTCTTTATTAAGTGAGTTTCTAAAAGCATTAGTTAGAGTAAAAAATTCTTTTAAACTAGCGTCAACACTACGACTTTCACTTAATCTTTCTACCTTAGAAAAATAATCGTTTTGTATTTCAGTTCTTTTTATTTCCATTTCTTCTAATTTTAATTTGACCTCAATAGGTAAATAAGTTTTATTTAGATCTATTCAAGTAGCTCGTCCACCATAAGACTTATTAAGGAAACTAGAATGAGTTTGAAGTAAGCCCAAAATCGCCCTTTGAACCTCAGGTTTATCTTCATAATAAAGATTAGCTTCACCTGCTTTTTTAAGCTTATCTGCTATACTAATATTTAGAGCTGCATATTCCTCCATAAATTCATTCATTTGTTTAATATAAGTTATAGTTGAAACATCCTCTGGGACCTGGACCTGGACCTGTATATTTGAGCTTGTACTACTTTGCCCTGAATGTCCGCTAGCTTGGCCTCCGCTTCCCATACCTTCACCTGTCATACTAAGATTAGCAGGAATAATTGCTTTAACGTTACTGGGTAAAGAATCGGTAGGTCCAACTAAAGGTATACCTCATAGACTCTTGAAATCTCCTTTTAATTCAGATAATAAATAAGATATAGCCTCTTTAAAACCTAAACGAGCGAAAGGTAAATGTAGACTTAAAATTAAAGAAGGTCAAGAAACTAGATTTTCAATCAGGTTAAAGTCAAATAAATAGTTAACACCTACTTTGAGAGTATAGGTATATAAACCTATTAAAATTAAGGTAAATATATTAACACAATTCATCTTATTTTTTATTCTTATAGATAAATAGGCTCATAATTTACTTTGTAAAGGTAAACTTACAAAAGCGTGAGGCTTAGGTGGGCTACTTAACGCTCATTCTAAGGAAGGGTAACTTCTATTTAATAAGGCTTGTAATGTATCAGTATAATATTGAGGAGTCATTCAAGGATATCTACTTGCAGATTTTCCTTCTACTAATTGTGCATATACAATGTATAAGAATAATCAAGCAGCTATAACACTAACTATAGATCCAAAACTACTTATCAAATTTCATCCCGCAAAAGCGTCAGGATAGTCACTAATTCTTCTAGGCATTCCTTGTAAACCTAAGAAATGTTGAGGGAAGAAAGTAAGATTACAAATAGTGTGGACTATATCTTAACCACTTAACAAGATCAATTTCCGCCTTCGGACAGAAGGATTAAAGGAAATATAGATATTTATTAAATAATTTCCTTCGTGTAGTCTCTGAGGATCCTACTTATAACGTGGCTCATTACTTTGGTTTCCTGCTGATTGTTCAAAATTATACATTTTTACTAGGATTAAATAAAACTCTAGTAGTATAATTATCAGAAGTTCCCAGCATATAGAAGGATTGGTAGGGGCTAACTTTATTTCTGTTTAGTGCTTCGCCACAAATTGTATAATTCAATCTTCTTCTATAAGAGCTACTCTTTCATCGTTTGCTCCTACGAAGTCAGGCATAAAAAAAAGCTACTTTTTTTATGCTGCCTTTAAAGAATTTGTTTGTTTTTTTTTGTTTTTTTTATTAATAGTAGAAAAATTTAACTGTTTACTTGTTGTTTTACAAAACAATAATTAAAAGAGTCGGGTAGTGCTGGCTGACTTCGTAGCACTGACTAAGTATGGACTGACTTCGTAGGAGCCGAAAATAAATATATTTTCTTCCGAAGGACTACGTAGTCAGGACTCCTCCTTGGCCTGCCACTGCCTCCTACGAAGTCAGTCCTTCCGTAGGAGGAAGGAGGAGGCAGTCCTTCCGTAGGAGGAAGGACTGCCATACTTCGTTAGGAGAAGTGGGCAAGCGCAGCAGGCTCCAGCCTCCTACGAAGTCAGGACTGGCTAATAAAAAATATATTTTTTTATAAGCCCTTCGTAGGAGGAGTAGTCAGGCAGCTACTTTTTTTTATTTTATTTCATGAGCCCGCCTTCGGACGGCGCGCCCTAACATACATATGTAGCACATATATAACAACATCTCCCGCGTATAACTCAAATCTCTCTACCAGCTTCCAGGCAAGTAGGACATCTTTTTCCTGGTAGTGTACCTGAATAATATATCTCACTATCTGGATTATTAAGTAACTCACTGCCTGGATTATTAAGTAACTCACTACCTAAATTATTAAGTAACTCAATATCTAAATTATTAAGTAACTCGGTACCTAAACCACCAATAATAAATGTTATTATTATTATTAATAATAATAATAATAATAAAATAAAAATAAATTTAAGATTAGATTGTAAAGGTAAACTTACAAAAGCGTGAGGCTTAGGTGGGCTACTTAACGCTCATTCTAAGGAAGGGTAACTTCTATTTAATAAGGCTTGTAATGTATCAGTATAATATTGAGGAGTCATTCAAGGATATCTACTTGCAGATTTTCCTTCTACTAATTGTGCATATACAATGTATAAGAATAATCAAGCAGCTATAACACTAACTATAGATCCAAAACTACTTATCAAATTTCATCCCGCAAAAGCGTCAGGATAGTCACTAATTCTTCTAGGCATTCCTTGTAAACCTAAGAAATGTTGAGGGAAGAAAGTAAGATTACAAATAGTGTGGACTATATCTTAACCACTTAACAAGATCAATTTCCTCCTTTCGTGGCGCTGACGCTTTACACCGAGGACTAGCCCTGTGCTAGGCTCCTGCGGAGCGAAGCTCGGCAGAAGAATTAAAGGAAATATAGATATTTATTAAATAATTTCCTTCGTGTAGTCTCTGAGGATCCTACTTATAACGTGGCTGGTTATTTTGGTTTCCTGCTGATTGTCTAAATATACTTAAGATTTTTACTTATTTAATAAGTACTTAAGCCTTATGTGATTTTCCAGCATATAGAAGGATTGGAAGAGGCTAACTATACTATTTCTGTTTAGATTGAGATTGTATAATTCAATCCTCTCCAGTGCTACGAAGTCAGCCAGAGTTACTCATTCCTTAGTATTTATAATTTTTTTATAAAACTTCATCTTACTTTAAATTGTTGTTTAGCTGCATTAACAGAAGGGAAAATTAACTCTATATCTGTTTTAGTAAAACAGAAAACAGAATTACCTCCATGTTGCATTGATAATTTACCTTTTAATCCTTTGCCTGTATGATTATTAGTTAAATAATAAATTTTTGGTGTAGCGAAGCTATGCCTGCCATACTTAGTTAGGAGAAGTGGGCCGTAGCGAAGCTAGCCACCACTGCGTGCGTGCGTGCGTGCGTGCGTGCGTGCGTGCGTGCGTGCGAAGCCGCCGCCGCCGCCGCCGCCGCCGCCGCAGCACTGCTGCTGCGAAGTCCTAATAAAAAAAAGACATTTTTTTTTATAAGCAGTCGCCCGAATATTATATACGTAAAGGGGTACGCGCAACCCAGAAGATTTTTAGCGCTCCTCCTGACTTCTCCTCCTTCCTGCCTCCTACGGCAGGAGGACTGCCATACTTCGTTAGGCTACGAAGTCAGTCCTCCTGCCTGCCTCCTGCCGTAGGAGGCAGGAGTCCTGACTACGTAGGCAGCAGGAAGGAGGAGAAGGACCTGTTTCAGATGAAGTAACATTACCTAATTTAGGATGGTTTTCTTTATTTAATCTTGGTTTTAATTCAATTATAGTATCAAGACTATGTTTAGAGCGGATCCTTCCTGCCTCCTACGGCAGGAGGACTGCCATACTTCGTTAGGAGGATGGAGCCCCAAATAAATTACCTGCAACATTTAAAACATTATGTTTAGGTTTATATTTATCCAACCATTTTTGTTCTAAATTAAGACAAACTTTAGAATCATTTTTACAAAATTCAAAAATACCTAAAGAAAATTTATCTAAACCGTATTTTTTCATTGCTCTTATTATTACTATTTTGGAAAGTTTATCTGAATTAGTATAATAATAATAACTAACCATTATTTTAGTTAAATTAAGACTACTACCAATATAAAATTCCTTAGTTATATTATTTATAAGTACATAAACACCCGCTTTTTTTCTTAACTCTTTATATATATTCTTTTTTTCTTTTAAAAAATTCAAAAAAAAAATCGCAAACTCATTAGATCCAGGCTCCGTGTTGAAAGGTTCACCTTTATTAGAGGATTTACTATACAATCTATTACTTATTTCAGAAATACTTCCCTTTTTTTTAACCCCTATAAATAAAATTCAAAATTGAACTTTAGATAATAACATATTGTAATTTAAACCTAAAACTTTAGGAATCCAGTAGTATCACCCACTAAACATTGCAAATACAGCTCCCATACTTAAAACATAGTGGAAATGAGCTACCACATAGTATGTATCATGGAAAGCAATATCTAACGATGCATTGGCAAGAACAACACCACTTACGAACCAAAAGTTTCTTAATCATTTAATCTTTCGTATCTAAATATATAACCTTTATAAACGCCATTCACTTTAGCATAATTTTTGATTGTACTATGACTTATACCTAAAGCTCTTTGGGCTTCCATTACTCCATCATATTTAGCAACAAAATTCTTATTCATATCATATACAAACACTGCTTTCCTAATCTGACTGTTATTATTTATATTTAAGATTAATTTATCAGATTCTTTAGAATTTCAGTCAGTTATTAAGGGTGTATCTTCTATATTATAAGGTATATTAGTAAAATATCACTCCCCTCTAAATAGAATTCCTTCTTTTATAACATTAACTATTGTAGGATGATTAGATTTAATCAATTTAGCCAAAGTTCCTACGGAAGGAAAGATAATTAATAACTCTTTAAAAGAATTGTATATATAAACAGGATAAGCAGACTTTGCTTCAATGATTCTTATTTTACTTTCCATAGAATGACTTTTATTATAAAATGGGTTATTTACACCTGTCAAAGCTCTAGCTATTAAAGCTTTAGTTTCGTCAGTATGAACTCTATTTCTAGCCAATTGGGATAATAATGCTTTAGTTTCCTTTGTATGTGTATAACCCAATGAAGAATAACCTTGTTTTAACACATTATAGTACGGCAATACATGTGTTATATAATAAGTTTCTCTAAGGGTTAAATTTTTTAAGTCTACATACTCTAATATTAATACTTTAAAGTTAGATGGATTATATTTTAATAAAGCTTTAACAATAGGCATATTAATATTTTGTTTACTTTTTAAAAAAGTAGTATTAAGATAATTTCTCATTCTAGAGGCTAAATTAATAGAACTTCCTACATAAGAATGACCATTATTTTTATTAATTAAACAATAAATACCTGATTTGTCTTTTTGTTCTTTTAAAATATTAACTCTATTTTCTTTAAAGTTATCGTATACAGTTAAAGGAACTAAATTATCAGTATTATCCTCTTTTTCTATTGGAGCTGACAAATTAAAAGTAGAATAAGTACGAATATTAAATATAAGATAAAAATTCAATAAAGGATTATAATTAGAAAGAGCCGAGCCATTAAATGATCATTTTTGGTTTCACGGACTATATCTTCCCTTAATAATATTAAGGGGACTACGTTTAGTCTCTGAGGTTCCTACTAAGATGAATGGTTTTATCTGTAGGTTACCTGCTGATTGTTCAAAATTATACATTTTTACTGAGATCATATAAAACTCTAGTAGTATAATTGTCAGAAGTTCCCAGCATATAGTAGTCTTTAAAGGGAGGACTAAGTGGTTTTTGGTTAACCCTCCTAATGTAAACATGAATACAAAACCTAATGCAAATAACATAGAAGGTGTTAATTTGATAGATCCTCCATAACATGTAGCTCGGGAGAAGGCCCTTCGATCATCTCAGATCCTAGTAATGGGCTTTAAGTCTCGTATATATAGCAATAAAAACAATATATATATACTTAAGTGCTTGTTTAAGGCACTATCTATTTCTAGTGTCCCGGACCATTCCTTCATATTTCATATAAATAAAATAATTCACATAAAATTAATACTATATATGTAAAATAGTCTAAATACTTAGAAATAAGTGTGGCGTCTGGCCTCTACGCTTTTAAATAAGATATAATTTTTTGTCCTTCGTCCTTCGTGCTTTGCCAGGAGTGTGGCCTCCTTCGTTTTTTAAAAAGAGACGAAGCTCACACTTAGTGCGTATATCTTACTAAATATATTTATTAATATATTTAATTACACTTTCATGTAACTATTTAGTTCGACGATAATCTAAATTTAGTTGATTTTTAAATTCCTAACTCTAGATGTCCCTCGAGTTTGCCACATCAATGACATTGTATTATTTCATAATATTATATTTATATTTTAATTTGTATTGAGGTCCTTTAAATTTATATATCATAGTAGGATGAATATAAGGTATTAAGTGGTGTAAATTTTTTTTAATAGATTTACTTTTTATATAAAGAACTTTATGTTTTTCTTGAGTATGGATAGAACATTCTAACTGGAATTTAATTATTAAAACATTAATCAATAAAACTATTTCTTTTTCAGTAAAAGATTGAGTTTGTATAGTTATTCCTGAGCTATAAGTCCCTCCGAAGGACCAGGACCCCTTGTATAGGACCAAAGGGTAAATTTATTTGTTTATATGATTTATTTTATAAATACCTTTTAATAAATTTTTATTTTTTAAAATTCTACGTATAGAAGTATGAGCACAACCTAATTTTTCGGCAGCTTGTCTAATTGAATCAAAATAAGTCATTTCATTTGTTAAAGTATTTAATACTTCGATTCTTTGACCTTTAGCTTTATTAATTTCTAGTATACGCACTACATCCATTATTTTAGATTCTTCTGAACGATAAGTATGCATTTTACTTGCTCTAGCTTTTTCTTCAATAGAATAAATTCGACTTTTAGCCCTTTCTTTAAATTTTTCTATAGTTTCACTAGTATGTTTATAACCCAGAGATGAACCCGCAGTTTTTAAAATATTATACTCCGGGCTTAAAAGATCTAAATAATATTGCTCTCTAGCTAGAACTTCTTCTTTACTGCAGTATTCTAAAATATCCAATCTAAATTCAGAGTAACCGTATTTTAATATAGCTTTATGAATCGTCATATTTCTTTTGGGGTCGACTAAATAATTATAATTGTAATAATTTACTAATCTTCTAGTTAAATTAGAACTACCCCCTATATAACTCTTATTTAAATTTTTTTGTACTCATCTATATATACCAACTTTACCTTTTATCTCTTTAAAAATTTCTACTTTCTGTGTATCCGTATTATCAAAAGAAACTATAGGTGTTATATCTGAGGAACTATTTTTATTTTTATTTGTATGCAAACCTCTTAAAAGATTTAAAGTAAATGTAGAATTGAAATTAAAGGAGTTTATGCAGTACCCAAAGGACGGAGATAGAAAAGGTGCATTAGTGTCGTTATCGTAAAAAAGGGCAGGGATTATATTAAAGAATCTTGTGTTTTTCATTTTAGTTTTAAATTGCGTTAACTATTTTTAAACCCTAAATAAGGGATATAACAAATAGCAAAATACCGGGCATTACGCCCTAAAAACAGGAATAACAAATTTATTACACTGCTTCAGATGGTCACTATAAATTTTTTAGTTCCATCGCCTGCAGGTATTAGCCTGTTATTAGAAGGGTAGTTTGCGCAGTGGTAAAACCAAAAACAGGATCCTCCTTTTTTCTCCGTATAATTTTTCACTTAGGAAGCTAATGTCCTCCTACGTAGTCAGGAGGCAGACGACCAAGTACCGTCCCATTCCCTTTTAAAATTGAGCCTAGGTGTAATGAAAATAGCCACCTACGTAGAATAATTCTCAGGGGTCCATCCTTTTCATTAACGATTACTTTTTATAAAACGCTTCGCTACTACGTAGGAAGCAGAAGGTCACACCTATTTCTATCCGAACTTCTAGCCAAGAATGATTCTTAAAAAACAAATTTCTACATGTCAAATTGACCCCGCCTTCTTCTTTTACAAAGGGGCTAGGGCTGTAAGGTTTAAATAAAAAAAAGCCAACACCAACTTTAAGTTAGTGGCGGCACCGGGTTTAATTTTTAACTCAAGAATTTATATAAGGACTGATACCACTTAATAATAAAGGTATAGATTTATTCTTTATATAAATAAAGAATTTATCGCGTTTAATTACTTGTAATGAACAAGTTAAATTGAACTTATAAATTAATACATTAATTAACTTTACAATATCCTTTATACTAAAAGATTTTACATCTATATATAAACCATTTAATTTAGTCCCATGTGAAGAGTTAAAATAACGGAATTTTATATTACTGTTAAGATAAAGTCAATGGGCTAAGGCTTCTCAAGTTAATAAATCGTAAATATTGCGAGGTATTATTTTTTTCCCCTCTGGGTAAAATAAATCATATAATTCTGTAATACAAGGTAAACTTCTAGTTGTAAAACTTAAAGCATAAAAAATTTGTTTATGTAATAAAACTTTATTAAGAGAAGGACCTTTTGAACAATAATGGCATAATTGAAAGAAAACAGAATATAAATACTCTAATTGACTATATTTTTGTTTAAATTGCAATCTAGCATCTCCACTCTTGTTTACTCTTTGTAAAGCAGCATCTGAAAGAATAATACCTATAATAATAGATCTTTTATTAAAAGGAATTTTTATTAAACTACGTTCCAGATTAGAAAATTTTAAATAACCTACTGTAGAAGAGAAATTAGTACCATATGGTACTAAATTTAATTCTTCTTTAATCTCAAAATTACTCATTAATAATTTTATTTTCTTAATTTCATTTAAACCTTCAAAAGTAGTATGAGCACCTAGATTAATTAAATTAGCAGCTTCTTTTCAAAAAAGAAAAGCTTTTTTTCTATCAGCCTTTAAACTACCAATTTCTTTCTCTAGTAAAGGAATAATTTTTTCAATTATACTTGTGAAATCTTTTACTGTAAGACAATAAGAATTTTTTTTAGTTGTAATTTTATAGCCTGCGGAGCAATTCCCTGTAATATCTAATAATTCATATAATAATTTTTCATCTGAAGAATTAATAACTAAATTTAAAGAAATTCCCTCGCCTAATTTATGTTTATTACTTTTAAATACTGCAATATAAAAACAGTCATTATTATTAAACAATTCCATTATTGAATTATTATAATTAATTAATCCCTCTTTTTTTTTTAACGAAGGCGTGCTTCGCTCCTTCTGACCCTGAACTAGGCCCGTTGGCTTAGGTTGAAGGGTAGAATAATATCTACAATTACTAACACCAATACCTTTACCTACCCTAGCCTGTAATAAAGTACGGTTAGACACAAAAATACAATTAGTAATTTTTATAATATAAATTTTAAACTTGCTTACATACGATTTAAATAAAAAATTACCTAAATAATAAACAAATTCAAGATTTAAAGCACTAACAATATAAATAAACTTTAATAAAGTAAAAATACTATAAAATAAAATTAAAATAATCTTTAGCCCCCTCTCTATGTAAGTAATTATAAAGGGAGAGCTCGCCCCACCAGGGCAACGGAGCGAATTATTTTTAATATCACCTTTGGTCATAAATCTCTTACTAAAGGAGAACGCTAACCAGGAGAATATTTTAATTCCTGTAGGTACAGCTATAATTAAAGTAGCAGCAGTGAAATAGGCTCTTGTATCCACGTCTAAACCAACTGTGTACATGTGCAAACTTAGATAGGTGTTTTTTTAATGTCCTGATCATTTAGATATAAGTCGTAATCCATTATATCAATCCCTTTTCACCAATCCATTCTTAATTAATGGACTACTAAGTCCCGACTGTACATTCGCGAGCATTTCAGCTCTACGTAGGTGAACCAGTCTGTAGCGATGATCCTAGTCACCGACGGTCTTCAACTAAGGGCATTGTTAACCGTTTTCACCTTGTCCGGTTATTATTTAAAACATATTTATCAATATATAATGCATCGTGTTCCTCTTGGAAGTTGCCACAAATAATAATAACTAGGTGGGATTTTTAAACCCACTGCACCAAATCAAGATTTTAATGCAAAATTTGCCTATATCTGATCATTATCTTTATTAATTAATAAACTTAATTTTTTTAAATTTTTCATAGCTTCTGGAGATTTATGTTCTTTATTTAAAACACAGTAATAAATCACTTTTCATTTTTCAAAAGCTAATTGTTTCTTTGTTCTTAACATATAAGCATTGAAGTATTCTATAACTAAAGCTAAATTATCAAGTTTAGTTGCAGCAAATCTATAATTGTTATTTTTCCGAGCATAAATTGAACCTGTACCTAGGATATTTTTTAATACATCAAAGACAGGTAATCCTTCTTGTTGATCTACAATGAATCTTAGACTAATACCTTTATTGTTTTTAGCTACGTAAACATTAAAACAACCTTCAGCATCTACAAAACCTGAGAATCAACTATTATTAAATGATAATTTAACCGGTTTAGTTATTACTTCGCCAAGCGGTGGTAAAGGATTACTATTATTTTCAAGTTTAAATAACATAGATCATGTTACTAACTGCTTGATTTTATGATCAATATGAAGATTACCGTTAAATAAATGGAACAATAAAAAGACAGATGCCCGATCTCTAACGATAAATCTAGAGAATTGATCAAATTCTTTTACATATCCAAAATTTAAAATATCTCTTATTTCATATAAGATTTTTGATTCTTTTTGTGTTAAGACAAATACAGGTCTGTTTTCATTAATCCCTAAATACCCATCCCCTTCGGCGAAACCTACAAATCAACCTAATCAATTAGGATCAAGGTAGGTATTAAATTTTTCAAAATAAAGTTTATTAAATTCGTCAAAAGATAAATCAGATATGTTATCATCCTTATATGCAGCATCAGTGGCGATACCCCTCAAGTGATGCTGTGAGAGATAAAGGGGAGGGGGTGTACAAATTACCTTGCGCAAGGCGCAAGAGGCCCCCCCTTACTTCGTTAGGCAAAACTGTTAGTAATTTTTTTACAATTACCCATACGATTTTTGTATGCTTCTTTCACAAGAAGTGTCGGACTATATCTTCATATTTAAGCTTTTCCTGTTTTATTTGTCATACTATTATTTAAATTAATTTGTTTTTGCAGAGTTCTTACATGAGATAATCCTTCTTCAGTTAAATGTAATTTGTTAGATACTTGGTTATGAATAGTTAATCATTTTTCAAAAGAAAGAGCTTTTTTAGTTTGTAAAGGAAATAAATTAAAGTATACTATTACATCCTTCAAAGGTTTAAATCCAGTAGCCGTATAACGATAAACATTATCAGTTCCAGATCTTAATGTGACTTTACCAAATCCAAATAACTCGTATACTTTATTTAGTATAACACTATCTTTTTGTAGCGGAGCTACCAATAAATAACGCATTTTTATAACATGACCTAATGTATATCGAGAGTTTGTTGTAATAGATACATTAAAACATCCTTCAGCATCAGTAAACCCCGATAATCATGCATCCTGCAATGTAATTGAAACAGGAGTATTTTTTAATTTAATGGTTTTATAACCAAAACGATTATTTAAAGCATTAACTCAAAGAGCTAATTGTTCAATTCTATGATTTTGAGCTAAATTACCATTAAATAAAAAAGCTAAAAGTAGAATATGTGAAGGATTATCAACCATTCATCTATAAAAATCATTATTTTTACCACTCTTTCCTTGAGGAAAATGTTTAACAACGCCAATATTTAATTTAAATTGTATTTTATGAAGTATATCACTTTCTTTTTGAGTAAGAACAAAACGAACTCTTTTACCTTCACCATATGTTTGAATTGCTCCATCTCCCTCTGCAAACCCAATAAATCAAGTTAACCATTCATCAGAAAGATGATCTGTATTTTTAAATAATGTATTATAATAAAAACTCTCGTGAGAGCTTGCGCCTCCGTAGGAGGAAAAATTTAAAAATGTTTCGCGTGTAGTCTCTGAGACACTCTGTTTGTTATCCTTTAAGGAATACAGGGATAGATTGTCTGCTGATTGAGTATAGCTAATTAGATTTTCACCGTGCAAGGTACTAATTAACACTAAACTGTTCCAGCATACAGCGAAATTAATTATATTCCCAGCCTCACGACTGGGTGAAGCCATCAATAAAAAACTTCAAACTATGAATCCTAATATTCCAATAGACATCATTGCGTAAACCATTCCTATGTACATAATCATACCCTTATTAACAAAAAATAAGTTTTTTTTTAATTTAATATCTGCTCTCTACACATATATTTAATTAGAATAATCCCCTGTCCCACCCTACTAAGTTATAACATAATAATAAACATTTATATTAAAACAATTCTAGTATGCCTATATAATATTAAATTATATAAAATAAACTAAATAAAAATATGCTTTTTTTTTGTAGAGAGAGAATTAAAATTATATTTTTAAGTGTATGAAATTGGACTATCTCTTGATCAATGAATTATAAATTCTTTTTTTTTTATTATTTATCCATAAAACTATTTCATTTTACCATAAAGTATTTTCAAGCTTTCCCTAAATCTGAGTTAGCTGAAGCTGAATGAGCATGAAGATTTCTAAGTTTATAAAAATCCTTTATCATAGTAATTCTCATTATTTTCTCAGATCTACAAGGATGGATACTAAAATAATCATTAACTAAAGCTAAAATTTCGGTTTTTTTGTAACAAGTTCATTTAAAAGCCTCCTGTTTAACCATAGGATATATTGTACCTCCGTATAATTCAACTAAAGCTTCTAATATAAATCTATTTTTTTGAACAGCAGTTATAAATATTTGACCTGATGCTTCGTTTAAATATACACTACCATCAGTATCTATAAACCCGGCTAATCATCCACTGTTATATGTTAAAGATTTAGGATCTTTTAATTCCACTCCATAAATAGAACAAATTTTACCTAATTGTAAAATTCTTGTAGGATTTCTTAATAAACCGTTAACTGCGTAGATTAAATTTAATAAACCTGCTTTATGATGTAGTCTATATCTTAAAAAATTCTTACCACTTACTAGTTTTACAGATCCTCCAAATTTTTGTTTTATTAAGTATAAAATTTTTTTATCTCTAAGTTGTGTAACTATTTCTAAACTACAGTACCCTTTTTTAGAAACTAAAAAACAACCATCTCCGTCGATAATTCCAGCTAATCATTCAAAAAATTTACCATTTTCTTTAGGATCAGAAGCAAATATATCATAAAAATTTTCATGTGCTTGCGTAGCAGGCAATGAACGACTATTTTCATCTACTTCTTCATTAATTTCAGAACTTTCGTCCTCATCAACTTCTTCATGAATTTCTTCATTATTTTCGTGCGTGACCCTTACAAGCGGTGAATTGTCATGTTCTTCTGTTTTAAGAATTTCTTTTTTTAAGGCTGCATTAGTAGTATTAAAATACAATACGTAATTTAGCAATTTAGATAAATTTATAGTAGATAAAAAAGTAATAATGTTAATAGTTAAACAAAAACTGCAATTTCTAATTAACATTCATAAATAGTTTAGTTGCCTTTGTAAAGCATGGCAAATAAAAAGAAAAAAAATTGATCACAAACGTATAGTCTCTGAAATTCCTACTCACATGCTTAACCCCATAAATTGTTTTATACAAGGTTTGAAGTATTCACTTCGTGCTTTGGTTATCTGCGGGTTATCATAAATTACTAAGATTTTTACTAATGAAATTATAAATTTACATGACGGAGTACTTAGTAATATTTCTAAAAAGAATTTGACTTTCCTGCATATACGTTTGTTAACTTTATATAATTCGATTAATCACAAACATATAGTCTCTGAGATTCCTACTCACTTATAATAAGAATTTTGCATTTTTATTAAAATAAATACTAATAAAAAGCTACAAATCTCTATAATTTATCCCACTTTTTTTTAAATAGTATTCATTCATTAAATTTTTCTAGATTATTATTATTAAAAGATTTATAATCTTTTAATAAATAAAAATCTTTTATCAAATTTAGCTTTTGGGCTGCTTTAAACGACTTTAAAGGATTAAATTTAAAATAATTATCTATTAATTTAAGTATTTCATTTTTTCTAAAAATAGAAAATTGAAATGCTTCTTTATATTTTAAGATTTCTATTCTACCTCCGTAAAATATTTGTAAAGGATCTAATAAATATCTATTTTTTTGAGTTACACTAATTGTTAATTGATCAAGTTTTTCATTATAATATATAGAACCGTCACTATCTAAAAACCCACTAAATCAACCGTTATTATAAGTTAAAGGTTTAGGTTCTAAAAATTTTAGATTATAATTTTCACATACTTTGTATAATTGAAGCATTCTTGTAGGATTTCTCATTAAACCATTTACTGATTGTACTAAATTAGTTAACCCTTTAGGATTAAGCAATTGATACTTAAAAGCATTAGACCCTGAAATTTGTTTAATTCTACCTCCAAATTTATGTTTTATTTCATACAAGGCAGATTTATCCTCAATATCCATTATAATTTGTAAACTTGAAAAGCCTTTTTTAGTAGTTTTAAATTGTCCGTCTCCGTCAATAACACCTGCCAATCATTCAAAAAATTTTTGTTCTTTATTAAATAATGTACGCCCAGATATTTTTGATTGCTCTTCCGGCACAGACATTATTGACCTTCGAAGTATACTATTATTAGTTGAAACTCTATCCATAGCTCAACTAGAGTAATGTCTTTTATTTATAAATCCTAGATTAGGGCTTCCCATATGCACGGAGCTAGCCTGAGCTGCATCGCAGCATCGCTTACTTATTTCGGCAATATTAGATTTAATTTTTGCTAGCGCAGCTAGGCGATGTTGCGAATTGGATTCTTCTTCGCCAGCGTTGCAGGTTTCTGCTGCACCAGCGCTGAAACTAACTTCCTCATAGGTTCTACTTTGGTTCATTCCTTCTTTTAATTTCTTAATTTCGGATAATTTTTCAGGAGTTAGTTTAATACTCTTATATTTAAGTTCTATAGCTAATTTAAAATCCAGATAATCTTTCAATTTATTACCTTGAAGATTAAATTGATCAAAAAAAGGTAGGATTTTACCTATAAATTCTTCTTTTTTAGTAACGAAATAATCTCCATGATTAAGGCTATTAGATCTAGGTATAGCATAACCACAATTTAAATATATTGCTAATTTTTTCAATAATTCTATATCTCGAATATGTTGAGTAACTAAAAATCTAAAACTTACTTCATTTTTAGTAGAGATTTTTATATAAAAACTACCTTCTCCTTCAACAAATCCGGCAACTCAATATGGGCTTGGTATATCTTGACTATTGACTGAAGGTCTTATAGCTGGCGCTACTTTCGGAAATAACTTCTTTAAGTTCTCAGATAAACCTTTATTAGATATAGCTTTTAATGAAACTATTTTTTTTAAACCCTCATGATTTAGATGTTGACCGTCCTTCATTAAATCAAATACTTGTCTAAATACAATATAGTCAGAATATTTATAAGAAATCAGAGGAAACTTGTCAAAGTGATTTATAATTATTTGTAGATCTTCTAAAGATCTTACATTGTACGAAACAGAACTACCTTGAAATAACAATCTACCTACACCAAAAAAATTTTTTATTCTTTCTAAAAGCAATTTATCTTTTGAAGATAAAGTTATTTTGAATAATAATTCTACGGCGTAACCTTTATTTCTAGCAGGTCTAGGTCTAACATTTATAAAAAAACAACTCTCTCCATCCGAAAACCCAGTAATATAATAAGGATGTAGAATAATATTATTATTTTTATTATGTAATATAGAAAAAAATTTTTTATCCCTCCGGCCTAGGACCAGGTCCATAGGCCTGGGCCGAAAAGTTAAATAAGATAAACTCAATTTACTGCGAAGCGTCTTTATATGAAAAATTATGCCCACTATTCTATAAGCTAAATCTATAAATGAATTATTTATTTTTATGGGTAAATTTCGAGTAAGTAGACTAATCAATTTACAGATTAATCAATTTAATGCATTAAAAAAATTCTTACTATTATTAGGGTAAAGTTTAAGTATACTAAACTTATATAAAGGATGCTTCAAAGCACTATCTTTTGAAAATAAGCCACCTAGGGCTACCGGCCCACCTGACCTCATTAGAGGTAAGACCGCCCTGCTTTTAAAGACAGATCTAAGCTTAGCCTTAAACCATACGCTAATTGTTTTGGTTATCTGCGGGTTATTTAAATAAAGAAAAATCTTTATTTTTCTAAAAACTTTCCCGAATATAGTTTGTTGCGTTAATAAATTTAAATTTATTAAAGAGCTACTTGTAGAGTAACCAAATATGGATTTATTTGAATTTGCAGAAATAGTTGTACTTATTATACCGAAAGCTGGTACAATTAATATATAACTTTAGTTTTGATTAATGAAATAGTTATAAAAAATAATCTATTTTTAATTAATACTCAAGAATTTTACATCCTTGTTAGGACTTTATCTTAAACTGTAGCATCACTTAATCTATTCATTGTACTTTTTAATCTAATAATTTTACTAAGGCCAATTTTAGAGCTTGCGCTATCCGTTACCAAATGATCTTTATTTTGAATTATTAAATAAGCTTTTCTTCATTTTAAATAATTAACATGTTTACTAGACAATAAATGAAAAGAATCAAAATAATTAATAACATTTTTCGCTGAACCAAAATTAGTTGAACCGTAATAATAAGTATCTTGACTTTTTCTGTAGCCTATGTTGCCACCTAAAAAATCTTTAATTAATAACAAAAGATCCATATTCTTTTGATCAAATTGAAAATTTAATATAATATCAGTATTATTAATATTACGATTAATAATTTTTATTTGAAAACTAGCCTCTGCATCTGAAAATCCAGCTAATCAATGATTTCTTAAATCTTTATTTAAATTAATTTCAAGAGAGTCTCTTAAACTATTTTTAAGATCATTAAAATTAGAATTATTTAATATATTATTAATTATTTGATTAAATATATTTTCTGTTCTAATTTTACCATTTACTAAATTAATAACTTTATCTATACCTTTTTTAGCCGCTATAACTAAAATAAAAGCGTTCTTTTCTTTAACTTTTCTTACACTTCCAAAACCTAAACGTTTTTTAATGTAAAAAGCTAAAGAAGCATCTAATGAATGAAATACAATAACCAATTGTTGTTTACTACTAAAATGACCATCACCATCTATTAAACCAGCCAAATAATGTCCAAATTGAACATCACTGATAGGTTTCAAATGTTTAGGTATATGTTCAGAAATGGGTTTTACATTCTCTGCGTGAACTACAGTTTCGTTGCGTAAAGTCTCTGGGGTTCCATTTTTAATATTAAAAATGTTACCTGCTGATTTACTTCCTAGCCCTAAGGGGCTGGCTTCTGCCGACCGGATTAAAAAATACATTTTTTTATAAATTTTTATATTCATAAAAATCGTGGCCGGCACGCTTACCACCAGGGGGCGCGAAGCTAGTTTTAACTTTTTTACTGTAATCTTAAAAATAGAGTATTTAAAACTAAATATTGAAGTAGTCCCAGCATATAGCAACGTTAAGAAGCCTATATATTTAACCTCTGGGTGCATCATATTGATTATGCTTCAAAGGTTTACCCTTTTTTATAGGTTATATTTTTATTAAAAGTATTAGATTATTTAGTTAATTTTTTCTTTATTCTACATATTTTCTACTAGTTTTGAATTGTTTTTTTTTGGTAAACCGTTCCCTTGGGGCCCTGGAAGGGGGGCCCCTTCCAGGGCCCCAAGGGGAACCGAAGTCAGGCATACTATTTTGTCCTTGGAATGTAAATTTAACGAGTTATAAAAATTCGAATAGTGAATTGATTTATTAAATCAAATATGTTTTAATTGGTTGTCTTCGTCTCCTCCTGCCATACTTCGTTAGGCTACGAAGTATGGCAGGCAGGAGGAAGGCAGTGGCAGGCCAAGCCAGCTCGACAAAAAATTTTAAATTACAACTAATATGTATAACTAACTTAAATAAACAACTAAAAACAAGTAATAATTTTAGAGGCACGCCCCTAATTTAAAATATCTTTTTAGGTACGCACAAAATATAACTTATCAAAAGGGTAAGTATTTGCAACATAAATTTATATGTTGGACCATATCTTTAAACACCAGTGGGGTGCTGCGTGTGAAACGCAGCGGGGTCCCACAGGTTCCAGCCGCCTTAAAGGCGGCGGCCGGAACTAAATTTAATCATAATTATTTCATTTATTCATAATGATATTTCAACTTTTAGCTAGTAAGGACTTTTCAGGTGCAATATGAGCTTTCATACCTTTCAATACATAAAATTTAGGTATTAAATGTAATCGATTATTTTTAGCAGATCTTGAAGGACATTTTTTAAAATATTCGATTAGATTAAGTATATCTTCTTTCTTAGTTACATATCACTTAAAGGAACCCTGCCCACCTCTATCAATATAAACATAACCACCATATAATTCTACTAAAGGTGTAAGTATTTCAGAAGTCTTTTGACCCGCTGAAATAGATAGTTGTCAAGTAGAATTATTAATAGAAACAGAACCATCTGCATCCCAAAATCCGGATAATCAACCGTTATTTAAGGTTAATTTTTCAGGGTATTTTAAAGTTATGTCATATTTAACACAAATATAATTTAATTGTATTAATCTAATAGGGTTTCTTATCTCCCCATTTATATCGTTAATAAGCTTTAGTAAACCTTGTTTATTATGTAATCTATATCTTAAAGCACTAACACCTGATCTTAATTTGATTGAACCACCGTAAATATTTTTTACAGCTTGTATAGCTCTTTCATCTCTAATATCCATAGTAATCTCTAAGCTTGCATAACCTTTTTTAGATAATAAAAAACAACCATCACCATCTATTAATCCTGCTAATCACTGTTTATATCTTAAATTTTTATATGAATTGTTATTTAAATAATGAATTCTCTTTTGGTTGTTTAACAAACGTATGGCCTCTGAAGTTCCTACTTGCGTGCTAAGCGCGTTGGTTACTTGCGAATTATCGTAAATTTCTGGGATTTTTACTATTACGGTATACAATAAAATATAACTTATGCTAATAGTACCTAGTAAATATAAAACGAACTCCTCGCTTATAGTTTGTTGCGATAAATTAAAATTTAAGGGCCACATTTGACCAAAGAATCCATTTCTTCAAATTTAACTTACCATTCTTATTGATGTTCTCTTGTTAAATCCCGGTACCATGATTTATGGGCTTGTGTATATACATGTTAAAATATATATAGGAGAAACCGACTGTACATTGAGCAGCATTTCAGCCACCCACTAGTGACCCAGTCTGTAGCGGTCACTTAAATAACCGACGGTCTTTAAATGAGAAAATTTATTGACCGTTAACACTAGCATTGCTAATATAAATAAACTAAATTTCCTTATATTAACTAAAATCTAAAATACTTATAGTTAACATGAACAACAATATACACTTAACAGTATATACATTGAACTTAAGAGTTGCAAATAGCTGTAGTTATATATTAACTAAGTTTAAGGTATATTCTTTATTTTGCGAGCTTCTCCTACGTAGTCAGGAGCCTGCCATACTTCGTTAGGAGGAGTCCTTGTTTTAGCCCTTAGTCCGCTTACGGGCGTGCTGGGCCTTAAAAAAAATATATTGTTTTTTTTTATAAATTTTTATATTCATAAAAATCGCCAGGGGGCAGCGGAGCTGGAGCCGGTAAAAAAACTAGAATTATTTGCTCTTTTAGATCTTATATATATTTTTACATCTGTCTTAAGAGCTTCATAACTTGCACGTTAAACCTTAACTTGTTTTCCCTTATATCTTAATCAAATTTATTTATTAATCTGGATTTTTCTATCATTTCTATTCTTTTAACTGGGTCTAAATGACGTTTATTTAACAAATCAGTATGCATTTCTTTTCAGAAATTATAGGAAATAGCTTTTTTAGAACATAATGTATGTTTATCAAAGTAAGGAAATATGTTTTTACAATTTTGTACTCCTCCTATTCTATATTCATTTACATTATCAGCTGAATGTTTAGATACAATTCCTGCATTAAATAAAACGCACAAATGTTGTAATATTGCTATATTTTCTTCTCATTTTTGAGATATATTGAAATTAAAGCTAAACCCTTTATCTTTTCCAATAGAACAAGTGAAACAACCTTCAGCGTCCGTAAATCCTGTTAGTCAACTATCTTTTAAACTAGGTAAAATGTCTCTATGTTTTAATTCTATAGGATCTAATCTTATTCTACCTTTAGTTACTCAATTATTAAACCCTTTAACGAAGTTTTCAAATTTGGTTTTTCTACTAGGCAAAATAATATTACCATTAAATAAATGAACGATTAATTCTATTTCCTTTTTATTTTGTGTAACATATCTGCTAGTATTAGCAGATTGTGGAATTACTTTACCAAACCCTAATGTTTCATTTATGAATTCTAAAACTTTAATATCAATATTACCTTGTGTAATAACAAAGACAAGATCACCTCTATTGTTTACAATAAAAGATCCTTCACCTTCAGTAAATCCTATAAATCAACTTAAAAATTTATATGATGGAGGAGTAATATTAGGTAAAGATAAAGAAAATTTATCATAAAAATTCGAAAATTGAAAATTTTCTGTTACAGTGATGTAGTTACAATTTAGTAAAGAATTAGATGATTTGTTAAAAACATAGCCTAGTGATAAAGAAAAAATAAAGATAGGAACTAAATATATATTTTTTAAGATATATCTTGCACTTCCTCAAAAATTAGTATGGAAGAAGTCGACTGTACATTAAGCAGCATTTCAGCCACCCACAGGTGAACCAGTCTGTAGTGGTCAGGTAGATAACCAACGGTCTTACTTATAATTAGCTTTGACCGTGCCACCCGCATAGCTATATAAATATAGTGATTATATGTAATTTATATTTATACTTATCCATATGATAAATAATCCTTTTTAATAAAAAAAATGTTTTTTCTATTATCATCTAATTTCTTCTACCAGTTTGTTTAGATTTAAGGATTATAACTAGATAGTAGTATCTTTTTTGATAGGGCATACACTAGAATAAGTATATTAAATTAGGCATTACCCAAACAAGAATAGATTAAATAATATAGTCTTTTTGATATAAATATCTAAAAATTCATAAATTTCTTTTTATGAATAGCATCTGCTATATTATCACAAACTACTTTATATTTTTAACCTCTACTTTTAAATATAAAGTATATAGTCTCACAACTAACTACTACCTTAACTTTTCCTATTAAATATCGTACTCCTGAATAAAAATCTTAGGGTGCAAGCTTTCCTGTGAAGGATCACCTGCTAAGTCCTAATAAGTATTATTTTTATAAAATATATTTACAGTTTTAGATAATTCTCTCTTTATCAATTTTTTGTATTTAATTATCCTACTTATAAATAGCCGCGGTTTAAGTACAATACAAGGGTTTATTCCCCCTTATATATCTATCCCAAGTTCACCACTAATAAAACGCTTAAATTAATTAGCGCTTATATAAAGGATTAATAAAAAAACCATGTCACTTAGGTGTAAATAATAACCCTCTTTCCCCCGTCAACGAAGCAGATTCCAGCCCGCTGTATGTAATATACAAGGGCAGCTGGAACTGACAAATTATTAACTACTTTAAAATAAACCCTTATACCTAATATGTTGTAAATATTCCGGTACTAAAAACCTAACAAAACCCAAGAAGATATTATGGTACCTTAAAAGCTTATCTTATTCACTGTATTTATTTACAGTTTTAGATAAACTTATCAACTTTTGTCTTTGTATTACATCCAAATGTTCTTTTTCGCTTATTGAGTTACGAATTTGCTTTCATAATAAATAACTAGAAGCTTTCTTAGTCAAGAATGTGAAGTTAAAACCATCAAAATAATTAATAAGAACTAAACTATCAGACAAACCACTAACTTTATAATACCAGATGTTGTCAAAATAATGTTCAGAAACTTTACCTACTTTGAAAAGTTGAACGAATTTATCTAAAACTATTTCTTTACTATCTGCTCCTTTTTGTGCTAAGTCAAAGGACAGTTGATAAGAGTTATTCTTTTCAGAAAACCCTACATGAAAACAACCCTCAGCGTCTATAAAACCAATTAATCAGCTATCATCCAAAGATATTTCCTTTGTATAATTTAAGGGTTGAATATCTTGATAAATATCTGTAGTTAGTTCAAATTCTTTAAGGGATTTAAGTGCACGACCTCTAGACTTTTTAATACTCACATTTAAATTTTTTAAAAATTCATTAAAAGATCTAAGTTTATCAGGTGTTCTAATATTACCGTTAAATATTAAAGAAATTAGATACAAACCTAATTTGTCTTGTATTACAAAACGAGAAGTAGTTTTTCCTTGAGTTATAACTTTACCCATATTAAGCTCTTTTTGTATATAGTCTAAAACTTGCTTATCTCGAGAATCTTGAGTAATAACAAAATGAAGATCACCTCTTTTAGCACAAATAAAAGACCCATCACCCTCACTAAACCCTATAAATCAATTTAAAAAGTCAATACTGGGTTGTTTAAATTTACCATAACATTTAGAATTTAATTCGTAATATCTCTCAAAGTCATTTTTTGTTGTCCCTTCTGTAACGGTAGAAAAGGACCTTCGGCTTACATTAATAAGTAACAATTTTCCCTCACTGAACGAAGGAGAAAACTCAGTGGGAAAGGCAAAGGAAAGATAAAGAGATATTGCACTAAAACAAAATAATACCTGATATTTAATTCAGGTGCATAGTAAGAAAAGATGCTGGAATAGAATAGGATCACCACCACCAGCTGTTTCAAAGAAAGATGTATTAAAATTACGGTCTGTTAATACCATTGTTATTCCCTAATATATCTTGATCTACTAGACCAGGTCTCATGACAATAACGTCTCAAAATACAATTAAGGTAGATACTTAATATGTTACCATATTAATGGGACTATATATTATTTGTATAAGTTATAAAAATTACCTAAATGATCTCAATTAAATTCTGTTCTTTTATTATTCATTTTTGATTTTATTTCAATTATAGCTTTTATAGATTCTGGTTTAGTATTTGATTTGTTTTCAAAATATGTTAATACTTTTCTTCAATCTCTATAATTTAAGTATTTACTTGAAAATAACGGATAACTTTATAAATAATCTACTAATATTAAGAGCGGATCCTTCGGAGCCTCCATTTAAACTTGTAGTTCTTACTCTGTATTCAGGATTAGGTTTATCACCTCTAACCTCTTTAACAGTAGTAGATAGTAAATCTGCAATTAAACTTAAATATTCATAATTATTTTCATTATTATGATCATTTTGTCTTTGCGAAACTTCAAATTTACATTCCATTTTAGGGTATTTTGAAACAGTAGTAGTTCTAACTGAAAAGTGTCCATCAGCATCTATAAATCCTGCTAATCAGCTATTATCTTTTATATTACTTTTATCTTTTATTTTTTTCTCTATACTTAAATCAAATTTAATATTTAAGAAATCGATTAATTTATATAAAGCATTAATTTTAGGTGTTCTCATATAACCATTTATTATATTAACTACAAGAATTATACCTTCATAGTTATTAATTGTTAATACATAAGCATTCACCCCTTTTTTTCTAGAGATTGACCCATGACTTAATTTTTGTTGTATTATTAAACCCAAAGGTAGATCTCTTAAATCAAAAACTATTTGTATCGAAGGGTAGTACAATTTACCTTTAGGCGATCTTTCTGTTTTAGGTACTATTATAGATCCATCTCCCTCTATTAAACCGGTTATATAACTAGCAAAATTTTTATTAAACTTGTAATTTTTATAGGTATTTTGGTGTTTTTTAGACGTACCTCTAGAGGTATTTAGATATTTTTTATTTTCATAGTAAAAGAGCTTTGGCGTATAGTCTCTGAAGATCCTTAATAAGTTTAAACTTATTAAGTTTCCTGCTGATAAAGATATAATAAATGTAAATATGTATAACTCTTCCCAGCAAATAGCCAAATTTAAAGCCGGCAGAACTTTACCGGCTTTAAATTTATATCTTTTAATTAATTTTAAAGTCTAGTAGATACTCAATATGTCACCATATTGTTGGGACTATATCTTATTTATGTAATAACCTTAAAAATTATACATAAATTTTACCGTTTAGTCTCTGAAGACTTAGTAATAATATTATTACTAATTCCTGCTGATCGAGTTAGATTTAACTTTTTCCAGCAATTTGGTAAATTTAAAGCGGGCGGAATAGGTTTAATATTTATAAACACTAAAATGCAAAATACAAAGGTAACGCGGCTTTTCTTTAATAATATATAACCTCTTAAAGACGGCTTTACGAAACATTAAAAGTTTTATTACTTTGCTTCATAAGATCCTCTTAACTTTAATTTATATTCAAAGTGAGGAATTATATAAGGACTAACTAAATTTTTAAACTTTTCCCAAGAATCCTTTTTAATATAAATCATATATTGCTTATTTCCTTCCGCAGGGATGAAGCGCCCTTTGGATTTAGAACTCATTCGCGTATGTATTGAACAATTTAGATCAAATTTAGTTTTTAATGCCTTAACTAATAATTCAACTTCTGGTAATGTAAAATAATTTACATGTAATACAAACCCAGAACGATCTGCTGTACCATCATCCATTGCTCAATAAGCAAGAGATCTAGCAGTAATCAGCTCTATAATATTTTGAGGTACTATTTTTCTACCTTCTTTATAAAATAAATCATAGAAGTAATTAAAAGCCTCATAAGTCAACGTATCAAAAAATATAGACTGATGAGTTTTATTTTGAAGCTGAGCATCTTTAATTTTAGGTGTCATTTTACAGAATTCTTGAAATAAAGTATAAAGGTGAAGGATATAATCCTGATGTTTAATACTTTGTTTAAAGTGCAAAGAAGTATTTTTGGCTCTTTTACGTATATAAAGATCACCCAAGACTAAACCTATTATGATCTCTTTTAAATCTGAAGGTATTTCTTCTAAAGTTAAATTTTTAGGTTGTTTGTTTAAAGAAAGGGGGATAAGGCTTGAATTTAAAACATGGGAAATTAATAAGTATATTAGTTCACCCGCTAGGACAGGTAAAGATAATAATAATAATACAGCGGTAATAACTACAGCTCATCCAAATAAAGCTAATTTGTGTAATTTTATACCAGGAGTTCTCATATTAACTATTGTAGTTATGACACTAAATAATGTAATTTCTTACATTTTGTGGACTATCTCTTCAGCAAACCGAAAGCTCGGTTTGGTGTAAAACGTATAGTCTCTGAGGATCCTACTCGTAATAAAGGTAATTACCCTTGGCTACGCCACCCAGCAGAGCTTCGCTCCGCGTAGGGATTATTTTGGTTTCCTGCTGATTGTCCTTTGTTACATCCATTAAGATTTTCACTATTCAAAGTACTTAAGGCTTTAGGAGTTCCCAGCATACAGTTTTAATTTTATATAAATCTCATTTCTTTGTTGCTAATTAATATTTATTAATTCTTTACAGTTTTACAAATATAACCTTTATATGATAGATCTGTATTTAAACGTTTTACTAATGTCTTTTGAGAAGCAGAAAATCCTTTACTTTTTAAGAAATCAATACATTGTCCTAAACTTTCAAATAAAAGTTCTTCCTTACTTATTATATCTATTAATAAAATGGCTTTACTTGAACCATTAACAGGCTTTTCTTTATTAAATTTTACTCTGTCTCTTTTTAACATTAAAGCTATTTCAGCTAAAGTCATATCAGATGACCTAGCAGTAGAAACCCTTTCTCTTAAGAATAAATATTTACCTAAGTAATAAGTACCTTTTGTAAGGTGTTTAGTGAATGTCAAATGACTTATATTAAGTTTAGATATAAAATCTTTTTGTTGTGTAGTGGAAAAATAAAGTCTAGATTTATCTCGGTTATAAAAATATAAAGCTTTAGAATTAGACCCACTAGGATTATTTGCGATTCTGACCGTATTTAAACTAAAAGAAGGATCTAGTAAATAGTATTGCTCTAAAACTATTTCTGGTCTGAACTCAGAGTAATAAGGTAAACTTATTACTTCTAAAAGAAATTCGGATAAACCTCTTTCTTTTATTAAGGGAATTAATTTACCAGTATTTTTATGCGTTTGATTTAAATAACCTTTTAATCTAAAAGATAATTGTGAGGATGAACCTACATATTTTTGACCTGTAGTTAAACAAGTAAATATATAAACACCCTGTGTTTGAACCTTACTATGGGGTAAGCCCAATTTATCATAAATTAAATCTAAGGTTTTTTGTTTATGTAAATCCGAAAAGACTCATTTAGGCATAGTTAATAAGGAATTTAAAGTATCTTCACTAACTAAAATATTAGCATATGCTAATATTTCATTTAATACTTTTAAAGTTACAGGTTTACGACTATTTATTTGAGCATTAGCTAATTGATGGACAAAAACGTTTTTACCTTTTCTTCCTAAAATAAGACCTCAATCCTGCTTTTTATTAGTCCTTAGGCTGCCCTTAGGTTCTTCAGGGTCTTCTTCAGGTTCGAATGGGTTTTCTTCATTATCATTTCCTGCGCAAGCTACACCACTATTTAATTCCTCTTCTTCACTTTTTTGTGAAGCGGATTCCTCCTCTTTCGGAAATACCAATTCATCATAAGAATCTTTCCCTCCTTGGGTGCAATAGTCGTTAGATTTAACTAACAATGTAAAACTTTTCTCATCTATTCATCAGAAGGTTATAATGTAAATAAAGTAAATATAACATAATATAAATATAACTAATAATTGTAAGCGCAAGCCGAAATTTATGGCTCCAAGTAAACTGCTAACACCGGATAAATGAAGAGCAAATATAGCTAAATCTACACTAGGCCCACTATGACTTTGAACTCCTGATAAAGGCACGGCTATCAAATTTATCAAGCATAATAATAAACGGTTATTCTTGAAAACAAATTAAAGATAAAATAATTAAGATAATCAAAGCAAAATTTAATTAATCATCTTCTGTATTCAGAGAGTTGGCAGTGGAATCAAAAGAAGAAGGTTTTCTTCCTTTATTCATACCTGCTTTTATAGCAATAATTTCATTTAACCCTTTAGGAGTTAAATGGTTTTTATTCTGCATTATTAATGCAATTTTACATCAATCCATATAGTCTAAATATTTAGAACCTATTATTTTATATTGATGGAAAAAAGGTATGATTTTACCTTGAATATGTGAAAAATTACCTACGGTATAGTATAATCAAGGACCTCTAGAATCTTTTTCAATAAAACCACATCCTAAATAAGAAATTAAACTTTCCAGAAGTTTTTCATCCCTAGCATGCTGAGTTATTTGAAATACTAAAATAGATTGAAATCCTACTTTAACTGATTCAGATTTTTTTAAAATAGATTTAAAACTCCCATCCCCAGAAACAAACCCTGCTAATCATTCAGAATCTGGTATTAATTTATTATTAATCACAGGTCTAGGTGTAGGAACACATTGTGGGAAAGCGGCTTGTAATTCCTCGGATAGACCTTTATTCATAGAAGCTTTCAGGGATACTATTTTTTCTAATCCTCCTTGTGTCAAATGTTCTTTAGTACTCATTAATTCTAGAACTTTTTTAAATAGGAGATAATCCCCTAGTTTTTCAGTAATTAAAGAATATTTATCAAAAAAAGGTAAAATTATTTTTATAATTTGTTCAGATGATTCTATTCTATAACTAAAAGTACTATCACCACTCTTTTTTATACTACCCGACCCACCAAAAAAAGCTTTAAGAGACTCTAATAAAAATAAATCTCTTTTATCGAGAGTCACAGAAAATAGAGCGACTACAAGTCATCCTGTTTTGTACTTAGAATTTTTTCTAATTCTAACCATAAATGAACTCTCAGCGTCACTAAATCCTACTACTGCTCAAGGATTTAAATTAGAATTTGCCTCTTTAGAAGAATAAAACCGTTTATTTGTTATACTAGAAAGGGCTTTGACTCGATAACTTCTTTCGAAGCCCGTTAGAGTACACCTTAACATAGAATTATTAATTAAAGTATTTTTCGACTTCAAATTAGAATCTATGTAGCTACCGTCTACTCGTTGCTCTTTTACAGTAATACTTTTACATATGACTGACTTAGATCCGCGATCACCCATTTCGTTTTCACTCATCTTTTGACTTGTTACCTTGTAAAAATCATTACTTTTTCCACCTCCGAATTTTCATTCCAGGTTTGGTACCAAAAGTTTTAGGGCTTCCCCGGAGTTTGGTAGCTTTTCCCACATACGTGATTCCCTAAATCACTTGGCAGGATAAAGAGTCCATCCTGTCAAATTATATTAACCTTACCATTCTATAAAGCTAGTAGATTTATAGCTTTACAAAGAAAAGCAAGCCTCGTTATTACTAACCCTGATTACATTTAACAGTAAAATCTGTTGAATTAATCTCAATTAAATTGAGTTCTTTTAGTGTTCATGCTATTTTTTAGGGAGATTAACTTTGATGTACCTTCAATAGATTTATAACTTTTTGATAATCTAATTTCATGTGCTTTTTTTCAATCTAAGTAATCTTGATGTTTAGAACTAAATAATGGGTATTCTGTTAAAGAATTTATTAAAAGATCACAAGATTCTTTTTTAGTAGTTCTTACTTCATAAGCTAACTCTAGATAATTCTCTTTGACTCTTTTAATTTCAGTAACATTCTTTACATTAAGAAATTCTCTTATTTTTTCCATTATGTTAAGATTAGTGTTTTGATTCTCGGGTATTTCACTGTTTAACCTGTAAGATTTTTTTTGAGAAATTCTCATATAGCACTTTACAATTTTCGCTATACCATCAGAATTTAAATCAAATCCGCAATAAAAATTACCATCGGATTCTAGAAATCCAGCTAATCAAGCATTACTGTTTAAGGGGCTACTATCCAATTCTAACTTAGATAGTTTAACATTATTATTAGATCTAGCATTAAATCAATCAATTAGTCTATGTAAAGCTTCTATTTTAGGTGTTCTCATCTGCCCGTTAAGTAGTACAGCACTAAGATTTACTGTTAGAAATAGCAGATGTTATAATATATCTCTTACGAAATAATTTCCCGTTATCTAAATTATTTTTCATAGAGTTATGACTACAATTTAAATCTTTTCCTGCATTTCTTAAGGAATCATAAATAGTTATTTCCCCTGTTAAGATATCTTTAATTTGTATATTAATACCTTTTACCGGTTGTTTTGTTCTATTGGATTGAAGAATTTTTCGTTTTTCTTTAGTGTCGTCCGAATGCTTTCTACCTAGCATGGACTCACTTATTTTTTTTATAGTTTCTTCAGTATGTTTATAAGTTTTACCTAATGCAGCTTCTCTCAATTTGGTTATGGTTTCTTCTGATCTATTTTTGGCTATTTCAGACATTTTTTCTATTGATTCAATAGTATGTTTATAACCAAAAAGAGAACCAGCCACTTTTAATATATTATACTCTGGGCTTAAATTATCTATATAATATTGCTCTCTTTCTATTATCACAGAAGGTTCACAAAATTCTAAAATTTCTAATTTAAAGCTAGAGTAACCATATTTTAATAAAGCTCTACAAATTAAACTTGATTTACTTGCTCTAGTGATATATTTTATATTATAGTATTGCATAAATCTTCTATATAAATCTACACTAGAACCTACATAACTTTTACCTGATTCAATATGAGTTCAACAATAAACTCCAGATTTACTTTTATTATCATTAAGAATAGATTCTTTTTGAGTATCTGCATTATTATAACTTAACACTGAGGACTTGCATTGTAAGGTAATTCCTGTCAAAAATTATAGGATTTTTATTATAAATCTTTCGGGACATATAGGAAAGACCTAAGGTAGGAAATAGTTAACTCCGAGCTCATTCCTAATTCTTTTTAGTAATTTTATATTTCCTACGAAGGACACTTTCTATTAACCCTGCTAGCCCGGGGCGGGCTAGTCCCGCATCCGTGGCAAGGCCCCGGAAGGGGACTAGATATCCTCCTAAGGTCTTTCTAGCTGAAGTATCAAGATTAGGTGAGGAATTAAAACTAAAGGAAGGCTCGGATATTTTATTTAAAATACCTACCTATAAATATAAATCCAGATTAATATGAAATACATACTTTCATATGTACATGGACTATATCTTCATCGTCTAAATGTTTAGACGAGTCTCACGTATAGTCTCTGAGGATCCTACTTGTAATATGGTTTATTACTTTGGTTTCCTGCTGATTGTCCATTGTTATATATCTAGAATTTTCACCAGTGAAACAGGCTTCAGCGCTCGCTTTATAAAAAAAAATCGATTTAGGCCGAAGCTAATTTCATAATATAGTACCTAGAACTTTAGGAGTTTCCAGCATACAGTGAGATTCAATTATAGTAATTACTTACTACTCAGGCACAGGTAAGTACCAGCTCCACCTTCTATAACGGCAGAAAAAACTAATAATAGTAAACTAGGTATTAGTAATCAATAACTAATGTTATTTAATCTAGGGAATCTTTAAAATTAAGTAATTTCTTACCCAAACGGACTATGTCTTCATCCAACTTTTTATCTTTACCTAACTATCTAGTTTAGTTAGAAAAATTGGAGTTTTGCGTATTAATGCATAATTAATATACATTCTTAATAAATTCATTTTACTAGCTAAAGAATTTATTAAAGTCTCTGAGGATCCTACTAAAGTATAAAATACTTGTTGGTTTCCAGCATAATGCTCCCATGTATGTATTAGTTTTACGACTAATTCAGTATATTATTTACTTTATAACAGTATTAGAACTGTTCAATTAGGTGTCAATACATCTGTTGACTGAGTAAAAAACTCAATTTCGAGAGGTTCCATGCTTATAGCAAAATAATAATTATAAAATTTACATCTTATAACGGCATTCCCTTATTTTATTTTCTTGTTCTCTTAGTTTTTGTCCTTCCTCCTTCCTCCTTCCTCCTTCCTCCTACGGAAGGAGGAAGGAGGAAGGACTGACTTCGTAGGAGGATAGCAAAGTTAGAATAAAACCCTCCACAAATTTCCTGGTAGGATCCATACTTCGTTAGGAGGAGAAGTCAGGACACCCTGCTGTAAACAATATTACAGATACTATTTTAGCCTTGCGCACACTTACGCCAGCTTGCTAGCTCAAGGAGTGTGCTAGGCGTCTAATAAAAAAAAAAATATTGTTTTTTTTTATAAGTTTTCTTTGATTGACCCTGACAAGGGTCAATTAAGAAAACGCGCAAAGCGAGCTGTATAAAAAAAAAATACTATATCTCAAAAAGAGGTACGTCTATAAAATGCTTATAATAATAAATGTTTAGTAATAAAAATTCTTTAAATGATCTCAATTAAATTCAATTCTTTTTGTATTCATACGACTTCTTACAAGTTCTACTGTATTTATTCCATCAGCAGTTAAATGTTGATTATTAATAAATAAATTTGCTACTTGTTCTCAATCTTTATAATCTAAATACTTACTTGAAAATAAAGGATAGTTATTAAAATAATTTCTTAGAATAACTAAAGATACTTTACTAGATGCGGCTAAAGTATAATAAGTATTATTTGATTTCTGAGTTTTAATACATAAATTACAATTTAGGAATAAACATATTTGATTCAAAATATCATAATAACTTTCATTTGTGATAGGATCTAACATTCTTTGTTCTATTCTCAATCGACAAGAAATTTTCCTTTTTTTTGCACCATTTTCTGTTTTAGTATATTGTACAGAAAAACTTCCATCTGAATCTACAAATCCACTTAATCAACTACTCTTCTCTAAATTATCTTTATTTAAAGGTAATTTTTCTAGTTGAGCATTATGATTTTTGTTTAATCAATCTATTAAGCTATGAAGTTTATGTATTTTAGGTGTTTTTAATTCACCGTTAATTAAATTTACAATTTTTTTTAAACCTACAACAGGTGAAACAACTAAAACACAAGCATTATCTCCATGTTTATATCTAATAAATCCTGACCCTATAATATCTAAGAATTTTTTACATAAAGCCTCATTTTTTAAACTAAAAGTTATACAAAATCTAGGATTATGAGCTTTACTACCTTTTTGTTTTTGAATTCAAATATGCCCATCTCCTTCAAATAAACCGGCTAAGTAAGAACCTAAATTATTGATATTATTATGGTTAATATTTACATTCGCTGCTTCGCACGCAGAGGTACTGTAATAAGCTCTTAATTTTATTTGGTTAAAAAAGTATAATAATGAGTTTACAATTAAACTAAAAGTACAAGAAAAAAGGAGGCCTGATTTGTTTGCCATATCAGGCCCTCCTACTAAAAGAGGCATTAAAAAATTCATTTTACTGTAATCGTTAAATTACATTTGGACTATATCTTCATCCGGTTTTGTTGTCGGAGTATAACGTATAGTCTCTGAGGATCCTATAAAAAGTAACTTTTTTTTCGTTTCCTGCGGATTATCTATTTTTATTTTTATTGGTTTTAAGGATCGTGTACGTTAAATAAATTTTCACAATTCCTACAATAAAACTTTAAGAACTTCCCGCATATAGTTATATTTTTATAGTAATATTACTATTACCTTTGGCAATTCAATTTATTTATTCTAATTTTTATCTAATAAATCTAAATGAGAAAAATCATATACTTTACGTTTATTATTAAATTGGTCTTTAATTTTTTTTATTTCTAAGACATTTTCAGCTGTTAAAGGTTTACCTTCACGCAATCTAATTTGTTCCACTACATATTTTCAATCTTTATAAGCTAAATATTTAGAAGATAATAAAGGATAACGATCAAAATATTCTATTACTTTTTGATGACTAATTGCATTGTGAGCTATAACCATAAAAGCGTAAGAAATTTTTGCTTTTTTGGTGGCCGTTCCCCCTTTTACCACGAAGCACTCTAGATCTAGAATAAAGATTTACATTAAGAGAAAATACAAAGACACCTAATAGAAATATAAGTTTTACCCTCGCCTCCTTATAATAAACAGAAAACGGCTACGCTTAATTTATTTCTAATAAATTTTATTGTTTTCTTTTACTTATAGTATGATAATAAACAAAAATATATTTTTGTTTCGACCTTTAACTATAAAGCGTATGTTACTTTATACTAGGAAACCTTAGCAACATACGTGTTAATATAAGATGCCAAAAATAGATTAATTTTTTTCTGGTGTAATATCATTCATTCTAGCTCTATTCATTCCTGATTTTATCTTAATTATAGTATCTAAACCTTCTTGAGTTAAATGCGCCTTGTTTTCCACTAAGGTTTTAGCTCTTAAAAAATCTAAATAATCCTTATGTTTAACCCCTTGAATATGAAATTTATCAAAAAAAGGAATTATTATATTACAAATATCTGAGAATTTAGTAACTAAAAAACATACTCTTTCATTAGCTAGGTTAATTACACCGCAATTCAAATAATCTATAATACTTTTCATTAAATCAGTATCTCTATTATGTTGAGTAAGGCCTCACAAGTTGATATATTAACTGTGTATAATAACCAAGTTTACTCTTATCTACTTTTCGAACTATAACCATAAAAGACCCTTCAGCTGAAGTAAATCCCGCTAATCAGTAAGGATCTTGAATCTTACCTCCACCTACAACTGGTCTATTTATTGGCTTAATTTCAGGAAAAGCTTCCTTTAACTCATCCGATAGGCCTCTATTTAAAGAGGATCTTATAGATACTATTTGATGTAACCCTTCAGATGTTAAATGCTGTTTATTTATCAACATGTTAACAACCTCTCTAAATAAAAGATAATCTGCTTGTTTTTGAGTTATTAAAGGATATTTATCAAAATGATTTAATATTACTTTGAAATCTTTAATAGAATTTACTGAATATTGAACATATTCTGCTTTTTTATCATAAATATTACCAACCCCGAAATAAGATTGTATTTTTTCTAATAAAGCTTTATCTTTTTTATGAAGGTTTATTTGGAATGCTGTTTCAACACGTCAGCCTATTTTATATTTACTGTTTTTACGTAAAGTTATTAAAAAACAAGCTTCACCATCACAAAACCCTGTTACAAAAAAAGGATTAAGATAATTATGTGCAACGCTTACAGAGTAGGCGCCACAATCTTGTGGCACAGACCCTAATAAACTTGATGTAGAAAATTTTCGGGTTAAATTTAAATTAGCTACACTAGTGTTATTTAGCTCCTTAGGTATGAAGGTAGATAAATAATTATTTAAATTTTTACATAATAAACTAGATGTAAGTAAATTTTTATTAAGTTTAGAATTAATATCCTTTAAATTATAAGTACGTCGGGGATAATTTAAAGCTAAATTATAATAATTTAATCAATGTTCAAACTCTAAAGAAATTTTCCCTAGTAAAGGAAAATTATTAAAATATTCTATAAATATAATCATACTTTCGGGAGAATAGGCTTCAATTATAAAAGTACATTTTTTATAAGAGGTATTTTTGATTTTCGTTATAAAAACTGTTTTTAAGTGTTCACTTATTTTACAGAACAATAAAGAATATTCAGCAATATATAATTCAAATTCTTCAGATGGTACTATAACATTTACTAGTAATCTATGTCTTAATATTATTTTAGATTTATTAGATATTGTTACATAAAATCTAGTATTGTTGTTAGAAAACCCAGCAAATCAAGCATTACTTTCTATAGAAGATAAATCCTGACCTAAAGGTCTGATATTCATACTAAAATTTTTATTATATCAATCAATAACTTTATACAATAGATTTCTTTTAGGGGTTCTCATATAACCATTAATCATATAAATTAATTTAATGAAATCCTCTTTATTATTAATTTCTCAAATAACGGAACTATGTAATTTACATAAAACACCTATTTGCAATCTAGATATTAACTCCTTAACTAAATAATAATCACTAAACTTAAATAGTATCAATAATTTTGGTGTAGCGAAGCTATGCCTCAATTTATTTTCAACTTCAGTTATATTCTTAGGTATAACAAAAGTACCAGAATTTTCAATTAAACCAGCTAAATAAGAATTTAACATATAATTACTATTATTTGAATTAGTAGAATAACTACGTATAAAATTTAAACCATGGCTTGCTTTCCAAAATATATTCACTTGATTAAATAATAAATTTTGTGTGGCCGTTCCCCCTTTTACCACGAAGCAGACATACATATTTTTGACTAAGGCCAAGGCCCCGCCGTCTTTTTTAGGGAAAAGATATCTTGCGATTTTATCTAGTATATCAAAATAACTAGCACCACCTTGTTCAATAGAAACTTCTCTATGATAATTTTGTCTTAACTCTAGACGGAAAAAAGCCTGAACTCTTTTGGAAGTTATTACACCTTTTTTCTTTCTATCTGTTAAAGTTATAGAGAAATTTCCATCGCCATCTGTAAAACCTGCTAATCAAGCATTACTATCAATACTAGATAAATCTAAACCTAAAGGTTGAATATTGATATTCATATTATCTTTATATCAATTAATTGCTCTATGTAAAGCTTCTAATTTAGGTGTACGCATGTAACCATTTATGATATTAATTATTTTAATAACATCTTTACTATTTTGAATACTTCATAAAACACAACCCTGATTTTCTTTTTTATAAATACTTCCTACTTTAGTTAATAAAAATAGTTTTTCAGCTAAAGAAATATCATTTAAACTAAAAACTATAATTATTTTAGGTGCATATCTTTGAGCTTTGGAATTAACATTGTGAATAGCAAATGAACCGTCTGCTTCTATTAAACCTGCTAATCAAGGCCCCAATTTTTCACGTAATAAATTTGTATCATCATTATCTCTTTGTAAATTTAAAGTAGAATAAAAATTATTTTTGTTTTCTTTACCAAAACCTCCAATTAATGCTGGCATGCAATGTAACTTCATCATTAACTTTCATTAATGTATGGACTATATCTTTACCTTTAAATATGTAGCACGCATGAATTTGAACTCTGAATGAAAAAAAACACTAACTCTAAAGATACTATCAAATAAAAAAAATTGTTTTTAAACAATTAAATAAAAATTTAATTACCTAATCAATTAATTAATCGCACTACGACATCCAAAGTTACGCCTATTCAATCAACCAATTCTTCTAAAAACATATTTACTAAGGTATTTCACGTGTAGTCTCTGAGGATCCTACTAAATAAAAGTGTTTAATGCAAACAAAAAGTTGTTTGCCCTCTTATCTTTGGTTTCCGGCTGATTGCCTAATCTTTTGGAATGTAACTGTATTCTACCGCTTTTCTTTTAAAAGAAAGTCTGCAGTACTAGTTTCAAAAGCTCTAAAGGTGTTCCAGCATATAGGGAAAAGAAAGTTAGATATCTCTATCTAACCCGGCCATGCCTTTATATTTAATTTTTGTGCACGTTACGCAACACTGCGAAGGTTAATTTGAATTTTTGTAGGTAAATTTTCATACACCCCGATAATAACCAGATTTTTCCCCTTTTAGGTATTCTCTTATAACTTGACGATCCCCCTTAAGGTGATTAGCTAAACTGTTTAAAGAATGAAAGGTTAAATTTTTTCGACTATCATCTTTAAACTCAGCTAAAATAGCTTTAGCCGCGGGATGTTTAACAATATATATTTCTCGTTTATCTACAACTAATTTCTGAATTTGATCTAAACTAAGTAAATTAATATTAGTTGATTCCTCTATTAAATCTAAAGAAAATAAAAAAGTGTCTAAGTATAAGCAACCTAAAGTTATACAATCATTTAAAGACGTATGATGAATATTTATAGTATTATACATGTGTTGTTTAGATTCAAATATATATAATAAAGTAAGATCTTCAGCATTATACACATAGACAGGCACACCCCTTTGTTTACGGAATCTATCTCGTATTTCCTGTCCCATCGGTTCATGATATCCAGAACTACTAGCTACTAAATCTACATTAAGGTTTGGCTTTAAACTATCAATAAATTGTTGCTCTAAACGTACTACTTCTTCTAAACTAGATTTTTCATCCAAAATATAAATAATTAAATTCATATCTTTAAAACCATGTTTATTAAAATGACGTAGAACTCTACGCGCTTTAGTTTTAAGAATAGAAGGCATAAAATAAGAGCTTATTCTATTATATAAGTTAATAGAATGACCCACGTACATATGTTTACCATCTAAACTTTCCCAGATATAGACACCTTTTTGTTTCTTAGACACTTTAAGTATAATATCTCTATTATTATAAGGATCATACACCACAATCTTAACATACTTACCTTTTGGGTTTTCATTACCCTCAGGGTCTTTATTACCCCCAGGGTTATTATTACTTGTTATTATAATAAGGTTATTATCGTTTTTTACCTTCCCATTTTGCGCACAAGATTGCGAATTAAAATTAAATAGAAAAAATTTGTTGACCATAAAAAATATCATTAATATCGCGTGGGCTGTTATAATACTATTATATAATTGATTATCTGCAATATATTGTAAACCAGGCCCACTAAGTTCCATTCTAATAAGAACAGAAAAAGCTGTTCCTAGTAACCCTGAAAATAGTGCGAACATTAAATATAATGTTCCTATATCTTTAGCATTAGTAGATAAAAATCACCGCTCGAACCATAAACTTATAGAAGATTTTAATTCTATTGCAACAAGTTGCTCTTTCCTATATTCTTGATCCTTAATGAAACACTTATACATAAATATTCTTCATTTATAATAAGTACGAGTTTATTATAATTTCATAAATTTTAATTTATGGTTATAAAAAGAAACTAGATAATTATACGAATATTTTATAGAATTATGGAGGAATTGAACCTCAAACTTAAGATCTGCAATCAAAGTGTAGACCAACTACATCATAATTCTTATATCTTTTTACATTGTCACTAATAATTTTTAATAATAAAATTACTGCTGCTGACTTCTCCTCCTTCCTGCCTCCTACGGCAGGAGGACTGCCTCCTGCCGTAGGAGGCAGGAGTAGGCAGGATGGCAGGGCAGGAGGAGGAATTTAATCCTATACTTCCAGCGCTGTTTTAAGTCGCAGATTTCAATTAAAGTATAGCTTTTAACAGGGTCTGAACCCATGTACCTTCAACTGTCTCGTTTTTCCCTACACTCTATTAAAGGAACTTATAAACCTTTTAATAGAGGAGATGCAGCAATTAAATAGTTAATGATTAATTAAATATAATAATCAATCATAATGCTTAATCGGCTCCTCTTATAACTTTAAATACTAACTCATCAATTCATTACATTGATGATCGGTTTAACTACGCATAAATTGCTTGCATCTAAAGTTGTTCTCAGATTCTACACCTTACCATAAGACCTACTCGGGGGTGGGTGAGCTTTTACCTCAGTTCTCGCCTGCCATACTTCGTCAGGAGGAGTCCTTTTAGCTAAACAAATGGCTATCTTGGGCATAAGTATCATATTAATTTTATTAGATTAACTAAATAACTCTACATCAACAATAAAATTTATAAATAAATAGATAGTTATAATTATCTATTTCTACCTATCATAAATAGATAAATATAATTCCCTGCGAAGCACCCCCCCCCCCCCCCTCCCCCTAACGAAACAAGAAAGCCCAGCTCGCTCTAGCGAGCGGAGGGCTTTTTTGTTTTTAATCACTAATAGGTTTATAAAATTATACCTAGAATTCCTCTCATTTCATCTTACAACGGTTAGCATATTCTTTATAGGTTAACCTAATCCACCGCCTGCTCGTCACAGACTGCGTCCATGATTGTGCGTGTTTACTCCTATTTTTATAGAGTACCACTTATCCTTTATAGGTCTATTATTCTCACCAGGTGGATAGGACTTATCCTATATAGGTCAACTTAACCCACCGCTTGGTTGGGGCTTCGCACACACGCTGCTTGGTTGGGGCTTCGCACACACGCTGCTGCCTTCCGTAGGACTGACTTCTCCTGCCTCCTCCTGCCGTAGGATGGCAGTCCTTCCTGCCTCCTACGGCAGGAGGACTGCCTCCTACGAAGTCAGTCCTTCCGTAGGAGGAAGGAGGAGGAAGGATGGCAGGAGGAGAAAAGATGTATAAATAAATTGAAATTTATTACTTTAATAAATATACATTTATTATAAACGAAGGACGTCTATGTTTAGATCTATAGTTCAGGATCAAGCATATAAGTGTGTATAAGACTTGAACTTATGCAATAGTAGCCGTAGTACTATATTCTACCATTAAATTAACACACTTTATCTTTAATTTTATATAAAATTAAAGATAAAAAAAAGGGACTAACTCGCTATTAAGAGCGGATCCTTCGGAGCCACCCATAAGCATCATAAATAGGGGATGAACTGTTAGAAGTAATCAGGATATATACTATAAAAAAAAAAAATATATAAGCAATTTATGAGCTTGCGCCTTAAAAGATACACAGTTAATCACCTCCATCCGCCTCAGATATATCAGGCATCTCACAACTTTGTTTCTCTAAAACATAATCTAATGGTGAAGAATTACCTCCTACATTTTCATTTGAGGTACCTTGATTTGAAGAACCTTGACCTGAAGAACCTTCACCTGAAGAACCTTCATTTTTTTCAGTTTTAACCCTTTTACTATTAGGTTCATCCTTTGCTTCATCCGAAGAAAGTCTTCTTTTACTATCAGAAACAGAACCTGGATCATTTCCTCCTGTTTCTGTAGGATGTACAGATTCGCTTTTAGTACCAGTAAAAGTATAATGACGGGCAGATCCTAAAGAACTCAGAGTATCACTACTACCAAATCTCCCTTCGCCTCGTCTGCTTCGAAATTCTACCCTAAGCTCATCAAAACGCTCAATAAAAATATCATGGGTACGCTGCACAGAGGAAGGTGAGTCAGGACCACCGTCATCAGGATCACGTACCATATTTTTGACAGAACTAGCATATTCACGAATATACTCATCCGGTACTTCTCTAACAGGAGCATCAGTCATACCATGCATCCCTTGTTCTCAATAAGAACGGTTAGAGTCTGTCGCATAACCAGACTCAGAAGAACTTCGACTTTCCGACTCAGAAGAATTTCGACTTTCTGACTCATTATGATTAGAGTTACCTTCATCAGAATTCTGTGTGCCATCATTATTTAATAGATAACTACTTGTGGAAAATGGTTTTGCAAAAACTCTAGGAATAATTAATGAATTAGTTTTCTTCCGTAGGACTGCCATACTTCTGGCGTAGCACAGAAGGCAGGAGAAGTGGGCCAGCGGAGCGCGTAAATATTTTTCTCCTCCTGGCTGCTAACGAAGTATGGCAGCACTCCTACGAAGTCAGGCAAACGTGTTTAGAACGTTTTTTTTTCTAAAGATAGATCGACTAATGTATTTTCTAATATACTAAGTAAAGGAACTATTATTACAAAATATGCAAAATATAAAACTGTACTTATTTGTCCAAATTCTATAAAAGGAGATTCGACATGTTTAGCTCCTAAGCTCATTAACACTAAGAAGTTCGCTACAAAAATATAGAAAGCTATTTTACCTAAAGGTCTAAATTGTAATCCTTTGGATCTACCTAAATCAGTTATAGGTAATAACATTATAGCTAATATCGCACTGAACATAGCAATTACTCCTAAAAGTTTATTAGGAATAGATCTTAATATAGCATAAAAGGGTAGTAGGTACCATTCAGGTACTATTGCAGGTGGTGTTTGCATAGGATTTGCCCAGATCGAATTAGTCTGACATGATGTTATTCCTTCTAGCACCCTGACTCTCAAGCTTATTTCTTAGTTAAGGGTACTCATAAGTAAAGAAAAACCAGTATTTTATCTTCCTTGCGTACTCGTAGTTAGCCTAAAAATTTTGGTTAATTCAATCTGAAATAATTTTATCTCTATATTGCACAGCAGCTGCTAAAGCTTTATCTTGACCGTCTCAAGTTGAACACATAAATGCCTTATTAGACTTCGGTAATTTCAAAGTAGAAGGGAAACGTACTTGTCAACCTCGAACTTTGCGGTCCGACGTATATATAAAAGAAATATAGTATTCTCCCTCATCCCTACGAGCAGAAGCTGCTTTTAATCAATCCTCGATACGATCCATTCAAACTTCTTTATCTGTGAAACGTTTATTAGTATTTGCGTATATTTTATTAACAAGCGCTCTTAAACCAAAATAAGTGTGATGGCCTCCTGACTTAACCAACCGCTCTACTCAAACTAATAAATTAAAACTATCACTTTTTCCGTACAAGAAATGTGAAGAATTTTTCAACAAAGGAAATAGAGAATTAAATACATTATTAATTCCTTTAACTATTAAAGTGCACGTAGTAGCACTTTTCTCCAAAGAAGTTTTAATATTAAGTGCGTTTAAAGTGTCAGTCATTATTTCCATAATATATTTATTAGATTCAGTATTAGATTGTACTATATTAAATAAAGGACAAATAACCACAGTGCTATTTTTCTCTTTCCATTCGAGTTTCAAATGTAAAGAACCATCACCTAAAAAGAATCCCAGTATAAATAAGAAAGAAGGTTTTATAGCATTATCTTTATAAGAAACCTTGGGTAATTCTTTCAATAAAGCCGGATCTAATTCTAAAGAAAGTAATTTCTCTTCTAAACTTACTTTATAATGAGAGGAATAACCAGTTAAAGAATAAACAAGGCTTACTAAATGAACTTTAGACATATTATCCGAAGTCTGTTTGATGTGATTTTTTAAAGCATAAATTTTATTTAGTTTAAGTATAGCACGGTATTTTTCACCATATAGCGTAGTGAAATATGGAACAAACACAGAAAAGAAAGTATCTCAACCGGACAATCTATAAGCGATAACAAATTTACCCAAACTATTTAAAGTTATACTAAAAGTCCCTTTGTTACATAAAGCTTTGTTTAATCTAATAAAAAATTTGACACTTTCTATCGAAAACAATTGAGTTGCCGTGCAAAGAGGATAAAAATTTAACCCAGATCTAAAAATACCACCAATATACCCTTCCGCTTGCCAGAAACCGTTGGCAAGTAAACAAAATTCTTTATCTGAACCACCTTCTGATGGATCCGAATAGTTTTTTAGGGTCAAAAATAAACTTTTAACTTCAGAAAGAGTCATTAATTTATTACCTACTTTTCCTTTAACGGTAGATTTAATATCGTTTTCCGGTTCAGTTAGGTGAGATTTATCTTGATCACTAGAAGATATAATACTTTCAGTCTTTAAGTAAGTATAGAAAGTAGCTAAATAACAGATATGCCTGACTAAGGCCTTCTCCCTAAATAAGTTTAAACCTATCCATTTAACGGAACCTTCTCGTAAAAGAACTTCCTGCATCCTTTCAGATGGGGCTTGACTATATCTTAAGCTTGCGCCAACCTACATTTAGTCGATGAACTGCACACCATTTATTATTGGTGCTTGGCTGCGGATTACCCATTTATCTATATTCATAACTATTAGCCCCCATTCATCCATCCACCCATCCATCCATCCATCCATCCTTCCTAACAAAGTTAAGGATGGAAGGAAGGAAGGACGATAAGTTTTATGAAAAGCTTTAGTAGCCATCACATAAATAATCAATTTCGATTTTACCATACCCCGAGTCATTACCTGGGCCATAAGATGTATTACTACTCCTACTTGGTTGAGATTGCTTTAGGGACTTCCCGCAATTTGAAGGTTTAATAGCCAGAAGTTCATTCTGACAATAACTAAGACTCCTTAATTATATAATTATCACTATCTCCAAGATAATTAGGCATAAAGAATACAAATAAACTTAATACAAATATAAATATAAATATAGTTATTAAATCTTTAAATAAGAAATAAGGGGCAAAAGGTAATCTGTCATAATTACCTGATACACCTAAAGGATTACTTGCGTAACAAATTCGACTGTACATTAAGCATTCTATAAAGAATACCCACCGGCGACCCAGTCTGTAGCGACCATATTTTATACAAAGTAAGGATTAATATGCCCGACGGTCTTGTATTAATATTCGGTGCTTCTCTCTCAGCCCTGATATATTTTAACTCCATCCTAAGCGACTAAGAGAGATATTAATATTTTAACCGTTTTCACCAGCATTGCCAAAATATAAGATGGCGAAGATCCTATAATTTAAGTCTCCTGTCGGAGACTTAGAGATAAATATTTATCTCACGACTACTTATATATATTACAATCCTAATTTGTAGCGCATACTAGGAATTATGTAAGGTACAACTAATTCTTTTAATAATGGCATAGATTCTAGTTTAATACATAATTGATAATTATTTTTATTTTTACGTATCGTGCTTTTTATATTAAATCTAGTTTCTAAAGCTAATGATAATAACATTACCTCTTCTTGTGTAAAACAATTCGTATGAAGTCTAACCCTGAATCTGTGAAAACTACCACTCTCACAAATCCAAATGGCTAAACCTAGAGGTGTTAATAATTCAGCTATATTTTTTGGTACTCTTTTTTGCTTATTATGACTATAAAACAATTTTCATAGCCATATTAAACTTCTATAACTATACGTATCAAAACGGTAGCCTATATACTGCAATTTATCACCCTCTTTAAAAAAAAGAGGTAAGTTATTAGTACAATAACCCCTTTTATTAAAAAATTCGTATAACCAAAAGATATAATCCTTATGTGCTTCAGATTGTTTAAATCTAAATCTAACACCTCCACTTTTTTCCCGCTCAAATAAGCAACCGCCTAGTAATAAACCTACCGACAAAGAGATCACATCATGGTTATGCGGACCTATTCTTTTAGAAGGTTTAAAATTAGGCAATATAAAAGCTAGCTTTATTACTTTATTAGAAAGTTGTCTTCTCGCGATCAAGGGTAGTCTAAGTATACACCGAGCATTATCGTGATTAGAAGTGGAGGATAGTTGGATTGATGTAGATTTTATATATTTAAATTTAGGGCCAAGTATAAGTTTTTCCTTTTTATGACTCTTTACTCTCATTTATCACTTTCTTTATTAATAATTCTTTATTACCTACTCTTACGGGTTGATTTTTACCTAACCTTGTGGTAACTGTACGTGGAGCTAAGCCTAAAAATTTAGCGCATTCAGATATAGAATCAAATGTATTAAAGACTAAACCATTTTTTTCTAGGAGTTCTACTTTAATATTACCGCTTCCTGTGTAATATTTATTTAAAGACTTGATGAATACTCTTCCATCCTCTTTTATCTCCAGATTAGAAGGTCCTCCTAATAATCTTACAATATCCAATTGAAGGGCATCCTTTTGGGCTTGACTCATTCTGGATTTGTTACTTGATAATCTATTAAGATTCATTTGACTAAAAATAAGATTTATAACTCTAACTCCTTCTTCAACATAGTGAAGACCTAATTTTTTAAGTTCTAAGATAGTTTTTCAGTCTTTATAGTCTTTTTCTTTTTTAGAATGTCAAGTTAAAGAATCAAAGAAAGGTATTAGCACATTAGTTATATAGTCAACACGACTGATAAATAAAGAATTTATATCCTCAATGCTACTACGAATTCTTTTATCTGATGATATAGATACCGCATGGCTGTGGTTACGTCAAATACGGCTTACACCTAAATTAATAAAGAAATCTTGTATAGCTTTCATTAAATCTGAATTATGCTTTTGAGTCAATGAAAAAGTTAAAGGGAAATTATTATTTTTTTGAACGGAAAAGCTACCTTCCCCCTCTACAAATCCTAAAACTCAATAAGGAGTTATACGTAATTGATGAGATTTAGGCATAGTAAATTCAGTTCTCAAGCTATTCATTCCAATTTTTATCTGAGATATTAATTCTATGGTTGAAGGCAATTTTGATTTAGATGACACATATAATTCAAAGGCTTTTTTGTGCGGAGCGTCTAAATAATTAAGATATTTGGTAGAATTAAGTGTAAATTTATCAAAAATCTCCAATAATATAGAAAGATCTTTATGTTTACTTACACGGAAATTTGCAATTTTACCAGAAGTATCTACTTTACCTACTCCTAAATTTTTTTGAATTAAAAGTAAGACTTCTAGGTCATCAATATGTAAACCAATTTTAAACTCAAACTCATAACCAGATTCTTTAACTTTTTTAATAAAGAAAGAAGATTCCGCGTCAGCAAATCCTACGAATCATTCCTTAAAATCATTTAAACTACTCCCTACTAGTGTACATTGTCTTCTGGCAAGTAGACAAGGTTTATTTATGGCAGAAGAAGTACAACTATAACTACGAACACTTACATTCGTGTGAATAAATTTAATACTACGACTTCTACAAAATTTTACGGCTGTGTAAGCTAAAGAAACACGAGATAGCACACTAGTTTGGATAGCAGTGAAAAAGTCAAATATGTTTAACCAGACAATAATAATAATAGTAGTTAAATCTATAAAGAGTAAGTAAAGAGCATAAAAAGGTAACATTAGGTAACAAATAAAGATACCTTTTCTAAACCCCGCTTGATCATGGAGTGCTATTAAATGCATTAAAACTAAAGCAGCTAATACAAACGGTAATACAAAATGTAATGCGAAAAATCTATTTAAAGTAGCGTTATTAACACTGCATATGTGTTGATAGTCTCCATAATTTTAATCAATTATTCTCACTATTCGCAATAAATTTCTTTATTGATCGGACTATATCTTGATCTAAATTATAAATACATAATTAGTAGTTTGAAGGTATTTTTATTTTTTTATTATATCTATCTATTGTTCTTAATTCTTTTAACCACAATAAATATTGTAATTTTTTGTTACCAAGTAATTTAACAGGTGCAAATTTAAGAAATTTTATAACATTCTCTATCGATCTAACACCTGTTACTTTTAATTTATAACAATTAAACTTATCACAATGGATAGCAGTAGTAAAAGAAAGATATCTAGCTATAGCAGATAATAAAATTTCCGCATCTTTTTGAGAAACATCAAAGCTAGCTACTAAATAATCTTCATCTTTTTTTAGTTTATATATACTAAAACAACCCTCAGCTTCTATAAATCCTATTAACCAAGATGAAAAGTAAGGAGCATTTATTATTGATTGAATATCATTCAAAGATTCTGTACCTCTAGTATAAGGAGGTAACTCTTCATATTTAATAATATTAGAGGTTAAACAATCTCTAAATCTTAAATAATCATATTGTTTATTAGAAAACATAGGATATTTATCAAAAATAGGCAAAATAAATTCTTTTAAATGGTTTTTATTTCTTATTCTTAATGAAACCATTTCTATTTCTCCTCTATTTCTAAAGCTAATCTCTCCTACTCCTAATAAACTTTTGATTTTATATATTAATTGAACATCTTTTTTAGATAATTCAATCCCTACTTCATATAATAAATAAATACCTTTTTTAGTTATAGAAAAATAACCATCACCTTCAAATAAACCTACTATGTAAGCATACGTTAAAAAATAAATTCTTAGACCTTTATTATCGAGATTCTCATTCTTCTTAAAAGAATTATAAAAAGTTGTACGTAATTTTAGATTATTTTTCCACATCTCTTCCCATATTCATATTCTTCTTAATCTTTATAATTTGAGCTAACCCTTCTTTGGTTTTATGTAAATCCTTATTAACAATTTCTTGAATTTTTACAAAATCCTCAAAGTCTAGCTTTTTAGCTCCTATTAATTCTCCTTTAAGTATATTTATTAAATTATTTATTTCAGACCTTCTAGTAATTGTTAAATTAACCATAGAATTTCTTTCATAAATTTTTCCTCAACCTAAAAATTCTTGTATCTTTAACATTAAACCCGAATCCCTACTATGTTGAGGAAGAGAAAAACTAAGAGTAACTGCAAAACCTATTAAATGTGTAACATTTTTTCGAACTAAACATATAAAAGTACCCTCAGCTTCTATAAATCCTATTAATCACTTTTTATTAATAGCCCCCCTGCAGACGGCGACTTCCGTAGACAGCGGAGTCGAATAAACATTTACTTCAGGTCTTTGTACAGGTGTAATATCAAACTCTTTTTTAAGAATTTCATTTAAACCATTATTCATAGAAGCTTTATAAGCTAATATTTCTTTTAAACCCTCAATTTTTAAATGTTTACCTTGATTCATTAAATTTACAACTTCTTTAAATAACAGATAATCAGCTCTTTTTTTCGTTAAAAGAGGGTAATTCTCAAAATGAGGTATAATATTGTTTGTAATATCTTTAAGGGATCTTACTGTATAAATCACAGATCTATTTCCTATTTTATTATTTTTAATTTGAAGTGTACCAACTTGAAAATAATTTTTAATCTGCTCTAACAATAAATAATCTTTAATATGAAGATGTATGGAAAAAATAGGAACAACTACGTACCCTGCTTTATAATTATTATTTTTTAAAATAGAAATAATAAAAGAAGATTCTCCATCAGAGAATCCCGTAATATAATAAGGATCTAGAATTAATTCTAGACCTCCTGCGTTTAGTCTCTGAGAGGCTTCGATAGTGGAAAGACTTCTAACCCCTGCCGATTGTCCCCGTGCCAGTGGGGTAGGGGCCCCACAGGTTTCACCCCCCCTGGGGGGGGAAACTATTACAATTTTCACGTAAACAGTTAAAAAAATTAAAAATAAAACGTATGTAACTACTATTATAGGGGATATTCCAGCATTAAGCAGGATTTTTAATACCACGTCACCGTGATATGGTCCTAAGTGTTTAAAACCTCCTCAAATGACCGTTTAATTTTGTATAATTTTTAATATATACTTATATCCTTTCAAATATATTTAGACTATGTCTTAAATTTTATTAAATGCGCTGTATATAGCTAACATTATAAAATCTAGGGGTTATCGTGTTGAGCTTATTGCTGGTTTAACTCACTCATTAGTCGTTGAACGCCCTTAATTCATTTTAATAAACCGAATTAAGTTCCGCTACAAATAATCTAATAACCCGGAAGTCTAATTATGTTATTAAATGTTTTTGTAATTTTCCCCTTTTGCCTCTAAATAATAATTTTATTATATTTAAGGAGCCCATTTTACAGTTTAGGGTAATATAATTTACTATAACGTATAGAATTTTGTAAATTATTTAATCATTTTATATATTCAATATATTTTAACCCTACTAATTTTCATATACTACCCTCCGGACGTCCTAGCACAGGGCCAGTCCTGGGCGTCCGAAGGAGGCTGATATTATTTTCTAAAGACCTTTATTTCATAGCGTCCTTTATAAGGTTTAGTGTAATTTTTACTTAATTTAAGTTTCTCATATTTAAGAATTTTATCAGCATAACTTCCTATACCTTCGGCAGCTTTTCTTATTGAACTATATTCCGTGAAAACCTTAGTTTCTAAGTCAAGGACGGTTACTTTCATACTCTTCTTTTTGGCTAAAACATTTTTATTTAAATTTGCCAAATGCTCCTTTAATATAGCTCTAGTAGCCTCGCTATGTTTAACTCCTATTCTGGCAGCTTTTATTTTAGCTTTAACACTTTCTGAAAGAACACGTCCAGTTAAAGTTGCTCTAATTTTAGCTTTAGTCTCTTCTAAAACTGCAAAACCAGCTCGGGATCCGGCTATTTTTAATATATTATATTCTGGTTTTAAATAATCAAGATAAAATTGTTCTCTTTCAATAACATTTTCACTATTACAATATTCTAGTATCTCTAACCTGAATTCAGAGTATCCATATTTAATTATAGATTTATAAATTATACTACGTTTAGCCTGACTTTCTATAAATCTTAAAGAATAATAGCTATAAAGACGTCGTCCTAAATCTAAACTAGAGCCAATATACATTTTCCCCGATTTATTGTGTACCCATCTATAAACTCCTGATTTTTTTCTATTGTTTTTAATTGCAATTTTTTTATTTTCAGAAGCGTTATCATAAATAACTACTGGGGTTACATTAAAGCTAGAATTCGAAATACCTGGACATAATCCCTCCCCCGAACTGTAACATCGTAATTGAAAAATATTATTTAATACTATGCTTTTTAATACTATGCTCTTTAATGCTAGGCTTTTTTTACATGTGCTTCAGTATTTCATGTTTTTTTTTAGTTTATCTACCTTCGTAAAGGATAACTCTTGCGAGTGGACTCAGAGTCGAACTGAGTACTTGGAGGGTGAAGCCCCCTATTTTTCCCATTAGACTTTAAATTATACTCTTAAAAAAGCATATATAAAGTTATTGATATACCTAATTCGAGGCGAGTAGTGCCTCATAAAACGCAAAACCTGTTTTATCTTCAAAAAAGAAATTAAGTACACCACTATTAATTTTTAGCAGAGTATCCTTCTAATAGATGTAAGCCTGAAAAAAGACCTGAAAAAAGAGAGCAATCATATTTTTAACTTTTTGTTTTACGATCAGTTTCAACCTTAAATCTAAAATTAAAGCCTCAAAGAACTAAATCTATATTATTTGAGGCACAAGCTTTAACTGCATACGTAGAATAGCGTTTAACTTTTTACACGTCTAGCCTTTTCACGTTTAATCTTTTCTTGTTGTTTTAAGATTCGCTTAAGATAATAAAAACCCTCCCTTTTAGACATAATTTTTCGAAAATCTTTTTTTACTCTTTTATAAGTAAGAGGGTTATCTTTGACAAACTGAACAACACCGGGATATAGTGAAGGACACAAAAATCCTATGAGTCAATCTTTTAAGGAAAAATTTAAAGGATGTAAGCCTTCAAAAGAAAAGAAATTTATAACTGTTTGTACATCAGATTTAGAACTAACCCAAAACTGATTGAAACTATTAGTAGTGTCTATTTTTCTATTAGTTTTAAACACTAGTTTGAATGCTTCAAACAAATTTGTATGTATTCTTTGTTTTAATTGAAAACAACCATCATTATTACTTTTAATAAAGAAAGAACCCTCTGAGCATGAAAATCCTACGATTCAATTTTTCAAAAAATGTAATAATGTGTATCCATTTGCATCTTCAGGTAATTCAAATATATTTTCAATATTATCTTTTGAAGGTAAATCATCAAACACTTTTATATCATTTTTTAGTATATGCATAGCTAGGTTAAATTGATTAATTCTAGTTTCAGTTAAAAAGAAGATATTATTATGTATTAATAAAGGAAATAATACTTCCTGTAATTCAGTTCTATTTATTACTAATTTACAACTTGGACTTCTTATATCTTTATATACATTTAACTTACCTAACTTTAGAGTAGAATGGATATATTCTAAAGTTGAAATATCTTCAGAATGTAAAGAAATAACTAATTTCATTGTTATGAATCCTTTAGTTGTTTTAGTTATTTGAATATAACCATCACCATCTATTAACCCTACTAAAAAAGCTAAAAAAGAACTAGGTATAGTAACATAATCTTTCTTATCTAATATTTTATTCATTTTCTTTAAAGCGTTTTTATGAACATTACCTATTGTAGGTAATATTGAATATAATAAAACCATACTAATACCCAAAACTGTAAATTTTATTGACTCAACTATATCTTGTCCAATTCATGGAATAGCACTAATAAGGTTTGTAATACAAAAATAACCTATCATAATTAAGTGGTTGTTTTAAATGAACGTGTTCAATTTGAGTTAAGAGTTTGTATCTTTATTTCAAAGAAGAGTAGACTTTTATTCTTTTTATATACTCAAACATAGTTTTATACCGGTTATGTATCTATGTGTATTCTATTTCTACTACTAAGTATCCACATCCCCTGCTTGGTTCACTATGAAATAAGGGGAAAGGATACGAACCACTAACCTATACTTTTGTGCGAAGCAGGCGTAGCTGTAAATAGAATAAAACGATAAAAATAAAGATTATTCACCTTTTAATTCATAATTTCTACCGTAATTCATACCAGATTTCAAAGTTAAAACTTTATCTCACCCTTCTTGAGTTAGGTGGGCTTTGTCTTTAATTAAGAAAGCAGCTTTAACAAAATCTAGATAATTTAAATTTTTATCCCCGTATAAAGGATATTTTTGAAAAAATGGAATAATAATATTAAATATATCCTCAAATTTTGATACAACTACTACTTTACAATTTATATTACTAGTAACCAATGTCCCACAACCTAAACTATAAAGGATTAAATTTAAAAGTTCTTTATCCTTTTCATGCTGAGAGATTTTAAATTTTAATTTTACGGTTTGCCCTAATTTTGACCCGAGGTGTTTTTGTGTATGTATCATAAAAGATCCTTCAGCTTCTGTAAAACCTGCAATTCAATGAGGATTTAAAGATTTAGGTAATAGATTCTCAAAATTTGAAGTTGAAACTGGTTTAATGTTAGGGAAACTTTCCGCTAACACTTCCGTCAACCCATTACGCATAGCTGCTTTGATAGATAAAATTTCGTAAAAACCTTTATCCTTAAGATGCTCTTTTTTGTTCATAATTAGAGCTACTTTTTTAAAAAATTCATAATCTTCAGATTTTTTGGATAACAAAGGATATTTATCAAAAAATGGTATTAAAGTATTAACTATTTGGGGTAAAGATGAAACAATGTATGAGCAAGAATTATTTTTGCTCTCATAGATACCTCCTACTCTTCCTAAAACTTCTCTTATTTTGCTCAATAACTCCTTGTCCTTAGAGTGTAAATGAATTTGAAAATTAAGGCTGATAACTCAACCTAATTTCATTCTTTTATCTCTTCTAAAAAAAACAGAAAAGCACCCCTCTCCGTCTACAAATCCTGTGACAAAATAAGGATTTATGGTTAAGGGTATTTCCTTCTGTTCCATATTCGCTTTTTGGGTAGATATTCTAACATGAAAGTCTCTTACACCAAATAAAGTAATACATTTGACCACTTTACACAGTAAATATTTCAGATGTATACTAGGTTGAAGGCGAGGTAAAATCTTACTTAAATAATAAGTGTGAGCACTCCTCCTTCAGAGGGAAGAAACCAAAATAAGAAGTAAATAGATTCTAAATACAAACTCAAAACCCGACACTTCCTCTTTTTCGTTCTTTCTTGTTCTAATTAAAAAATTAGACTCTGCGTCACAAAGACCTACGAATCATTCTATAAATTTTGTATCTAAAGATAACTCTGGTAATTCTTCATTGACACCAGATGATAAAACATTAATCTCATTAGTTACACTATTGTCTGCGCAAGCGACCTTAGATTTGTAAAAGGTAGCTACAAAGTAATAATATAAATCTAAATAAATTTGAGAGTAATATAATAATATTGGTGATATTAAAAAAGTAATACATTAAACCTTTGTTTCTAACAACCCAGTATGAAGAATTTATTAACCTAAAATAAGGTTTATGCTTACGAACAATACTGAAATATTTACTGATATTAAAAAAGGAAGGAGGCGCGACTCTCCTTTCACTAAATTTATTTAATGGATTGGACTATATCTTCATTTTCTTAACCCACATAACAAGTGTATTATTATGTAAAAAAAGTTCAATGTACCACGTATAGTCTCTGAGGGTTTTAACATACTATGTTAACTTCCCTGCTGATTGTCTTATAATCATAAGAGTTTCCAGCAATTAGTGGTATTTTTCTACAGCTATTACTTCGCTGTTTAACCGTAGCCAAGTTTTTAATTAACTTATTCTGGCCGATATTAGCCCTAAATGTTTAAAATAAGCAAACCCTGTACTTTATAAGTAAAACATATAAAGCCTTGTGTCTCTTTATTTAATCAAAATTTCCCTTTTTACTTCTTAACTCTTTATCTGTGTATAATGAGAGTAGTCTTTAAAGAATATACTCAATTACATATAAATCCGTTACCTTTTATTTTCATTATACCTATTGTTAATAACAAAGGCGACAAGAATCCTAGAAAAAAAAGATTAAAAATAATTCTAAAAATAAAGAAAAAAAACTCCGACTGTACATTAAGCATCATTTCAGACACCCACCAGTGGACCAGTCTGTAGCGATATTTTACTCTACCGACGGTCTTTATACTAAACAAATATATTTGACCGTTTTCACTAGTGTCGCTGCAATTTTGTAAAAAAATATAAATAAGATAAGAAATATATAAAATGTAATAGATAAATAAACTAATTAATAAAGATAATAATATATAAATGAAACTATAAACTAGTAGATTGCGACGGTAATTTGAGATATAATTATCTTCTTCGTATCTCTGCTATAACTTTATTTAAATAAGTTGTATTATCAGCTCATAAAGGTCTATAGTTGGCTCTATGTCAAATCAAAATTTCATTAGCTTTGGTACTTTCACTTGTATTTGCTCTATGTAGTTCATCTTGACTCATATTTCCCATAGTCACAAACATTGGCCTACGTGTAATACCATACCCCGGAGGCGACATAATACCTGAAGTTTTTTGTATAAATACTCTAGCCTCATCTCTACTGAATAAGTCAATTATATTCACTCTACGTCTAAGAATTTTATCCGTGGCCTTAACTTCATCTAATTTACGAAGTATATTATTAGTTATAATAATGACTTCTCGTCCTTCAAAAGGAGAAGGACTACCATCTGCTTCTCTTTTAATAGAAGGAGAACGACTACCATCTGATTCTACCTTTATAGAAGGAGAACGACTACCATCTGATTCTGCTTTTATAGAAGGAGAACGACTACCATCTGATTCTACCTTTATAGAAGGAGAAGTCACAATAACGACTTCTCGTCCTTCAAAAGGAGAAGGAGAACGACTACCATCATCCATATATACTCGAAAAAATCCGCCGATTCAATTAGTTATTTCCTTTTTATAAAATAAAATAAAAGATATAACATTATTAATTAATTCAGGATTATAACTAAGTATTATTAATAATAACGGCCATACAATAGGAAACACTAAGTGAAAAATAACAGATGTAATGAATATTATAGATAACTTATTAATGGAAATATTGCCCTTTTTGAATAAAACTATTAGTAATGTTATATTAACTGAAATAAAGCTAGATATAAATATTGCTATTATATAAAAATCCGGTCCTAGTTTACCGAATATAATAAAAAATGGTAATTTTAAAGCAAAATAGCAAAATAGCCCTAGGGCTAACAATTTAAGTGTCTTGCATTCCCTTCACGTTTCCTCTTACGGCAGGAAGATGGACTCTATCTTCATCATATAATAAACTACCTGGGTGGCTAGCTTCGCTAAACCAATGGGGTAGGGGGGAGAAACTAAAAGAAAGCACGAGCTTTCCTGACTTCGTAGGAGCCCCCAAAACAGATTTTTAATAAAATATGAGTAACACGTATAGTCTCTGAGGATCCTACTTATAATATAGTTTATTATTTTGGTTTCCTGCGGATTGTCCATTTTGTTTTCACAAATCTTAAAGATTTTTACCGTTCCCCTGGGGCCCTGGAGGGGGCCCCCTCCAGGGCCAGGGCCAGGGCCAGGGCCAGGGCCAGGGCCAGGGCCAGGGCCAGGGCCAGGGCCAGGGCCAGGGCCAGGGCCAGGGCCAGGGCCAGGGCCAGGGCCAGGGCCAGGGCC